CGTTTCATATAACACCTATAGAGTTACAGATAGAAGAGCAGATAAATGATATTATATATCAAGAGGCTGATAGAGGAAAGCTTAAGAATATTACAAGGGTGTTTATGAATTATAAGGCAAGTAATGCTGGAGAAGATATGGTTACAGCTATACTTATATTTGAATATTTGGATAATCCTGGTGAAGAGGAAGTGGTTTATCCAAGAGATATGGAGGATTAACATGAGTTATGTTCGTATAGTAGATATAGAAATAGATAAAAATACAGCTGAAATTCCATCTAAACTCAATGATGTGTTAGAACGTAGAATAAATGCAGTGATGAGTAGTGAGTACCCTATTAACGCACAATGTGTAAAGATATTAAGTACGGAAGACTCCTCAATATTTAATACTGTGACATACAAAGTACTTATATTATTTGGCTAGAAAGGAGAATATTATGCATAGAGTGTACCCATTTCAAGCAAACTCATCATCTGTAGAATTTGATAAAAGATATAAGCCAGACCCAGACAAAGCTACACAATGGCTTAAACTTATACTTACAAAGGATGAAGATAAAGATAAAAAGGAAGCTGATAAGGAGGATTTATGAAGCAAGAGATTATAACAGTATTTGGAAAAAGATATAAAGCTGTAGCTAAATTTCATAATAGAGAAGCAGATATGATTGAAATAGAACCATTGACTGAAGTAGATGAGCTTAAATTTAAAATAGATTCTCTAGAAAGTAAAATAGGAGAACTTAACAGTAAGATTGACACGTTCACTATGCTTAATGATAAACTAGCTGTACGTAATGCACAATTAGAAGCCAAGATAAAAGAGCTTGAGCATAAAGATATACCAGCTATTAAAAGAAAATATGTAAAGGAGTTTCTCTAATATGGATAAAAACAAGAATCAAAAACCACTAGTAAAATCTATCAAAATAGATGGTTCATATATGATGAAAATTGGAAGTAATTATTATAAGTTTACACCAATAGAAACTGAACATGTTACAAATACAGCAGCGGAAATGGACGTAATGAAATTTGAAGATGCTGTTGATTTCATGATAGATAGTTTAAATGATAAAATAGAATCATTAGAAAGTAAGATAAAAGCGTTAGAGACTATAGTACATACGCTTATGGATGAAGACGATGATAATGATGACACACCACTTGACCATTTGTCAACACCCGAAGATGATGGAGTTAATGATTTAATAGCTCATTGTAAACCTATGGAGTCATTTTAATAAGGAGGAATATATGGAATACACTGAATACCCGTTTTGGGATAGTGCATATAAAGCACTTGTAGACACTATTTATTATAATGGTATATGGACTGATACCAATGTAAGAACTAAATACGCAGATGGAACACCTGCTACTTATAAAGCAGTAGCGGGTATATTCTTTAAACTAGATAATAGTAAAGATGACGCTTTCTTACTTACCACTAAGCATGTAGCTTGGAAAGCGGCTGTAAAAGAAATGTATTGGATTTATATAATGCAATCAAATAAAGTAAAAGATTTACAAGATATGGGAGTGGAAATATGGACGCCTTGGGGCATACCAGAAATAAATAGAAATAAATTAGAATATGTTAAACCAAGAAGAAAGGAAATGTATAAAGAGCTTCCAAGAGTAAAAGTTGCCGATATTATCAATCCTAATCCTGAAAAAATATATAAAACTAACTATGGGGATTTTTATGTAGTAGAACGTGTGACGAATAATACTGTGAAGATACAATTTTTAGAAACTGGATATATGAAAATAGTAAATAGTTCATCTATACGTGGCGTACCGCATATTATGGATCCATATCATAGGTCAGTGATGGATATTGGATATATGGGTGATTGTAGAGCAAAAGATATATCAGATTATTTTGGTATCTATTTAGAAAGATGGATAGATATATGGAGAGGTATTATAAAAAGATGTTACGGCAAAAATCCAGACCATCTTAAGTATTACAAAGACATATTCGTTAGTCCAGAGTTTCATTCATGTGAATACTTTTTAAGATGGGTTATGAATAATAACAGATTTGGAAATAGACATTTGGATAAATTATGTGTAGATAAGGATTATTATAGTAGCAATTACTATGGTGCGAATAGCTGTGTGTTAGTTACACCTAAGGAAAATAGTCAACTGATATCTAAAAAATATTTTAAATTTGATAATCAGTTTTTCTTCTCTGTTAGAGATTTATATAAATATGTAAACGAGAAATATAGACTGATGATCAGTAGCGATAAAACGTATCATAATGGATTAATTACTGAAATCATAAATAGTTTATTATCATCTGAGCACTTGTCAAATGACACTATTTGTGTAATCCCAAATGAAGAAACGAATGGAATGCTTCCTAGATTTTCTTTAGAGCCTTATGAGACTATAGGACCTGCTTACGGAGCTATAGTATCTAAGCCTACATTTGGATATAAGAATCAACTTGAATATGTAGTAGAAACTCTTAAGAAAGACCCTAATAGTAGAAGAGTTATGATGAATCTATGGGATATAGATAGTCTACCAGAAATGGCTCTTACTCCATGTTGCTATAACACTGTCTACAATATATTAGACGGAAAACTTTATATGCAACTTAATATAAGAAGTTCTGATGTAGCACTTGGACTTCCATTTAATATATTCCAATTCCAAGTATTGCATAAGCTTATAGCTCATGAATGTAAAGTAGAACCAGCAGATATGATAGTAATGATATCTAATCTACACTATTATGATAGACATGAAGAAAAATTATTAAATCAAGTTGATTATGATGAGCTATTTCCAGATGCAACACTTAAGATTAATTACCCAGAATCTATATGGGATTTTAAACCAGAAATGGTAGAAGTTCTAAATTATAAACACGGTCCTAAAATAGATTTTGAAATAGCAATATAAGGAGGAATAATGAAATACGAATTAAAATTACATATACTAGGTTCAGATGATGACGGACACGTATTATCTTTGATACAAGATGCTATGATATTAGTTACAGATTTATATGTTGTAGCATTTAGAGGAGGAGATGAAATATTCTCTATGAGAGTAGATAAGATAGATGATAAAGATGAAGAGGGAATTCTTACTTGTATATTTGATAATGTTATGCAAGATGATAGAGATGCTATATATCAATTAGCTACAGGAGCATCTCTTAATAAAGAACTACAAAAACATAGAGGACTTTATGAATATATAAAGAATGTATCGTCTGTTGAAGTAGAACTTACAGAAGATAAATAATAAATTATAAGGGTGCGTATCAGCGTACCCTTTTCTTTTTTTAGTCTCTAACCAGACAATAATATCGTATAAAACAATATATGAAAGGAGTTAATGATGGCTAAGAAGAAAAAAGAAAAAACAGAATTAGCAGTAGGTACGTTCGACCTTGGAAAAAATTCTGGCGAAAATCCCAATATGGTATCTAAACCAGAACCACCTGCACCGATTCCTAGAGAAGACATTGTAGGAATATCAAAGCAAATAAATGCTGTTAATAAAAGAACTAATCCAAAAGATAGTAAAGTTAATAAGATACAAAGTTTACTTCAAGATGTAAGAACGGGGAGTAGTAAACTAGAGCAAGACTTAATTAGTTTATCTCCGTCTTTATATAAAAAAATAGATACTGAAGATTTATCTCTTACAAATGTAGCAGTACTGAGACCAAACTCAGATTCTTCTATATTTAAATTAGCTGGTAAAACTTCTAAACAGCAATCTTATACTGACGTTATAAGTAGTACGTTAGAAGAAAGAATGGGTAATATAGTCTCTGGTATACCTACTGGATTATACACAAAGATACTTCAAGCTAAATATAATAATTACTTAGAAGAAAATCTACCAGTATTAAAGCAAAGTGCTACTATATTTATAGATGATGTTTGTAATGGAACATATAGAGGAGCAGAGCAAGAAAATGTTAAAAGATTCCGTTTCTGGAAAGAAGGAGGAGTTGAAATAACAGATGAGAAGCTTGTAACTAGAATGAATAATATTCTTAATCCTAAAAGTTACGAACGTATATCATCAGATGTATCATCATTTAATGATATAGATTATCAAACAGAATATACAAGCTGGAAAGATGGTTATAGTCTTGTAAGAGTAGTTTCTAATAGAAAAATAGCTAAAGAGATGTACATTAAATATGTACTTAAACAAGTTAAAGCTAAGAAAGAAAATAAAAACGATGCTAATGCTCCTGTTCGTACTATAGAACCCGGGGATGGTAGATATGATTTAGCACAAGTAAATAAAATTATTAATATAGAAAATCATACAGGACTTCCACTTAATATTAAGAATAAGCCATTGGCTAGATTAATAGATAGTAGAGTATTAGATAGAATAACTAAATCTGGTTGTGTCTATAGTATGGAAAGATTTAATCCAAAGACATATACATCTGAATTTGAATTAAACGAATATGAGTATTCTAATGAAAGCTTTGCTGACTTTGTTAGAAGAAATGCTGAAAACAGAGCTAGACCAGTATATAATACTACTGATAAAATTTCTAATAATACTATATTTCCTGGTTCATATTTCACATTTGAAATAGGAGGATATAGTACAGGTACTATGAAAGTAGTGGCTGAAAAGATAGCTAAAATGAATAAAGAAGTGGAAATGCTTGGAACAGAATCTGTAGATAACTTTATGTATTTAGATACAGATACTATAAACTTTGATGATATCTACAGTAATAGATTCGATAAGTTTAAAGAATACAGTATGGAGGCATCAGGAATAGACACTATTCATCAAGGACCTCAACCATCTAATCTTAATAAAGAAACAGGTGTTTATAAATCTGTAGAAAAGAAGATAGCTAAAGATGGTATAAGTTTAGGACGTATAGAAAAGATGTTTGATACTATTACTGGAGAGTCTGTAGAATACTTAGATAATACACGTTGTATTCCATTAATAGTAGGAAATAAGTTCCTAGGAACATTCTATATAGAATTTACACATCAAGATGTAGAACATTATATGGGACTTAGACAGCTTATGAATAGTAATATGGTAGGAACTTCAGATACAACTGCCTTTGGTATTAATGTAGAAACTCAAGAAGAAACTATCGGAAGACTTATATTCTCAGATATAATAAAGCCATTAGTGGAAGCTAATATGGATACTAAGTTTATAAAGAATAATGCAGATGTATTACTTACAATACAAAAGTTATTAAAAGAAAATGAAGTATCTACTACTATGAATTTAAATAGTATGGATAGACAGAATGGATTCAATTTATCTAGAGTTATATTTATACCAGCTGAAGAACTTATATTTAAAAGAAATGGTAAATTAGGTTTAGGAGAAAGTAGATTTAATATGGCTTTAGTTCCAGCAAATGCAGCTATATTAGGAAATGAAGCATACTTATCTTATTTACTTATAGATAGTAAAGGAATGTCTTTTATAGAACTTCCACAAGGACTTTCTGAAATACAAGGAGAAGAGGGTACAAATCCTATTATGGACCAATTTAACGATATACGTATAACGCGTAGTAGACTTAGAGACCTTACTCTTAATAACTATGACTTAGGACATAAGATTATATATGTACAAAAGCCAGAAAGTACACAAGGTATAAATATAAATACTATAAGCATACCGCAACCAGAACTTGATGATGCACGTATTCAACAATGGATACAACAAGCTACAGATATAGTAGGATATAATAGTGCTTTATTTAATTCTGTAGATGGAAGTGTTGAATTTGCAAGAAATCTATTTGAAATGAATGAAATGAAGCTACTTCAAATTATAACTTGTAGAGCTAATAAAATAAGACCATCATCAGAATTAGCTACAAGATTACTTAGACTTAGAGACCCGTCTTATAGCGATATAACAGTAGAATGGGTAGCACCGCCTATTAATAAATCTAATACGCAAAAACGTTCTGAACAAGCTAAAGAAATTATGGATTTATTCGACACATATGGAAATGTTATGGATAATCTATATGGAAATAACGATGAATATAATTTAGTAGCAGAAGAAGCTAAGAAGATACTTTTAGAGAAAGTAGCTGGAGATGACCAAATAATACAAGATATCTTATTCAATGTAGTCAAAGAAGCTAAACAAAAGAAAAACGTTGCTATTGCGATGGAACTTGAAGAAGAGGACGAAGACGAAGAAAAGAAGAAGAAAAAAGACGATAATGAAGAAGAGGAAGAAAATAACGAAGAGGAAAATGAAGAATAATGATTAAAATATGGAAAGTTATTATTTATCTAACATTCTGTTATTTTATGCTTAAATATAAAGATATAAATCCTTTTGAACATGTCGTTAGAAGCACTTCTGTTGAAACAAAAACTGAACAAAAATAATGTCAATGATTTCAAATATCTGATATATTGATAGTTATTATAATACTTTATGAGTCTGTGATTAAGACTATATAATTATTATATGAATTTAGTATACGCACGTGAAATAATATGATATGGTTGCGTTAAGTGTAAGAAAAGAAAGATAGAAGTGGAATGACGATAAAATATTTAAAATTTGTATAAATAATATAAAATTACATTCCATATATAGTAGAAATAAAAGTAAGCACAGAGTGTTATCAACCATTATAATTCCCCACAACTATCTTTTGAATACATAATCTAAACATATGAGAATGTATAGATTTAATTCGATGTAATAATACTTATATAATGTATTAGTATACTTGGATATTATACACATTAAGGACAAATCGAATAAAAATTCTGAAATGTTTTTAAAATTCTTATGTGAGTCGTTTCAGTATGTTGTGTGGCAATTTCATACTAGAAATAGGCTTATACGAATTATAACAATTAATTTAACACGTGGGATTCAATTCCTATCAGACCATTGGGGTATCTTTCAATAGATATTCTTCATAAGGAAGTACTTGTATAAGTGTTTAATCACTATATGCATTAATTCAATTAAATATTAAATTCAATGAAGAACCAAACAAACTAGATGCATCTGGGCTTAAAGAGAACTCACTACACTCTTTAAAAGAACACCCAGGTGCATCATCTCTTTTATTTACGTTTTAATAAACTATATATATTTAGATATATTAAAGGAGGTAGACAAAATGAATAGCAAATATAGAGAAAGATTTAAAGAAGATTGGACTAATGCAGTTATCAATCATTTATGTATAGATAAAGAAACAGTAGGTAGACTATTCGACCAATACTTTATGGATAGTGAACTTAATGTTTATAACTCAATGAATTTTAAAAATACGACGTTTAGTACAACTGATTTCTATTATTTAAGTATAGCAAACTTTATACTTCAAGAGAATGGTGTATTATTTTGGAAATATAACAAAAAGCAATCTGTTATAGGTAAAGAAATAATAAATAAGATGGCTATCAGACAAGAGTTTAAAAAGCTTAAGAACCATTATACAGACCTTGGAGATAAGATTACAGCTACTATATATAAAGGTATGGAACAACGTACTAAAATATTTATAAACTCTTTATATGGATTATTTGGATATATCGCAAGCTTTCTATATAATACAGACGTGGCTGATAGCGTTACTACAGCTGGTCGTAATGTAATAGGAGTTTCATCTTGTATTACAGAATTATATGGAGGAGGATTTAACTTCTATATCGTAAATGCTCATTTAAAGCTCATAGAACACGTTTTAAGCGAAGATTGCGATGAACTTAATAGAAAGTATAGCTTAGGAGTTAAAACCACGGATATGTGCCTTAGAAGCCTTTTAGGAGAACATTACGATGGATATTATGCAAAAACATTATTAACAAACAGAATAGATAGTATGACACAAAATCAACGTAATGTATTATATTATAAGAATAATTTATTAGATAGTTTACAAATACCAGAAATAAGTGATTTAGTAGAAAAAGTTATAAAGACAGCTATGGATAATAATAATCTTATACAAGAAATAGATGGAGGACATTTATGTAATCCAAATAAGCATCCACTTACTAAAGCTGATTTAAAGACTATTAATAATATGCTTATTGATGTATGTTATGGATTTTATTATTATGATGGAGATTATATCAATGGCGAATACCAAGAAAATATGGAATATGTAGTAAGGTCTATAAAACGTAAGAAGATAGCTCTTATGGATACAGATAGTAACGTTACTGTATTATCTCATGAAAAGGATTATTTACTTAAGAAATATGCAGATATAATTGGAGATAAAAAGAAAGATAAATCCTTTAAAGAAATATTTTTACCATTATTAGCATGCTCTTGGTATGTAAGTGCAATACAACACGGATTTAAACTATATAGTAGAAACGTTGGTGTAGACGAACAGTTTATTCCTATGATAGATTTAGAGTGTGAACTTATAATGGAAAACTGTCAACTTACTATATTTAAAAAGAATTATATATTTACTTCAATAGTACACGACTTCTTAGTAAGAGATGAAATGGAAACACGGGGAGTTAAATATAAGAAATCAGACAGTAATAAATTCATGGCACATAAAGTAGCAGATATAGTAGAGAATAAGATAATAGTTCCATATGATGAATTAGATTATGCTACTTTATTTAAGATTATAAAGAGAGACGTTAAAGAGATAAAAGAGTATGTAACATCTCTTGACTTTATGAAGAATGGTAAAACATTAGTAAAAGTAAAAGACCCATCTACTCTTGCATATGGAGAATCTAGACTTAAAGCTATGAGATTATGGCAAAGACTTTATCCGAATATTGAGATAGAGGTTCCTGGAGTGTTTGGAGTGGTTAAAATAGCTCTTACAGATAATCTGATAGAAAGTATCAAGAATGATTATAAAGAGCTTTATAACGCGTTTTACGACGTCTCATTTGATTTATTCTTATATGGATTTGCAAATAAGTGTAGAACTGCATATGAAAGTAAAAAAGATGCTATTATAGCTTGTTCTGAAGAATGTACCAGAATAAAGAATAATATATTTGATATTATATCAAAATATAAAGATAAGATTAACTTCTTGGAAGTTAAAGAAGACCTTATGAGATATTTCAATATGTATTATTATGGAGATAATAAAGCGTTAAATAAAGAACTTAAGAATATATTCTCATTTGAATCTAAGTTTGAAGATAATATAAATAAGTATATGATTAAATATATAGATAGATTAGGAGTACCTACAGATATAGATAAAATGCCTGAGATACTTTCTATATATGACGGAGAACTTATAAGTGATGATATAGTATCTGAATACGAACAGTTATTAAGTCCGCTAATACAAACATTATCATTGATAGTATTAAAGAATGATAGTGGAAATAAAGTAGTAACAAACGTATTACATACATTTTAAAAGAGAGGCATTCTCTCTTTTTTTTAGTCGTAAATAAATACAAAGCTCCCTATAAAAGGGAGCAATGCATTTATTTGCGTTTATATCATATAGAAAATTATCGGTAATGTATCCAATTTACATACACTGAATAGCAATGCAGCCATAAGTCTATGTTTATAATTATCTATTCTATCCATATCTTTAAAAGCTATATCCGCAAGTAAGTTAATTTTTGGTATCTTAGCTTGTACAGCAGCTTTCTTAAATTCTTCAACTATACCTGTAGAAGAGTTTACTAAGTTTTCCATTCCATATCCTATAAAGATATCTGTAAACTTAATAAAGTCGTATATCTTATTTTTATCTTCTTTAGTAAACTTCTTAGATTCAGGAGCAGTTCCATTTACTACATTCATAAGCTTTTTAGATATTTGACCTATCATAAGATTTTCTCTTTCTGTTTCAGTAAGTTTCTTATTATCTGATTTACCATCATTATTTTGCTCTTTAACACCATCTGGAACTACTATGCTCCACTTAAACATTTCTGCTAACTTAAACATAGTAGAAGTAGCAAGTTGTCTGAAGTATCCAGCTTGTTCCATTTGTTCATCCAGACTGTTTTCTGTAAGCTGTTTATAATCATCAGCTAAATCCTTTTCTTCCACATCTTTTAAAAGATAATCATCATTTATGATTGCATCTAAATATCCAGCTAACTTTTGTTTAGTATCTTCATCGTGGTCTTTACAGAAAGTATCTAATATTTCTGTTTTACCGTTAATTCTTTCTTTAAGTAATACAGCAAGAGTAAGAGTTCTTTGAACGTGAGCAAACATTCTATTGAATTTCTTTTCTCTAGCAAACACTTGTGTCTTAAGACTTTTCATAGAAAATAACTCTTTAGAAAGCTTTTCTTCTCTTTCTTTTAAGTTTACTATTTCTGTTTCTATAGGTCCGATTGTATCTTCTATAACTTTAACATCTTCGTGTTGACCATGAAGCTTAGTCTTAGCCATATTAAATTCAGCTTGTTTAGCTTTTATAATAGCCTTTACGTCATCTAAACCTTTATTTATATAGTTTACATACGAAGTCATATTATTATAGAATCTCTTCCAATCATCATCATTCATAACTATCTCTTCTTTATTATCTAAAGAAATGTTCTTAATAACTCCGATTGCTCTAAGCATATTTAATTTAATTGGGGGATAATTCAAGTTATCAAGAGTATAATCTTTACTTAACTCTACTAAAATATCTTGTAAATTAATCATCTCAGCTGGCTCTTCTTCGTTACTAGAGAAGTGATTATAATCACTTTCCTTTTCAGCTGGTGGTGGTAATATATCTTCTGTTTTACCTAATCCTCTAGGCATTTCAACTGTAACAGTATCTTCTTCTAAAGCATGATTAGGATATTTAAATCCATTAAATGGTTTATCTCCTAAGTCTTCTTCCTTATTTGGTTCTATTATATCAGCTTCTGTATACAGTACTTCGTCTTTAGGCGTTTCCATCTTGGTCTCCTTTCTTAGCAGCTTCTTCCGCTTGTTTCTTTTCCATTATTTCTGCTAATTTAGATTGTAATATATCTTGTAATATAACAGATAAGTTCTGAGCTACATTCATAAATACTTGGTCTTGAGCTTTTAAGTTCATACTAGAAACTATTGCGAATGGACAAGCTAATACGAATGTTGATAATATTCTTCCAGCAGTATAATCTCCATATGGAATATCTAGTTTTTCCATTATGTCTCCAAGCATATCCATCAAGTATTTAGTAGTATCTTGAATAATTCCGTCTTTATCATATAAGTCATTAGAAGCCATATACATAATATGAGCAGTAGCTTCTGGTAAGTTTACAGCACATACGATATTAGCTCTATTTCCTACACTATCAAGAGCCATTTGTCCTACAGAGTTTTTATCTCCTAACATAGCAACCTTTTCCCATATAGCAGCATATAGATTTCTTCTATCATCATTAGTAAGTCCCTCTAAAGCATTTAATGTAGCTTGTACATTTTTAATAAATGGGTCTTTTCCTACATGTTCAAATGGCATTTCTGTTAACCATTCTAAGTTAGCTGTCACTGGTAATAAATCTCTTATTTCTTGTTTGAATTCTTCTAACCATTCTGGATAAATAACTATTTGAGCTAATGGATTAGCCTTTAATGCCATTAATATACGGAAAGCTTCATTCATAATCCATTCCCCATATGCTTCAGTGTAAGCTTCAGTTACATCATTAGCAGTTTTTCCAGGAGGAATTAAATCATGTTCCATTAAGAATCTTTCTCTATTCATTCTTTCAGCACATATATTTGCAATAGCATTTACATATAAGAAAGTAACATCATCAGAAGCATTCTCATTCAATATAGTATTCATAAGAACTCCAGCTAATGTAACAGGAACTTTACTTAAGTTATTACAATGCATAGATACATCTTTAAAACTCATATCATTTACATCTATATCTAATGCTTGTAAAGTCTTTATATTTTCTTTACTTACATTGATAAAGTTTATAAGTTGGTCATAATCTTCTGTAAATAATTCTTCATTAGCAATATTATCTACATTTGTAAGGTCTAATACTCTAAGATTATCTCCTCCAGCAGATTGAATTCTTTCTATAACTTCTCCAAGTTTAGTTTGAGCAACGTCTGAAGATTCTGCTAATTTAATCGGGTCTACATCACTAGCTACAAATTGAGCCATGTTTACTATAAATTGATTTCTTCTTAGGCATATATATTTCATTTCTTCTCTAGTCATTATTTATCTTCTCCTTTAACAATGTCTGCATTTAATTTATGATAATTATTTTCTTTATTCTTATTTGTAACTTCTAGCCATTCGTTATAGTTTGTAACTCTAATTCTCTTTAAGTCTACAATATCAAATCCCACGTAAAGACTTCCGATAAACACATCTGAAGTAGTTCTAGCAGCTTCTAATATACTTTGATCATATACACCAGTTATAACATTATATACAGCATTAAATGGAACTTTTCCTGTTCTATAAGCGTCAAGTCTTTCTCCAGCATTTTCTCTATCTATATAATTATATGCAAGTGCGTATGCATTATACATCATATCAATACAATCTATAGCATAACTTACATATCTTTCTAATAAGTCTTTATTTTGAACTACTTTAGATATTACTCTATTAGCTTCTTTAAAAGTATTTTCTCTTAAGTCTGTTATTCTTTTTAATATCCAGCTATTCGCACCAGGCATAATACCATGAACATGTACAGATATAAATACTCCAAGAGCATCATCTAATAGATTTACTATATTATGGAATTCATCTTCAGTTCTTACATATATAACTGGCTTTAGCGAAATACCACTCATATAGTTAATTCTGTTATCTATATTATTATCAAATCCAGCAGTATCAGACATATTCTTCTTCATGTTGAATAAGCTTTCTCTTTTAAGTTTCATTCTTTCTACAAGCTCTTCATCATCAGAACTCATTAAGAAAGTGTTTCCATCAAAACTTGTACGTAATTTAAACTTACTTTCATCATAAACGAATGAATGTTTTTCTCCTACTTCTTTATCAGCAACATCTTCATTATAAGCATATTCACATCTATCTAAATATACTTTACCTCCATTTATTACTGGAAGCATAGTGAATACTTCTCTAGTTTTTCCTGGTTCTAATACAGTACTAGGAATTACTCCATTTTCATTCATTTCTAATGGAATACTTCTTAAAGAATTCATTTTAGCATTAATAGCATTTAAGTCTACTACTATTTCACTATACACATCAGTACAGTCTTGATAATATAATTTACCTACATCTATATCATGAGCAAGCATTATCATAGGACGAATAGTTTCTTGTACATTCTTTCCTCCAGCATTTACAGAGAATGTAAATCCATTTAGAGTTATTTCTTTATAGAAGTCTTCTAAAGAGTTTGGAACTCTACTTACTAATATTAATGGGAATCCTTTATAGTTCTTATTATATTTACTATAGATAAGTCCTCCATTTTCATCAGTAGCTTTACATATATTCTTAATCCATTCAGTAAACATATTTTTAAATAGTTTAGCATTATGGTCTGCAATAAATCCACTTAATATAAATATATGTCCAATATTATCTTTGAATGGTTCTATCTTAGTTTGAGTTAAAGCAGAAATCTTCATTTTAATTCCAGCTTCTACTTCTATATCTATTTTATAATTTCCTATTCTTCTTTCTGGTTTTTGTACATAAGTAGAAGTAATATCAAATCCTTTTTCTACAGCATCTTTCATTACACTACCAAATGCTTCTCTAAACCCAGGAGTATTTCCTACAGTAGTATTAACAGCATTTAAAGTCCATTCAAATCCATCTAAGTTTTCATCCTTAACATATTCTCTTTTTTCAGGATTATACACTTGAATAGCTTCTTTCTTCATCATAGATGTAGCAGTATATCCAAGAACGTCTTTAATAAGAGCTCTGATGTTCTTTGGAATTTCTACTTTATGAGTGTCGTCGTATATTAAAAAGTTCTTAGCAGTAAGAGCACCCATCATTGCTAATGAAGTAGTTCCGTCTCTAGAAGTATTATCGCTAAATCCACTTAAGTATTTAGTTTGTTGTTGTATACTTTTTAGAATAGTAACTCCATATCTAGTACCAAAGTTAATTCTACTAAAGAAAGAAGCACCGTCAGATGTCTTTACATAGTTACAGTTTTCTGCAACGAATTCTCCCTCTGCTAAGTTATTAAAATCGAAAATAGTTTCCCCATATACACCACTATAAGGCCCGAATACATCCTTAGCGTGGTCTATAATACTATCCAATACTAATATTTTAGTATTATTAGTTAGATGAGCAAAGTTAGAGAACATATCTATTTCTCTTCCTCCATTCTCAACCTGTTTTTTAATGTAGTCATTTACCGGTTGACATACAAATTTAGTCATAATTATAACCTCCTATATTTGATATTAAACACGTCTTCTTTGTCTCATTTTTCCGTATAAAACAATGCATCTGTCTAAGATGTTGTTTAATTTTTCTAGACAAATAAAGACTTAGTATATACGTTCGTGGTAGTATATACTAAAGGATTATTTTTTTAGCATTTTTAAATAATGTCAATCTGGATAATATTTTTAATTAAAAATACTATTAGTAAAAAAAATTACGTAAAAGGAGGAAATGCATATGTCTATAAGAGGAATGCGTTCAAGTAAGGTGCCTCAATTCATGAGAACTGGACCTTACAATGCTCTACCATTTAGTTCGACTGTATATACTTTTACAGATAACTCTAGAGTTGCTGAAGAAGAAATAGATGCTGGAAATTATTCTGTGTTTCAACCATTCTTTTCTCCAAAAGGAATAACAGGTGAAGCTATTTACCTAGAAGGTAACGACACATTGAATAAGTTTGTTAAATTAAATGGTACTATGAATACTTTAAAATATGGTCCTATGGGAACATGGGCATTAGCTGCTGTTCAATCAGGATTTAACTTAGGGTATGTTAATATGAGAACTAACGACTCTACATATCCAAATGCATATGTTGCGTTAGTACTTGACCCAGTATATAATAAAAAAGCAAATAGTGATGAAGATGATTTATCTAGTCCTAAAAAGCAAAAATTGTACTGGTACAAAAACACAGACCCATCTGAACCTACTAAACAAGGATATTACTTTGGATATAGCAAGGATGAAATAACTGAACAGCTTAAACCTATAGCTGTTAATGATGGAGACGTAAAAGAAGTAGAAGTTCCAATGTACGAATTCGGATTTGACTCTTGTCATATATCTGGTCTTACATTAGACGGAAGCTTTGAGGGAGAATTAGATAAAGAGGCAGATGGACAAAAGATATCTTTATATGGAGGAAAGAACGTATCTGGTGTTAAAAAACCTATGGTAACTTCTTCTGAAATAGAAACTTATTTATCTACTCACCCAGATGAAACTAGAAAGAAAGCATATAGAGAAGTTTTAAATAACTTATCTGACGTTAAGTCTATCCAATATCCATTATTTGGACTTTGTTATAGAGGAGCTGGAACATATGGAAATAAATTCTATGCTAATATAACTGCTAAAACAGATAGATTAGATAATAGATATCCATATTATAACTGTATAATCAGAGAAAATGATGCTACTGAAGAACACCAATTTGATTTCACACCATTCTATTACAGTATTGGTAAATCATTCAACTACAACTTCAGAGATAGAGCTATCAACAGCTGTAAAGTATCTTTCTCATTAACAAATGAAGTTCAAACATTTGAATCATATATCATATCTAGAAAAGTTTCTAATGAATTAGAAGGAGTAGTTTCTAAATCAATGGAAATCTTAAAGAAAAAAGTTAAAGACGCTATGGCGGCTGTAGATGGAAACTTACTTGCAGACGTTGAAGGACCTGCGGCAGTAGAGCTTTCTAAAGCTAACTTTGATTTATTCTTTAAAGGATATGATGATATAGTAAATAAATTTAAGAAACCAGTTGTATCTAACCCTAAAGTGGACGAAACTCCATTATCTAACTGGAACATTACTAGACTTGTAGAAAAGACTAGAAATACTTCTACTGGAGAATGGATAGTTACTTCTAGACCTACACCTGCACTTAAAGTATTATCTTGTCCTGAAAAACTTCAATTCTTCGGAGGAAGCTTTGGGCAACTTCAAGAAGTACTTGATGATGGTGACTTCGATATGGATGAATTAATAAACTACAAAGTAGGAACTACTGGAGAAGTTATTAAAAACTACAAAGTATGGGACGAAATGTTAAAAGACGTATTTACAGGTAAAATAGATACTGCTATATATGATACTGCCTTGATAAAAGACTGTATAGTATTCGGAGATGACTATTCTAATGAATTACAAAACATAATAGCAGATTTAGTAAGATACGACGAAACTACTATCCATAAAGATAAGACTAGACCTGACTGGACTTTCATAAGAACACCACAAAACAGAATTAGAACAGCTTCTGAAGCTTTAAACGAATGGGCTGCTTTCTTTGATGATTCTGTTAAAAACTACAATATGCACCCATGCATCGGTTCTTGGATGTTTAACGACCAAACTACTGGAGGACAAACAAGATTTAACGCATGGTATGAATACTTAGGAAAAGGGGGTTCTTTATACGCATACTTATCAACTCATACACCAAAGAGCTTTGCTTCTGAAGACTACAGCTTAATATTATCAGGTGCAACTGGAACAGGATTCTGTATACCAGAAGATGACGATATTAAAACTAAGCTAGTAGAGCAATGTATAATGTACTATACATTAAGAAGTACTGGATATTATGCTTTAGGAGAAGATTTAGGATATCTTCCTAAGTTTGATTCTAATATGAAGAACGTTGGAAGCTGTATTCACTTTAATAGAATGTCTAATATAGTATATAACTACGCTAGAGACCATAGAATAGTTAATACTACAAAAGATACTTTAGATAAGATGAAGAAAGCTGTGGATAAACTTATATCTATACCTGCTAGACACTTTGAAGGAAAAGTTATAGTTACTGTAGAAGTAAGTAAACACGAAAACGAAGTTAGCAAGAAAGTAGTATTATTCACAGTATCTGTTACTGGACATGAATATTCTAGACATAATAGAGTAAACATGGTTATGAATAAATCTACTGGAACATTAGTATCATAAGGAGGATGATGAATAATGGCTACAGCTGCAAACCTACAATCAGGGGTTTTAGCACAAGAAGTTATAAGCAATGACAGCTTGTACGTGCAACACTGGCTAAAACCAAGTGCAAATGGAAGAAAATCATTGATATCTTGTGAATTCATGGATCACTCAAAAGATAACATGATTGGACTTACACAAGTAGATAAATCAATGTTCTTACTTCTTCCTACATACTATCCAGAAATATATACAGATGTAAAAAATGGTGCTATGCTTTCTAAGTCATTTAAAGGATATTGGAACTATATCTGTCAAACTGCTACATCAGTAGACGGTATACAAGATATATCTTTCAACATTCAAAATGCTACTTATAAAACTCAATTCTTTAGTACACCTCTATTCACTACAATAGAAACTCCTACTAATGAAATTAGTTTAAGAGTACCTGCTGAACTTTCTGGATACTTTATGACAAAACAAACTAGACACTGGATGAATGCTATATCTGACGAACAAACAAGAGTAGCTACATACAACGGACTAGAAGAAGACTTCAACAACTGGTCTCACAGTGCTGGTATGTTATATATTAAGCCGAATAAAACTCTTACTAAATGTGACTATGTTGCATTATGGTTCTTGATGGTGCCAAAATCAGCACAATTATCGAACTTCAACGCGGATGCTACATCTCCACAAATAGTTGAGTTACAATTCCAATTCCACGTTTCTGTTATAGACGATAGAAACATCAGAGTAAAAGAATTAGGAGAAGAATATCTAGCTAAATATAAAGCTTTCATCTGTGAAGATACTGCTTTATTTGGATTATCTGCTAACACTGTATTAAACTCTGTATTGGACTTAAGAAAAGTAAATATCTTAGGAAACTTAACAAATGTTTAATAGGACTACCCCTCATTTTTTTAGTGAGGGGTATCCCATTTAATTACGCCTTTTATCCGTACAAACATGATGTATTTTATGAAACAGATAATTATATATATTACACTGTTTCAAATATTATAATAGGAGGTATTTGAATGAAGAAATTCAAGGAACAAGTCCATCTTATGATGGAACGCATTTTTTCTGGAGTAATTGAAAAAGGAGGTGTTGTAGATTTAGAAAAAATAACAGATATAGTTTGCAAGAACTATCCACATTCTATGAGATATATATCATTAGACCCTTGTGAGACTACATATATAACATTAATAGAATGTGTAAATGAAGAGCATGATGAAATATTATTAGCACGCAATAGTTTAGCATTCTTAAATGAATTAAGTGCTAATGGTAATTGCAATCTTTTGGGTATTAAGTATGCTAGAGAATGCTTATATAGAGAGCTGGCTAGTTATATATTCGTATATACTTATATGAAACTATTAAGTAAAGCTCCTATAGAAACAGAAAGACCGATAAGTATGCTTACAAACATATTAAATACCAAGGAAGACATTAATACTTTCATTTACTTTATGGATAGAGAAGCAAGAGAGCTAGAGATGGCTTGGTTTATTTATAAAGAAGCTATCAATAGTGTTTATGGGCCTGCTCCTCATGTTGTGTATGAAGGAGTGTATTTGTATGATGTTTACATGAATATTTTAAAATTGAGATTTCCTGAAATAATAAGAGAAAGCTCAAAGTCTGTTGGAAAGATTTTAAAAGAAATTAGAACTATGTTAAAATTGAAAGGGGATTTATATGAGTAAGAAAATAAAATCTAAAAAATCTAATGGAAAGAGTAGAAATGTTATAGATATGAATAGAGACAGCGTACCATTCAATGAATTAAGCTATTATGTTGATAATATGATGTATGCTGACACTACTATTAGAACTATATGTGACTATATGGATATGGTAGGAATAAACTATGATAAAAAGATATCTGATTCATCTAATTTAAATTCAGAAACTATCGTACATACAGTATGTGCATTTCTAACATATACAGCAGCTGATATAGATGATACATTAAAAGATTTATCTGAAGATGATAGAAGAATTGCATATGATATAATTGAAGAGGCATCGGATGCTATTAACGAAATAGCTAGTTTGGATGAGAATATTGAAACATATTCTGAAGAACTTAAAAGTTCTAAAGATTTAAGATTCAGTGCAGGAGCATTTCAAAGTGTAGTTACTGCTTTCAGAAAATTAGATGGTTTGATAAAGTTTAGTGGAGTAAATCTAATATTACCAAAGATATACTTAGAAATGTTTGAAGTTCTTGGTATGATGTTATATGCTGCTACAGATAATGCTTATACACTAAAAGATATCTTGATAAAAGATAGCAAACATGATGAGCGTATAAAGAATAAAATAAAAGACAAGTTTGACATAGATATAGATACTCCAATAGAATTCACATTAGGAGATATTCTTAAACAAGCTGACTTAATATATTATAATATATTAAAGGATAATGGAGAATGTGCTCTTGATAAAATAGACAGACTTGAAAATAAATCTAAACTAGCTGAAGTATTAGTAGCATTAGGTAAACATTATGCTAATATTATAAATAGTGCACTTAATACAGCTGTACACGCTAAGATATTAGATAGTGATAAGGCTGATTTATTAATAGGAGAATGTAGTGAAACTGGAATGTATGAATTGCTTAAAACAGCAGCTCCAGAAGTCTTAGACTTAAAATTACGTAAAGTATTATGGTTTACAGACGTTACTGAAGAAGACCCTGAAAGTGGATTACTATGTAGTACTATGCTAGATGTAGATGGAGATTGGTTGAATATTGATAATGAATTTTATAATAGATTATCAGCTATCGGAGATTTATTAAAGAGTATAGCATTACTTGATGATAAAACAGTAGCTGGAATTGAATACTGCAATACTTTTATAGATTTATGGGGATTTGAAACTGAAGAGCCTGAAATGGCTAATTAAGAGGAGGTAAAAAGATATGAATGGTAAAATGGAATTAGAATTAGGTGATATAAAAGTTTCGTTAGAGTTTAGCTCTAACGAAATGCTTCTTTTAAGTATGATATTAAATGAATTACAAGCATCAGAAGAGGAGGATGAAAAATAATGAAAGCAAGTATAAATTATAATAATCTAAAAACAAACATGGACATCACACCTGAAAACGTAGAGGATTTTATTAGCTATGTTAAACTTATGAAAAATAAAAATAAGACTTACGTTAAAAGTGTTATAAATGACCCAAATCCTATAATGTGCTACTCTGGAGACCAAAGAGTAATACCTTGTACGGATATTCCTTATAACGTAACTACATATAATTTAGAAGAATTTCAAAATGAGAATGAAGGTTCTATTATAATGGAATATGAATTAGAAGGGAAGAGATTTATAAACTGTACTCCACATGATATCGTATTTCATTATTTAAAAAGAGATGAAGTTATCGTAATGAAACCATCTTCTACACTTGTAAGAGTGTATACAGAGTTTGAAAGAGGAACTAACGACATGCATATTTATAACAAACAGAAATCAGTATCTATAGACATACCAGCACCAGAAGAAGGTATCGTTTATATAGTTTCTCAAGTAGTATTTAATCTATTACCAGAAAGAACAGATTTAGTATTCCCTAACTCATTACACGCTGTTAGAGATGCTGATAATAGAGTTATAGGAGTACACGCATTCGTAGAAAGATAGGAGGTATTATGAGAACAGAGTATAGAGATGGGAAATTGGTTTTGATTAAACAGACAGAACCGGACCTTGATACGAAACTGTTGATAAAATCATACATAAGTGAGATTGACAAATATGGAACTTTATTATGCAAAGAACTTAAAGATGCTCATATTAAGGTTTGGGATGACATTACAGAAGATGTTCAAATGAATGCAGTTAAATCAGAAGCAGTAGATATACTATCATCTAAATATAGCTATTACTTAAAAGTATTAGGAAATCCAAAAGATGCTGCTACTGAAAGTTTAAAAATACTTTATAATGGAGTTCTTCCTGAGGGAATCTCTTATTTTAATATATACTATAGCATACTAAGAGAGTTCTCTTTAAGAATACTTGGTATATTACGCGAACACGAAATAGATACTACGAATATAGTTCCAGACCATATCGTAGGTTTATTACAAAGTATATACCATGATGGAAGAGGGGGAACTATTACTATAAAAGGAAATAGAGAGCTTTATAGTAGATTATTAACTATATTTAGATTAGTAGTAATACCAGAATACACACACAAAATTAATAAATATGTAATTTATATAAAAGGAGAAGATGACAATGGAAAATTACCTTAAAAAAATACCAGTATTTAAAAAAGATAGAGATATGTGGATGACGACTTATAATTTATATTTCGCATCATACGCATTAGAAAACAAATTTGAATATGATGAATTAGAAAGGATACATGATGAATTGCTTGCTATAGCTGAAGGAAGAATTCTTGATGATATAGACTATGATGAATTTAAAAATAGCTGTCTTAAAATAGTAGAAGATAGAACAGTATCATTTAGAGAAAAATGTATCACTTCTTTAGAAATGGTTATTATATCTGAATCATTAATAGAAGAAAATACCTATCGTGAAATAGCTGAATATATTGAGGAAGAGAAGAAAGAATTCACTCAAGAAGACTTCAGTGACCCTGAAGATTATGAGGCTATGACTGGGAAGAAATGGAATTCAGAAGAGTGAGACGTAAATAAATGCATTCCGGGTATCGCAAGTACCCGGTTTACATTTAATTACGACTTCACCATTCATTTGAAAGGAGGTGATAGCCATGAGTATCAAAGAAGTACATGACATACTTCTAGAGAAATATAACAGATTGATGCGTAACAAAGCATCCATTATATTTCAGAGAGCCTCAGACCAAAAGTTTTTGGGAACTGACATAGCTCTCAAAGCATTTTTGGATAATCCAGAATTGTACAACGTCGTTGACCACTCAAACGTTAACGAAATAGTCGTTGGTTTATTCAAAAATGAATACACTATAATACATGATGCTACTAATGCAGTAGTATCTGTAGGATAGTTCAAATGACCCTCAATTAGAGGGTTATTTTTTTAATATCAATCAGACGGGAGGTGATCTTGTAGTAGTAGAGTCAGTCACATATTATACAGACATAAAATCGATGCACTTCTTATATGTAACTAAACACGTCTGATTGATATACATATATATTTTGTTTAGTTTTACAGAATACTTGATATAAATCTTTAGCTGGTTTGTTTATATCATTACATTCCAATGTTTCTATAAACGCATGAGTATTAACAGCATCTACGTATTTAGCTGTTTCATATGTATATATAGGGAAAGGAACTACTTGACATAATGCAGCATCCCAAATGTTTTCTTCGTTTAACGCATAATTAACTAAAGCCATATTAACAGTATCTGGGTCTATAGTATGTTTATCTGGATTGAAGTTCCATATATATGAATTAAAATCTAATATAACGTTATACAAATTAGTTCCAGCATATCTTCCATTAACTACATTCATATCTACAGATACTACCATTTTATGTCCTACACTACTAATGTAATGTATATTAGTAACTGTAATACAAGTCATAGCATCTAAGAATACATATGAAGTATCTTTACCATTATTAACTATATGTATATATGGCATCTTTAAATAATAATTTCTAAACATCTTTATAAATATATCTTCGTTGCAATATATCCTATTATAAATATCGCTGATAATATCGTGATAGATACTTTTAGGAACTATTATTTGAGTTACTATATCTGGATTAAAAGTATCTAATAAGCTGATTAAATCTCCGCTAGTAATCGTATTAATATATTGAACACTTATTGCATTTGTAGCTATATGCACTAAATCACTACTTTTACGCATCTTAGCTATAGCTCCACATATTTTTTTAGTGTCATTTATTCTATTTTCAGAGTAATCTAATTTTATACTTAGATTATTATTACTTAAGTAAGTTCTATGATAATTCTTATTTTCTATACTATCTAGAAGTTCGTCTCCATATACTATAACTACATTAGCACTATCTCTATTAAGCCATAATATATTATTAAACGCATTGATATTGATATTATTAATAAATCCAACTACGATAACTTTATACTGTGTTTTTATTTTCGTAACTATATCTGGAATCTTTTCTAAGTTACTGAATACGTGTGCATTAATAACATTTATATGCATTGGAAATATTAATGGTAATTGCTGAGTTCCATACATAAAATCTTCTGGTTTTAATAAGATATCTTCATCTCTATCTGTAACGAATAATATATCGTCTACGTTTATTTTCCCATATAATAACGCTTCGTGTCCAAACAACCACATCAGCGTCTCTGCGAATATAGTACTTCTTTTAATGTTTATATCTGCACTCATTGATATCAAAGACCTGTTCAGATATATTTTGTCGTTTTCCATGATCATTATAATCACTCCCTTTATAATTTATTTACATCAACGCTTGTCACTTAAAAGTAAGAAACAAAGACCTGTCTAAATATAACAATACAAGGAGGTAATGAAATGGCACATAGTGATATAATCGGTAGTATGCACCAAAATGGTTTCTTAGAAGTTTGCTATTTAGTAGAAGATGCTGCTAGAATTACAAATCAAACTTTCAAAGTATGGGTTCCATCAGTAATGGGAGGAATTGATAATAGTAGTTTGGAAGTAAAGAATACTAAGATAGACGCTAAAATAAATATAAATAGTGCTACAGTAACACCGACACAATTACAAGAAAAGGGATATATTGAAGCATACAATGTAACACCGTATGCATACAGACTAGATGGATATATTCCTAATCATAAAACAGCTAAGATACATGTTGCACGTGGAACATGGAGTACAGGTAATGTAAACTTATCTGGTCCTACTACTGCTGCTGGATGTGGTCCTCATACTCATGATACTACTGGAACTCACCAAGCTACATCTTGTGAATTTAGTGATATGAATTTAGAGGGAATAGAATATTGGAATAGTACAGAAGTAGACTATCAAAACATTAATAATAAAATAATAAAGAAAGGTCATAAAATGTACGGTTCTTTTGTAAATGGAGATGAACCAGGAACTTTTATTATAATAGCAATAGACCACGTAGTTCCTAGATTTAATGACACTGCTGTAGGAGCAGATGAAGACAGGGCTGATACATCTCTAGATGGAGATAAATTAGTTAAGAATAGTGAAATGCCTTAAGGAGGAGGTAGATTATGGGATTAAATAATAAATACCTTGGTGTTAGACCTTATATCGAAGCACCGTTACTTATATCTGAAGAAGCAAGTAATTTACAAGTTCCTAAAAATATGAAAGACTATATGCTTGCTCAAGCTACAGAAAGTAAGTTATCTAAATGGAGCTTTTACAGATTCGATATAGGAACTGAAAATGCAGCATATGGTAATATATTAAATGATTTCGTATCTTGGAAATATGCACACCCAGAATTCTTTACAAATATAAAGATGGGTAGACACCAAGCTGCAATTATGGAATATAAACCAAAGTTGATTGCTCAAAGCTTATATGGAGACCCTGCTTTATTTTATACTATAATGATATTTAATGATATCTATCACGATGCTGAACTTAGTAAAGACAGATTACAAGAACAAGGTATCATAGTATTAAACGAAGTAGGTATAAATGCACTTAAAGATATAATGGTATTTAAGCGTAAATATGAATACAATGAAGAAGAGCCTTTTGCTCCATCTGATTTTTAATATGAAAGAAGGTGATACGTGTGGTAAGGTTGATAGATAATGATATATTTCTATTTATATTATTATTAGTGAATATCGTAATTATAGCTATATACGATAAAGTCACGGTATCAAATATGATTAAAGCAGTCGTAGCTGCTATGTCTATTAGAATAGTATGCAGTTATTTCCCAGACCCTATATTAATAATGAAAATTATTGTAGCTGGATTGAGTATAGCTACGATGATATTTAAAGGAATGGTATTGCTTGCAGAATTCATAGAGCTTATACAGAATATACAAAAACATCATATATTTGGAATTATACTTATAATTATAATAATTGGTGTATTAGGATTTATGGAATCAATGCGTCATTATGACGTGTATAAAGGAGGATTTAAATAATGAAGAAAATTAATATAAATCCAGATGAGTTAGACCATGTGCTTAGAGAATTTACGTTTAAGGATATGCCAGGAGATATGGCATTATTCTTTCTGACTCAGGATTTAGATTACAACGATCTTTTTAAATATAGTATCATAGATAATAATGATTTTTATAAGAAAACATTCAGTTATATACTTTCATTTATTTTAGATAGAGCTAATACTGGTAGATTTAATGAAATCATTTGGGATTTTACTAGTAAAATATACTGGACTACTTACAGAAAAGATAATGTATACCCGGTTGAAGATTATTTAACTTCTGTATTATTCGCTAATATGTTTAATTACTTTGTAAAGAATAATATGGAGAACCTTGTGCTGTTGTCTTTAGACGCTCTATTTATAAATAAAAACGTTGATAGCAGAGCTGTGGTAGAACTTATTATAGATAATAAAGAATTGCATACTAGACCTATTATAACGCATTTAATGAGGTCTGACTTATTAACAGCTACAGATATACTTGCTCTTATACTATTAGAATATTATAATAGTAAAGACCCAGATACTCTTATAAATTTGATGGACGAATATGCTTTAACTAAAGATTATTACTTAGACTTAATAGATGCATTAAAAGAGAACTATACTGTAATAGTAAATGATACTTCTGATAGTAAGAGAAGTGTATATATAAATCCTAGATATAAAACTAAATATACTAATGCTCTTGATTTAGTTCGTGTAGCAGTAGCATCTACTATAAATAATGACGCTGATATGGAAATACTTATGTTTTTAGACCAAGCTATAAACATACATCAAGTTAATCATGATGTAAAAAGAGTTCATCTGTATACATATATAAAGAATTGGCTTATGTCTGAAAATAGAAAAGAAGAAAGACTTGCATCATTATTATGGTATGGATTTGAAGATTGCTCTTTAGATATAGAAGAGAGAGACTTTAGAATATTAGCACAAGATATCTTAGTAAATCAATACTTAAGAGAAGATAGATTCCTATCTCCGTATGAATTATTCATTAGAGTATATAACTTAAATAGATTCAATTTCTTACAGAGAGATATGAAATATACTATCAGAGAAGAACTTATACGTAAATTAAATGTACATGGATATCCAGTAGTGCTTGGTCTTAGAGACGACGTTAAATGGCTCATAAATTTTTAACAAAGATATGATGTAAATTTTATCAAACAGATAACTATATATTTTTACATAGTTTATCAAAAGTATACTTGGTAAATAAATCTAGATTAAAACATTTAAAAGGAGGACATGACATGTCAAAGAAAGAATTCAAAAGACCATCTTTAGCTATTAAAGAAGTAAAAGATGAAAAAGTCGCAGTAGCTAATGTGACTGAAACAGCAAAACCAGCGGTTGAAGAAACTGCAAAAACACAATTTGTATCATATGACGAAATGGTCAATGATACTAGAGGACACAATTTCCCAAGAAAGATAGTTCCTCTAAAACAAGATGTAGGGTATCTAGCAAACACAACTGTAGACGATAACATCGTTACGTTAAGTGTTGAAGATTTAACTTACGTATCATTTGCAATTAATCCTAAGGATTTAGAAAGATTCTTATTAGGAAAATGTGATGATAGAGTAGTTAAATCTATTAGAGCATATAATAGTTCTAATAAAGGATTACCTTATTTATATGCAGCACTTGATAAGAATATAGCTATCAATACGGCTGTAAAAACAAACTTGCTTGAAGTTTTAGATAGAAGACTTAAGCAAACATTAAATGTTGATGGAGTTATTAAAGGCCCATTAAGAGCTCTATTGACTACTGAATATAGAGATAATATCGTGGATAATGGAAGCGATATCGGATTTGTATTCAACATATCAGACGCTGTTGCGATGTATGTTGCTTCTATGGTGTTTTCTACTGTGGATGTAGAACAAGTAAGACTTAATAATATGATTGCAAGTCAATTCAGAATTTCAAATGATGTATTATTTGAAAATGGAAAGATACTTGCAGCATTTAGTTTTACAAATAAAATAGGTTCTACATTAGTTATTAAAACAGCATTAGAAAATATAGTAGGACTTAATACATCTATGTCTTTAGCTAAGTTTAAATCTAAAGTTGATGAATACCTAAGAAATAATGTGGATACATCAGCTCATATAGAATATGTAAATTTTGCTAAATTACTAAGAACAGAAAGTATAGCTGGACTTAGCGTAGCTGAAACTGAGCAAGCTAAAGCTAATCAAAAGCTTATAAGTGAACTTTCTGGAAATGCAGGAACTACTGGAGGATTAAACGTTTCTTTAGTTCCACTTGTTATTTTGGATAATGCGTTTGCTACAGACAGACACATATTCCATAATAGCACATTAAACGAACTTCTAAAACCAATTCCAGGTAGAGAAGGGGTAAAGAAGGAATTAGTTGCTAGAAGATTAGGACCTCTTTTAACTGAAGACATTATGAGTTTTGCAGTAGGAGATAACATAGCTATCCTTACAGATGTTGCAAAATTAGTAATGACTGTAGAATTAGGAGGAGTTAAAAACCTAAGACTATCTGTATCTTCAACTGATAGTTACATGGCATATAATTTTACAGTGTAAATAATTATCCCACTAATATATCTTGTATTAGTGGGATTTTTATTTTTTAATCAAAATAAGGAGGGAATGATATGCAAACTACAATGATAAAAGTGAACGAATTGTGTCCAGAGATAGATGCTGTAATAGAAGATGACTCTGTGTCTGGAACTATAAGAGTAAAGCGTATCTATGATTATATTAATGATTATATGCAAAACGTAACTATAATATATCCAAACACATTTGCACCTACTATTGGTTTATATCTATCTTTCTTTAACAGACTCAAATCATTCTTAGATTCAGTAGAAGATTTAGAACAAGAAAAAAAGGTCATAATATCATATTTTCAAAATATATTATTTGACGTTGATTTGAGCGTGATAAAATGAGAGAAGATATGAAAACACCCGTGGTAGAAAAAAGATTATTAAATTCAACTAATTTTATATCTACACTTAGAAGCGTAGTATATAAAATGTTTCAAGTAGACCCAGCAACTATAGATTGCAAAAAGATATATATAGATTTAAATAGTTGCTTATCAATTATATTCAGAGGAGAAGAATATAACACAGAAGAATGTAGACAAGAACTACAAAGTATATTAGAAAACTTTATGAATACTATGGTATTAAATAGAATACAACTTATCTTTCTATTCACACTTGAAAAAAGTCAAGCTCATATAGACATCTTCCCAGATTGGTGTAAAGAAAGATATAGTAGAGTGGATATAACTAAAAGTAATTTTATGAAACACTTTATAGTAGCTATAGAGGAGTATAGTAGAAAGAATAATAGTATTAAAGTAGTAAATACAAACAAAGTACATCCTGCGTTAGTAGTATATCAGAATGAATGTAAGAGTAAAAAGAGATTCTTAATCCTATCTAAAGATTTAGTATTTCAATGTATTCCACTAAAGTTATGTTCAATATATAATGGAAATATATTTGTAGATATAGAAAATCCTAATAGAGACCTCCCAGAATATATAGATATAGCTGAACCTGATGTTCTACTACCTACTGCATTATCGCTTATGGGTAGTCCTAGAGAAGAATTTAAGGGACTTTCTGGATATGGTCCATATAAAACTAGTAAGTATGTTAATAAATATAAGCTTGAAATAAAGCTTAATTTAGAACATCCTCTTAAGGAGCATTGTGACAAATTTTCTGTACTGTTTGATATAATTAAATTATTAGAAATCAACAAAGAAGAAATAGCAATAGTATAAAAGGAGGAATTATGATAGGATTTTCTGGAAAAAAGAAATGGCTCTTTAACAACGGACATAAAGACGCCATTGATTCAGAATGGCATAACGATGTCAAATCTGGAAACTTTGTTTATAGAGATATAAATGGAAATAAAATATATGAAGTTAGCTATGATAATAATGTTATCTATGGAGATGTAAAAGTATTTAAAGATAACGGAGACCTTAGCTCTTTATATAATACTAAATATAATGGGCTGTATGACGCAGCTCATTTTTTTAATAATAAAAAGATGGCTGAATTTAATTTAACATCTAAAATATATGTAAATAATAACGTATCTGAATATTCGTTACCGGGGGTAGGAGAATATATACATATTAATCCTACTAATGGAATACACCCTGCAGAATTATATCCAGGTACTATATGGGAACTTGTGTCTACAGATTTTATACTTACGGCTGATAAATCTATGCATAACTTGACAGAAGTACCGACTGTAGTTATGACTGCATTAAATACAACTAGTACTAATCTAGTTACTGACCCAATTAAATTATTTATAAAGACTAATGGAGACATTGAAGCTCAATATGTGGATTTATATAGAGTCTTAGTATACGGAGTTTCTTATAATGATAAAGGAAGAATTCCTTATAAAAGAGTAGTAGTTCCTCTAGATACTAATGGAGAAGCTACTATAAATGATATTAGAGTACTATTCCCTACTCTTATATCGTCAGGAGTTAGATATGATATAGAGGCTTATGTTATAACACCGTATGGTAAATCAGAAGTAGCAACTACAGGAATGAGTTTTACTAATCAACTTAGAAACTATAATCCTAATAGTGCAGAATACTTTGAGATGTTTAACTGGTCTAAAGTACCTAATCCTTACGCAGAGAAAGAAAATGTAGTACACGAACGTGCTAAAGTTAGATTTAAGGATAAAGAAAAGGTTTACTTATGGAGACGTAAAGAAGACCACGTAGGAATAGGACCTTATCTTTACAGTAAAAACTTTACAGAATATCATAACGAGAAAAGAGCTAGAGAAGGAGCGTATGTTTTAAAGACGAATGAATATGACGACCCTTATTGTGCGTTAAATGGAGATGATATAATATATAATCCAGACGCTATTCATCCTATGATAAAAAGAACTTATGATGAGGGTAGGCTTAATAATAAGATAGAGCTTTATGATGAGAATGGAAATCTTTATAATGAAATATTATTGGATGCTGAAAAGAATATAGCTAAAGGTAGATTTTCTAACTTCACTCCAGCAGATTGGGATAAACCAGAAGATAAACTTATATATAAATATAAGACTGGTTTGACAGGAACTACTGTTGATAGAAGTTCTGTTATATCAGCAACACCTCATACTGAATTTGAAGATGGAAGTTTCTTTGTGATACCTCCGTCAGTATTTGATGCACCAGCTGGAGGAATAGCTAATCCTACACCTGTGGAAGCTGTGGATAATATGTACGATAATTACCATAGAAGAAATATATATGGAATTCCTGATAAGAATATAGAAATTCGTATAGTATGGGGACATAAGACATCAGACCCTAAAGAATTATATTATACTACTAAAGTCATATCTAACAAAGACCCTAAGTATTTTTATCCTAATAGATACTTTGATTTATATAATACTATAGTAGAAACTTATAAGAATGATATACATAATAATAAAAAAGATATAAAGGAAATGTCTGAACTAAATCCAACATTGGATATGATGCTCATATTTAAAGCTATAGATGTGGTTATAGATGCTGATAAAGGATATGTAGCTGAGGGATTATATCCAGGTATTAAATGGCACTATGGAGTTAATACTAAGTTTGGACCTTTAGATGAAATGGACACTATAACAGTATTTCCTAGATTCTATACAGATAATGTAAGAATAGTACACGATGATGATAGTCATATCTTAGCTAATAGAAATACTATTAAAAGAGAAAGCGACCTTATCAAACCACTTAGAAGTAACTTTAATCCTAAGCACGTTACAAGAGAGATATCATTCAGAAGAATGCCAGCTCCAATTACAGAAGAGAAAAAAGGAGATGGAATATTTAATATAGCCGTTGCTTATAATACTGTTAAAAGTGGAACTGTAAACACTAATACAAAAGCATCTATAGAATTACCTATTAAAATAGATAGTAACTTTATAGATTATTCTATGAAAGTAATTAGAGCAGGAGCCGTATTAGAGCATATTCATAATAATATAAATATATTATATGATGAACAGTATAAAAATATAGAGGGAATTAAACCTGTACTTAGACAGAAGTTAGCAATAGCTTCAAACATCATAGAATACATTCCATTTATTTACATCAGTGTTCATTATACAGCTGAGGGACGTAAAGTTAGAACTACTCCTAGAAAGATAAGTACTTCTCCTTACACTATCCTATTAGAACGTTTAGAATGGGAAGTTCTTACTACATATAATGGAACTATAGTAATATATCCTATGTGGGAAGATAAAGATACAGAATATAAAGGAAATCCTTATAATATGGAAGATGCTATAACTCTTACTATAGATTGGGGATATGATGAAGAAAATAATAGAGTTAAATATATGAGAAATATTAATCTATTTAACTTATGGAATACTATGCACAATACTGTAAATACTTCTCTTAGAATCCCAGAGTATACGAAAATAGGAGAACTAAAGCTTTATCATCTAATAGCATTCTTAAACGAATATATACCAGATGATACAGATGTATCAGACCAAGGAATACTTAATGATATATTTAATATGACTGAATTTGACCCATCTAATCATCTAGATGATAATGTAAGTGCTACTTATGATGTAAATAAAACGTATGATGGATTTACAGGACTTCCTAGAGATAGTTTCTTTATGCGTAGAAATTATATGTTCTTATCTGATGATGAACGTTATATTTATAACTATAAGTATAATATGGATAATAACTTTAATATAAATGTCGATAAAGTATTTGCTAGAGAAAGTAAAGAGTTTACTATATACACTATACCTACTAAATCATACATTGCTAGATTCCATTGGGATAAAGCTATTGCTATGGATAAGAGTACTAGTCGTATAGAAGACCAAGTGAGTGTTGTAAAAGGACTTCAAATAGATGAAAGAGTTGTATCAGACCCAATTATTACTTCTTTAATAACTAAGATAGCTAAGAAACTTAAAAGGAATAATCATCCTGATTATAAATACTTTACATCTAAATACGCATACTATAAGTTCTTAGGAGCTGATATAAGTGCTGCTATAAATAAAACTATACCTAAGTCTGCAATCATATCTTCAGAAGCTAATAATGAGAATGCTTTCATATTCTCTGATAATATGGTATTCTATCACGTTATGAATAATAATAACGTATATGTAGAAGATGCTGAAGAAACTTGGTACAATATTTCTAAATATCTAAATGTGTATAGAAATAAACAGCGTACAGTTGATAGCAGAATTATATATAATCCAGAATATCAAATAAAGGATTTAGACCAAGAGTTCTTTGATTTGAGTCATAATGTGGATTTGAATATATTATTCCCTGGAACTAATAGAAGCTTTGAGTTATACTTAGCTATAGAAACTCCAGAAAAATCAGAATATATGAACCCATACAGAGATGAAGACATTATAAGAATCAAATGGGATAAAGATGATGATGATAATATAGTGTCTATAAACTTAAGAGACTTATGGTTTTATTATTATGAAACTAATAGAATAAGACCTAATCAAAAGTTCTCTGAAGTATATCCTGAGGGAATTCCTATAGATTTCCATTTGAGACTTAAGGAATTTATATTGAAGCATCCTGAAAAGATTACTAATATGATTAAAGATAGTACTTATCTTAAACGTGTAAAGACTTTACCAGAGTTTATGATAAGCTATTTTGATACTACTTTTAGTAAAGGAAACGAATTATATTCAGATAACACAGCAGACAACTGCTTGATATCATCTAAGTTATGGACTACATTCAGATATATTACTGCTAAAGATATGAAGTTAGAAGCTGATAAAGAAGTGCCTTTCTCATATATAACTTCTAAGACGGATTTATCTAGAGCCTTTTTAGATTTACCTATACAAATAAATCCAGATGAATACTTAAAAGAAAACTCTTCTCCAATAGTATTCAAAATAGAGTATGTATTTGTAGAGTTAAAAAAATTAGTTTTAGATATATCGAATACATCTTGGACATTTACAGAAACAGCTCCGCCTAATCCGTCTGATAAAATCTATATAAATACATTTAAAACTTTAGTAAACGATAATATCCTAGAATTGAAAGAGCTTAACAGACTTCATGCATTGAGATATATGTTTGATACTAAAGATAATACATTCTTCCCAGACCATATGACATATGTATGGGACCCATCTAGAAGTTTACTTGGAAGCTTATCTTCTTTCTTTAGACCGTTAGATACGTGGAGTGTGGATTATGATATAGATAAGTTAGTAGCTATTGTAAGATATCCTAATAATGCAATAGAAATTAAAGAGAATAAAGATAATGTTATAGTTAATGTTAAATACGAAATACCAAGTCAAATACATTTCCCAGATATGAGGCCTATGGTTTATATTATAGAGCCTACTGACTATGACAAAATAATCCCTATGGTAGATAACGTAGATAACTTACGTAATAATTCTTTATTGAGCTTTACAGATATAGATGGAAAGAAAGCAAAGCTATCTGATATAGTAGTAGCATTACCTGAAGCAGTGATGTATGAATGGTATATGTGGACAGGAGTATTATCACAAACATCGGCAAAAGATGGATATTATACTAGAAATAACTTAGACTGGTTTAATACAGATAAAAATATATATGGAAGTAATATAGTAGAATTTATTACAGAAAAGATACGTGAACTACGTTCTGCTCACGGATTAAGTACTACTGATAAATTCCCTAAGACTGTAGAAGAATTTAATAAGGCTAAATGGAATATATACTTTATTTCAGACCCGATTAAAGACCCTCCTATAGTTAATACATTAGACGAATCTTCTATATATGCGACTAAAGAACGTATATTCACAAGATGGATACATATGAAAGATAACTTTAAATATATGAAAGAATTCGCAAATTATACAGCACTTGGTATAACAGGAAAAGAATTCTTACATACTAATAAACTGTTAAAAATACCTACAGTTCAATTAGATAATAAAAATCCCTCAAATGGATATCCAGCTAAAGTACCAATGATGCAACTATTCTTCGATATAGATGGAACTATGCGTGTCGGTACATCATCATCGCCAGTGATGATAATAGAACTTGTGATAGAATAAAAAGTATTGGGAGAGCAATCTCCCTCTATTTTTTTTATTTGAAATTACATAAAAACAATAGTTCTGTTAAGTTTTAAATTAAATAATAAAAGGAGTGAAGATTATGTTGACACAAATAGTCGGACCATTATTCAACTTATACTGGGATATAAGAGATACTATTGAAAACAAAAAGACAGGTTTTATAGGAAACAATATTATAACTTTACCGTGTTTAGTTTCTGAAGACTTGCCTATGGAAATAAGAAATAGTTATTGTAAATCTCTAGAAGTTGTATATGCGGCTGCAATTAAATCTATTCTGTCTATTAAAGAAAGATCTAGATTCGACAGTTCTGCTAGAGACATATTCAGAAGTATTCCTATACTTACGCCTTATGATAAAGTTAAGTATAAGAAAGATATGCAAACTCTAGAAGAAGTATCAGATTGGTTCTTCAACAGAGAATATTCTGGTAAACGTGCCATAGATGTATTTACAGAATCGTACATTAAAAATATAAATAAATATTTTGATGATAAATATGATTTAGGAATGGAAGCATCAGATATCGTTTATAAAGAAAGTAGAGCTGGAGTTCCTACATATGTAGAGATTGCTATAGTAGTAGACAGTTTACAAGGAAGAGCAGCAGAAAAAAGAATTACGATAGGAGTAGAAGTTAGACCAAAAGTAGTTTCAAATGTAGAATTAGTTTCTATGTTTGTAAAGAGACTTCTTCCAAAACCAGAAGCTAAAGATATAGGATTCTTTACTAGAATGAAGAATATCTTTAAATTCAATAGCAAAAGACCAGAGATAACTAAACGTGCTAATAAAAGTGTTTATGATATGATGAACACTATAGAGGGAATAAATAAACCTTTCGTTTGTGTACTTCTTTCTGGTACTGCAAGAGATATGCTATTAGATGCAGGAGTAACTATAACTAACAGTGCTACTATACAAAAATTATATGCACAATTACCAATAATGAGTATAGGTATTTACGATACAAATACAGATACTATACAAGCTGCATTAACTAGAGATAGTTATTTTGTAACTAGAACTGCTGGAGAATTTAATAGTGAAATATCTAACTATGAAAAACAACTTTCAGAAATGGTTAGAGTTAATAAAGTTTACGGATAGGAGGAATGTAAATGGCTAAATACGCTAGCAAAATGTACGAATTATTAGCTGAAAGATATGGAGTAGAATGTAGTTATGTAAAGCCTTACAGTAAAACTCTTATATCTATGGAAGCTTTATCGAACGAAATAGAAGCTTCAGAAGAAGAAGCAGATAAACAAGAACAAGAAATAAATTATGAGGAAGAGTTTGAAGGATTTGGTAATGCAGAAGAAGATACACCAGATAGTGCCGATAGTTCAAATGAACCATCTAACTTGGATGCTGAGCTACCTGACGCTGATAACGAACTTAATGACGCAGTGGGTTCAGATTTTGACAATGTAGAACTTAAAGACCCAAATCCGATGGATGATATTCCTAACAAATTTGGAATGGGCGATGATATAGATGAAGAAGATTCTCAATGGGATGAGTCAGTTAATAGCATTGACGATACAGTTAGTGAAGCAGATGCTATCAATATGGTTAAAATTATTACTACGCATACTAATCAGTATGTGTCTAATATAGAATTGATTGAAAAAGATAATCAAGGAATAATAGAACGTACAGGAGATGTAAAACAAGCTCCGTATTATAATGAATTTATACAGCCAGCTAATACTATATTGAATGTAGTATTTAAAGATACAGATATAATGCGTAAAGCAAATAACTTCTTACAAGTAATAGAAGATAAAAGAAAGATGACTGCTATATGTGGTACTCCAGAAAATCCTTTCTTATATGAAGGTATTCAATTACTTGCAATAGAGTTATATAAGTCTTTACTTGCAATAGTTCCTTTCTATGTAAAGAATGCAACTTCTTTAGATGAGACTATTGAAAGTATGAAACTTGAACCTGTAAAAGTGTTATGTCAAATGGCTGAAGATGTATGTGAAGTAGATAACTTATTCGGAGTTAAGATATTCTATGTAGCACCTGTAATATCAGACGTTACTGGTAAATCAGAAGAATTAGCACAAACTAAATATGCTAATTTAGAAAGCTGTGCGTATAGACCTTTCTCTAGAATGATGTATGCTGGAGAAAGTATAATGAACTTAGTAGAGATTAAGAATAATAAAGCATTACCAGAATATAGCATACTTTCTAAGATGATGAAAGTTATAAGTGGAATGTGTTTAAATCTTAACATAAAAGAAACTTATATCGAAGTATTAGAAATAGTTAAGAATGTTCTTAATAGTGGAGATAGCGAAGATGCAGAAAGTCTTGTATATGATGCATGTGAAAAGCTAAGAAAGCTTGTATTCATTCCTCAGATAGAAAAGATTGCTGATATGAATAAACAAGAAGAAGCGGATGCTATTGGAACTGATACACCAGGAGATGAACCTGATGATATGAGATCTGTAACTACTGATGATTTACCTACTCAAGAACCAGGAGAAGCATTGGAATCATTTGTACCTGATTTCATTCGTGATTTGTTAAAAAAATAATACAATATAAAATGTAGTAGTAGAATGAAGTGTATTATTTTTAGACTATTCTAGTTTTAGTCTTTCTAATGACTAAATCGAACACATCTTGATGCAATTTCTTAAAGTTTTGAATAAATACCATATCTAACTTAGGTAATCCATTCTCATAATAAATTGCATTGTTACAAAATGACTTAATTAAATCATCGTTAGTGGATGATTTGATTATAGCTAAATCAACTGACAAAATGTCAGCATCTAGCAAGTAGATACTCATAAATATCACCTCCTTTAATTTTAAATTTATTGGAGACTTATAGAGTGAGTGAAGATTTGAATGAACATCTACTACTACATTAATATAATATATAGTTACCCTAATAGTTAATTCTATTGGGGTAATTACATTTATTTACGCCAAACAAAAAAAAAGAAGCAGTTTAAAGTCATGCTCAGGACTTCTTAGAAAATGTTAGAAGTATTTTGCTACTCCAACGTTTTCTAATACTTTATAAACTATTTTGTCACTATATGGAACTCCAGCTTCTTTTAATAACTTAAATTGCTTAATTATATATAGCTAATTTTTATCTATTTAAATTCCAAACAATCGCCTGTTTAAAATAAAGAAAGGAGATGAACCTATATGTATTTAGGAGAAAATTTACAAGCATATAAACAATTAATAAAAGATAATATTTTTTATTATGCTTATGAAAATCACTTACCTAAACCTATATTAAATAATGCTATCCCTAGTTGGATAGGTGAAGTTTTTCGTACGTCTAATATAGATACAGAACTTCATTTGGATATTATAGAAGATTTAAAAACACTTAATATATACGATAAAATAAAGAGAGATACGGACAGATTTGTAATACTTCCTGACGTTTTTAGTATATATCCAATTCCACTAAAGCAATATACTGATATTCAAATAGCTAGAAATCAATATGATACAGATAAAAAGAATATAGTTATTATTAATGGAAAGCTGTTTGAACTTCATAGAGAGCTTGCTGAATACGAATACTATTATAATCATAATGGAAAGTTCTATTACTTCTATAAGAATAATCCTGATATGGAAAAGCTATTTGATTTTAATAAGACTAATAATACTATAAATGTTATTACTATTAAAAGTCATGGTTTTCTTACAGATAGAGTTACTAGTAATTGGAATATGACTTCTGACGAAGAAAAGGGCTATGCTTTGTATTTGAATAAAGATAATAAATGGACTGAAGATAATACTGAAGAACGTGCTTGTATTTATATAAATCAACCTTATATAGATGTAGACTACACAAAGATTAATACAGATTCAGAAGAAGATATCCCAGGACTTATGACTATCGGATGGAGAGACATGGAAATGAGACCTAAGTGGTATAATAACGACTTTAATCTGTTCTTTGTACAAAACCCAGATATATTATTCAGTACTACAGCATTAGTATTATTCAAAGATGGAACTTACCATGTAGAAAATCTTTATATGAATAGTAAAGGTAAATATGTAGAACGTGTAGATAAGCATACAGTTAAATTCTCTAAGGATAATAAAATAAGAAGAATAGTGATGTTTACACTTCCTTATACTAAACCTAGTTTTGAAAGACCCGATAGTTTGTATTATAAAGCTACATTAAAAAATCCTATGGTATCTGAATACACATCTCAATATAGAATAAATACTACTAAACTATATGAATGGATGATACAAACTCCGTGCTTAGATGTAGATGAACTTATAGATTATGGGTATAAGAAAGACATAAACATACTTAAAGTAATTCAAAATACTTTTCCTAGAGTTATAAGATTTAATAAATACGATGTACTTATTAAACAGTATTATGGACATAGTGATGATAATAAGGATAAATTTAAATATATTTATAATAAACTTTGGTTTAGAGATGTTGAAAAGCTTTGTAAAGAAGCGTTCTCTACAAATAATGGATGGAGTATGTTTGTAACTAGATTAAAAGAATATTCTTTTAATGAGCTTATAATGAGCTTAAAGAATGTATTTGACTATTCTAAACATCTTGTAAATAAGAAAGATAAGATAAACTTTAATAGTAGTATTACAAAGTTTAGATATCTTGTAGAGCAACTTATAGCTCTTATGAAATCATACCAAGATAGAATCAATATTAGTAGAGATTTCCCAGAATATCCAATAGTAATGGACTTCTTTATAAATCTTTCTAATAAAACAGATGAATACTTCTATGTTATGAATAAGACTAAAATTCCTATAGGAATAGTATATCCACAACATACATTTCATTTACCAAAGATAATGATACCTGTATTTAATCCACTACAAAAATACCCAGCTTTATTTATTAATAATATATTATATCCAATAGATTACAAAATAATTAAAGACCATGATATAGATGTATTAGTAATAGACCCAAAGAATTTCTGGGAATTCTATGTAGGTAAAGATATATCATACTTTACAGATGTAGACAGAAGTGACAAGAATACACATATAAATAATTATAGTGGTAGAGAAGAAGCTTATAAGGGAGCTAATGATGATATCCCTAAAGAAAGAAATATAGATTATTTATATGAAATGTGGATAAAGAACGTACAAGATGTTAAAATAGTTCTTGCAGATTTTACAGAAATGAAAGACCCGAATGGAAATAAACATATACATGGACGTATCTGTAGAGACCCAATTAATTTCTATGCTCTTGTAGATGAATTCTCTTCTTCTACAGAAAATAATACTATATATAAAGGAGAACCTTTTGTAAACGGACATCTATCAAATGATATCTTTGCTAGAAAAGATGTAGAAATACCGCTTAACTTGACAGTTCCAGTATCTGCATTTGGATATGGAGATTACAATATGAATGGAAATAAAGTAATCCATGATAATAATGATATCTTCAGAAGTCTTGATACGTGTTTCTCTGTTACAAAAGCACTATTCAAATATCCAGATTTATCTCAAAAGAGACTATTTGGATTATGTAGAATTAATCTTGGAACTAAACAAAACGTATTCGCTGATTTTACATTATTAGACCACAGTGGATACAAGCTACAACCTATAGATAAACCATTAATCAGAGATAATCAAGTTATATCTTTTAATCAATATGGTATGGAAGTTATAGATGATATAGATATACTTTCTAGAACATATGTAGATTTAAATGACATCAGATATAATTCGGATAATATAGATTTAGTAACGCAAAATCAATGTGCATCTATATTTACACCGTCTTATAAATCTATAGAATATAACTATAACTTAGAAATAGATTATAATTTGGTTAGTCCTGATAATAAACATTACAACGATAAGATAACAGAACTTAATGATGTTATAGAATTATTTGACCCAGTTCCTAATAGAGCACGGGTTAATGTTCCATTTGAAATACTTCCAGATGATAATGTTCTTCATCAAACTCTTGCAATAAGATATGGATATAATGAAAGACATATTGGAAGTAGAGATATAAGTAGTGATGCTAATGCTACTATACCATATGATAATGCATACATCACTTCTAAGGCTTCTAGAGGCTATAATCCGCTTGATTTAGTGTTTAGTGGATATAGATTACAGCAAATGCTTGAAACGTCTAATATGACCTTTATAATCGACCATACGACGCCTCAGCTATGGAACCATAATTCTACACCTCCTACTAGTTTAAATGATTGGAGGACTATGACTAAGTCTGCTGTCTTTATAGATAGTAATGCCAAATATCAATATCCAGACGATGCTGAAGATACTACTGAGACTATTACTAAGTTTCATAAGATACCAGAAAAGACTTTAGTAGTAAAGTATAATATGGATATATTTAGGAGGATAAAATGAGTGCACATTTAAAAAGCAAAAAATATGATTATGCTATGTACGGAGGAGTGGAAGATGACGCCAGTCTAGACATAGTAAAATATAAATTGGAAATAGCATTCCCAGTTGAAGAATCTTCTAATGGAGTATATAAACTTGGTTCTGTAAATATAGATTTAAATGACGATTTATATATAACTCCTCCCTCTACTGTTTATGCAGTAGATTGGGGAGATGGAATGAAGAATATGCTTTGTGTTAATAGATACACTGGGGATTGGCATCATACTTATTCTATGGAAGACGGCACTATGACTACTAAAGTGTTTGATATAGTAATCAAAGGAAACGACTTACCACAGCATAAGAATGATAAGAAAGCTGGTTATATTGCAAAAGTAGAACATAGTAATTACACTGTGACTTTAAGGAGTGGCGTATGAATAATAAAGGAAAACGTTTAAACAGAGTAATATTAAGAGGCGATGTATACTGGAATTGGGAGAATGAAAATGGTATCGTTAGACCTATTCCTAAAATAATAGATGATAATAATGCTCCTGTAGTAAGAACTACTAAAGTTGATATAGTATTTAATGACGAAGTTATATTCACTCATACATATAATCAACTGGATACATTACCAGATGTAGGAGAATTGTTACCAGCTGGATATGTGTACATTGACCCAAAGTATAAAATTCAAAAGTATGTATATAATAAATTTATAGTAGTGTATGATTATTATGATGTAGTTATACACTACTTAGATGGCAATGCTCCATCTAATAATACGCAATTTGGAGAATTTAGACAGAGATATAAATATGGAACGGTAGTAAATAAAGGTATGGTTAAGTGGCCTGAGGGAAAGAAGTTAGATACAGAATGGTTTGATTTTGTAGTGGGATATCGTACAAGTGCTAGAATAATCCATAAGTATATGTATTTTTCTAATGTGTCTAATGTAGCATCATATCCATGGGGGGTAGCTCCAAGTAATATCACATCTCCTACCACTATCGAGTTTGTAAGTAACGATATTCCAAGTATTAGAAATACAGTTACAACTCCGCTTCCTTTATTGAAAGGAACTTTAAATAATGATAATAGTTATTATATGATAGAGCGTGGATTTCAAAATTTTAGAATGCCATCATTTATGTATTATGGTACACCATCATACGATATAGACTTTAGAGGACGTGTTAATACTTGGAGTATAGTAATTCCAGATGGTAGAGCTTATGACGAAACTCTGTTTGAATCGAAGAATTTTAATGTAAATAATAGTCATAATATAGATGGTGTTGAGTATTGGCCATTTGTACTTAGTATGGCACATGATGCATACAGTATTATAGAGATTAATAACGGAGGAACAGTTGCTAAATACACTGTCGATAATTTCTTAGAATTAAATAATGCTGAAGTGAAGTCATATGTTAATGATTATTTAGATAAACTGTTTGCAGTGTATCCTATGGACATAGAGAAATTACCAGCTACTACATCTAAAGAAGATTATTATAAATACTATAATGATAATGTTGATAAGTTTAATCATATTATTACTGATAAATATGGTTATAAAAGTATCGGTTCGTTTAATAATATAGAGAACTTTGATTTTTCTGAGATGCCTAATAATATCCGTACTTATATAGCAAAACATGAACGTGATGTAAATCATTGGACTTACGGTAAATTTTATATGGGATATGTAGGATACTCAAAAGATGTAGATGCAACTATTAATGGAGTTACAAGAAAGCTTAAAGTACGTGCTCATGAATTACGTCCATGCGGATATATATGTGCATTAATAGAGAAGAATGGTAAAATATACAAATACTTTTATCAAAGCTTAACTAACTATGGAGAAATGATGAGAGGTAGCGATTTTATTGGAGCTTTTCCAACACATGCTCCAGACGGAACTCCTATCAAAAATAACACAGAGATATTAAGAATCAAATCATTGAATACTACGCCACAATCTGAATTAGATTGGAGTAGTATATCTAGAATGCCGTCTAGCGTAGTATCAGATGCTATGGACGATAATAGTGGTGGTATTCGTTATAGTATAGTAGACCACGATTTCCAAGATGCACCAACATATGACCCAAATAAAATACCTGGAATATGGGCTGACGATAGACAGAAAGCATTGCTATCTAATACTAAAACATATATCCAAACGTATATAATAGAAACTAGAACTACTGGTGCTGCAGCAGGACCATCTGTACAACTTACTAGATATAAAGTGTATTTTAGTGATGCAAATGGCGTTAGAAAAGATTTAGAAACAGATTTATATCTGATGTCTGGAGAAAGCGTTATAAATGCTTTAGATTACCCAAAGAAATATCAACTTAAAGAGGGAACTACTCCGACTATAGAACCATATGATAATAGTAATGGATGGTATCCAGTTCGTGTTAATATAGAAAGAACACGTAATACAGTATCTGTACAAATATTATTAAAAAATCCAGATAATCACACACACGAAGATTGGAATAATCGTATAGATAGACCTGGAATAGAAATAAATACTCCGATGAAAGTATTAGACGGAACTGTTATGACTGTAGATATGATTAAAGATTACGTATTAGCTTCTTCTCATAATAGAGAATGGTTTACTAAAACAGAGGAAGTACAACCTATAGGATTATTCCATAAAGATGGAACTCCTGTTGAAAATGAAGCTATATACGATGATGTGGAATATGTTCTTCAGTTTAAGCTTATAAAATCAGATATCATATATCACGAAATATCTCTATTAGATAGAGTTAAGAAATATATGTGGCTTAACGGAAATGCGGCAGATATAGATTTCTGTCTAGCAGCATTTTGGGTAAAGGCAGATAACGTATATAATCAAACAGAATATGAGTTTAAGAATGGTAAAAGACTTAGAAATGAAATATTTGAACCATTTACACCTACTAGTCCAGCTAAGAATAGTATGTATTATGCTATAAACGATAATTATGAACTTGCAAAAGGAGCTACTGTAACATTCGATATAATACGTAATGGAATAGTAATTCATACAGTAGAAGATTATCCTTTAGAAAAGTTATTTGGAACTAACGCTTTGAAAAATCCTATAAGACTTCCTAACTCTCGTCAAGCATATAGTGAATATATGATTAATAACTTATATTATATATTGACTGCTAATATGACTGATGTAGATTTAAAAGAAGCTTATTTAAAAGCTGGAATAAACTTTTATGGTTTGGAAGAACATATGGTAGAAACAGGACCTGATGGTGGAACTGAAAAGAGATTGATTAGCAGATATATACCTATAAATGAAATGGATATTAAAGTTAGATTAGGATGGACAGGAGACTTATTATCAAAAGGAGTTATCAGAGATAATATTCCGTATAAACTAGTAATAGACTTCATACCTACAATGTTATTACCATTTGTAAGTGGAGATGACTTTAAGGAACCCGATGATAAGTGTAAGCTTACAATAAAGAATTTCATATATGTGCCAGGTCGTTTTAAAACGTGGGAAGAATCGGAACCGCATAATACTGGTAAAAATATCGTATTAAGATTACTTACAGATAATGAATTAACGGATGATGGACAGCTTGCATTATTCTATAAAAATCCAAATAACTTTAACTACGGAGTTGGAGCTATAAGAGAAATAAATTATATGTTTACATCTGTCGTATCAGGAGGTACTAGAGGATTCTTTACTAGAATGCATCAAGCTAGATTTATGTGTTATACGCTAATACCTGTAATATGCACTCTTAGACACTTTGGTACATTTGGACCAGTTCAAAAAACATTAGGAGTATCATATCTTGATAAGAATGCCAAGCCTCATGATTATTGGTTAATAAATAATGAAAGATATAAACAAACGATAGGATTTAACGAAAATATACAATGGGAAAATAACGGATTAGTATATACGGCATATACAGAGCAATCTGACTACACATTTTTATCAGAGACTATTTTAAAAATAGGAGATGAAATATTTAAAAATGCATGGAGAAGATGGAATTTCCCTATGTATGGAGTTACTAGTAAAGAAGACTGGTATAGAGTTATGAAAAAGTTTCTAGGAACTACTATTGATGAAGCTGCGATTGGATATGATATATATTCGTTTCCACCTACTCATTTAGGTGCAGGCGGTAGTTGGCAAATAATAGAGAATTTATTATATAGTTCCGGACAAGGAACTGCTTTCGATAATACAGACCTACAACTTGGTGGTGGTGGACAATCACCCGCACTTATTAATACAGAAGACTTTGCTTCTACGACACCTACTAATACAAATGCAACTATGAATAGTTGGCGTATAAATAATAGCAAATTTAATAGCGAATATATTAGTCATATTAGACTTAATACGCTATATAATGGTGAAGTTATGACTAAAGCATACTTTATTCCATCGGGAACAAAATGGGATAAAAGATATAACCAGAATAATGATCCTAATTTTGTACGTGGAGCAAGTTTAATACCATATAAACAAAGAAATCCTATATATAGAATAATAGATAATACGACGTCTTTTAATGACCTTAATAAAAGAGTATTCTGGAGACATGTATTTGCATCTGTTTATAATGCATATATGGGTCAAATCACTGCAGGTACTGAAGCTGCAAATTCTAGTTTCTATACTATGACGCGTTGTATCGTGATGGAGCTTTTTTCACATGGTCCTAATTTTGAAAAAAGTGCAGTTGTAGCTGGTGCAGTTGCGAATGCAAGATTCGTTTGTATGATGAACCCTAATATGCTTCAAACTATTCAAACAAGCGACTTGATAACAGTGTATATACCAAAGGGACTTAATTCTAGATACATGGGTTACGTAGAGAAATAATACAAGTCTCAGTCCGAAACAAACTAATGTTTTGAACAATATTAAATTTAAAAGAAAAGGAGTGAAATAATAATGGCACAAGCTAAAAGAGAAAAGATAGTTTATGGCGACGCTACGGAATATAAAGAAGACGTTAAAAACGGTCTTATTATACCTAGAGAGCCGTCTAAAATATCAGATAGTCTTGCAGAAGACGTTAAAAAAGGAAGAGTGGTCGCAAGACCTGGACAAGCTGATACACATCTAGCTCATCTTTCATTTTCACAAGAAGCTTTACTAAACGGTACTGCTACTGATAAACAAGAAGAAATCGCTAAAAGATACTATGTTGCTAATATAGATGCAATCAACGCAGATAGAAAGAGACATGGTTTATCACCAATTACAGTTGAAGAAGCTGTAAATGCTGCTAAAGTGGTTTATGAAGTACTTAATAATAAAGGAAAGGAAAGTGAAGAATTGAAGAAAGACGTTGAATCAGGATCAGTTATATACAGAAGAGTTAATAAAGATTTAGAAGAAGAAGTTCTAGCTAAAAACGTAGAAAATGTATTTATAACTACAACTACTACGACTACAACTAGAATCTCTACAGGACCAGCTGCTGCACCAGGTGCAAGAAGCGGTCGAGTAAGAAGATCTACTACTGAAGAAGCTCCTGCTGGAACAGAAAGTGGATCAACGACACCAAATAAAAAGAACAAAGGAGATCAGTCTAGTGAAACAGTAGCAACTGAATTACCTCACGTTGCACCTGACCACGGTACGACTGAAACAGGTAGTGCTGGTGAAGGAGCCAGGCCCAGCAATGGAAATGGGGGATCATCTGTAACTCCTAGTCAACCTGAAGAAAATAAAGGAGGGACTGAAGCACCAGCTCCAGTTCAACCTCCAAGTCAACCTGAGGATAGCGTAGTGACTCCTGCACCTGAGACTAATCCAGTTCAACCAGAGGCTCCAGTAGAAAATCCTACTCCAGAACCTCCTGTTCATGTTGAAACTGAAGAAGAGAAGTTAGCTAAATATACAGAGAATGATTTTGATGGGTCTAATGCAGGTTGGTATGACGTAGAAAATCCTGAAACATACTATCAATTATTACCAGCAGACTCTACTATGCGTTTAGAACATGGTAAGACTTATAGATTAGTAGCGTGGAATACAGTTACTAACAGAGCAGAATATGTAGAAGTCAAACATCCTAAAGATTTATTAAGTGAGCATGTTCATGCAAATAGTACAGACTACGCAATTAGACCACAAGACAAACCAGTTCCAGGTGGACCTTATAAAGATATACTAACTATAGACTGGAATACTTTAAATGAATTAGATGACAATGCTCAACTTCATGAATACACTAGTGGATTATATTATGTATCGAATGAAGACTTAATTCCTATATTCCATCATACTAAAGGTTTAAAATGGTATGATTTTGATAATGTAGCAACTACATATGATGTAGATGACAATCATGAAACTTCTTATTTGACTAATGAGTTGAAAATAGATGTAAGAAAAACAGGAACTGAAGAAATAGTAATCTACACTATGCCTATATTATCAGAAGTGTTTACTCAAAAAGTAGAATATGATGGTAAAACTTATTGGATAAGACCACAAGATAATTATATTGATGAAGAGCATGTTAAAGACATAGTAATGCTAGATGCATCTAAATTAAATCCAGCATTAACTAATAATATAGGAGCTGTCAATGAGGCTTTCACTGTAGTAAGTAACAGAGTACTTCATGTGGAAACAGATGAAGAAAAGCTTGCTAAATATCATGAAGAAGACTTCAGTTCTAGTCATCTATGGTACAACCTAGATAATGTTCATGTTATGTACACATTACATAATGATGACTTACATAAAGTTATTGAACGTGGAAAGACTTATAAATTAGCTATGTGGAATACAGAGTCTAATAAAGCAGAATTTGTAGAATTTAAACATATAGCTGATGTATTTACTGAAACAGTACACGCTAATGAAATAGATTACTGCGTAAGACCACAAGACGTATATGTGGCAGGAGATGAAGGAAAAGACATCGTAGTATATGAAAAATCTTCATATGATGCAATGTCAGACCAAACTCTAGAAACTATGGTAGGAATAGTATATCAAAGTCATACTGCTAATTTAGCTCCTACTGTATACACATATGATAATGGATTTAAGTGGTACGATTTAAATGACCCATCACATGTTTATCTAGTACCAGATACTTATGCATATAATAACTTACTAGAAAACTTAGAAATCACTGTTAAAGATACAGCAACAGATTCTGAAATTAAGATGACTATACCTAATCCATCTATTATATTTACTAAAGATGTAGAATATAATGGTAAAACTTATGTAATGAGACCTGAAGATGAATATACTGAAGGTGGAGTTGAAAAGAATATAGTTATAGTAGATAAGTCTATGACAACAGGATTCGCTGTATATATGCAATCTGTATTAGGTGGTATTAAAGTAGTTTCTAATAAGTCTTTAGTTAAAACAGAATCATCATCTACTGAAGACCCTGTAGTAAATGGAAAGAAGCTTAGTGAGTATACAGAAGCTGAATTCGACTCTGCTACTACTTACTTTGATTTAGAAGCACCTGCTGATGTAAACGGAACACTGTATACATTAAGAGCAGATGCTGATAAACCATTTGATTTGAATACAGCACATGATTTAGTAATGATGGAAGCTTCTAGTAAGAAAGTTAAACTTGTACATATAGACCCAATCTTAACTACATTTACACATGAAGTGAAAACTGAATCTGAACTTGACATTATGTTAAGACCTCAAGATGCGTATGTAAATGGAGTTACTAGAGATGTCGTTTATATAGACAAGGCTGTCAAAGATGAAGCACGTACTGTAGCTACATTTATGCACTATGTAAGTACAGATAGTATGACTAACTTAAAGCCATATGAAGCACCATCTACAACAGAAACAAATCCAGCTCCAGAAACAGGAGGTTCTACTGAAAATAGTAACGATCCAGTAGTTCAAGGAAAGAAACTTAGTGAATATACTTCAGATGAATTCTATAAAAGTTCTAGTATAAAAATTCCTGAAGAACCAGATGATGATTTCTTAATAAGAAATGTAGATTTCAATCTTGAAATATCTACAAATGGAATCATAGAAATAGCAGTGCAAGGTAGAACTATGTATGGAATTAAAGCAACTACTGTAGCAGATCCTAAGACTGTATTTACTAAGAAAGTGCTTTACGGAAGTGAAGAATATTATATAAGACCTGAAGATGCGTACGATGGACATAATAGTAAGAGTATCGTAATAGTTCCTAAGGAATTCCTAGATATCTGTCCTACTACATTACAAAATTATATGAATCAGTCAGGATCTGTATACTCTGTATCTAATACTGACGTAACAGACCCAGATGCTCCTGCAGTTACACCGGAAGCACCTGCTCCTGGACACACTGAGACTACACCAAGTCCAAGTCCAGCTCCAGAAGCACCTAAGAATAATGAAATAGATTATTCTGGTCCTAACTTATTTAAGCAAGTTAACGGAGATTACGTATTCTTAGATGGTTCAGAAATCGATTATGGTGGAGAACACGATAATTTAGGTAATCTAGACAATCCATACGATATGTCAAAAGAGTACAATATAGCAACTCCATACAATGGTATACCTATGGAAAAACTAGTTAATAAAAATATCATAGTATACGGACCATCTGGTGACAAAGAAATCTTTATGTTCCCAGATTTACAATATATGTTCGATACAGAAGTTAAAGATAACTGGAATAGTGTATACTTAATTAGATCACAAGATCTTTATACAAATAGTAGTGAGTCTAAACCTATATTTGCTATAGATAAATCATCATTAGGTGAAAGACCTTTATACAGTTTAACACCTCATGAATTATTATATAATGGACCTTTAGTAAATAGACAAAATGATGAATTTCATCAATAATAAATAACGGGAGAGAAGATTATTTCTCTCCCAAATCATTTAAATAAGGAGGAATTATGAAACTTAGTTCTAATAGAATTCTATTAAGCCAAACAGATTTATTTACTACTATTAATAATAATAGTACGAATAAAATAGACTTAAGCTTTATAGAAAAAAGATATCATTTGGATAAGAATAGTTTTAAAACAGAACTAGACCTTATCCGTAGTAGAAATTATCCTTTGTTGAGACAAGTACTTTCAGCATTGGATAATGGACAAATCGTATTATGCGATAATGGAAACTTAAAAACATCTATCGTATATGTATTTGGAACAGATAAGTCTGATAACATATCAAACGTATTTATAAATATGTCTAGATATGTCACAAAAGAAAATGCGGTTGATGCTTCTACTGGAAACATAAAGCAAAATATAAGTACAGTAGGAGGATACGAAGAATTATTTAATCTTTTATTATCTGCATACGTAGGACTTAAAGCAAAACAAGTTTATAATAATAGTAAAGCGGTTTCTATTCTTAGAAATATTTATGCAGATATATTTAGTCAACTTATGTCTAAATCTTATGGAAATCCACTAGATGGAGAAACATTTAGATTTATAGTAAGCCACTTCTTCTATAATGGAGATATCAGTGGTCAAGACTTAGGAATGTTACTTAAATATAATCAAGATAGAGTAACAGCACTTATGCTTAAATATCCAGGGTATTTTGATAGAAGAGACGGAATACAATTATCAGAAGTTATAGATTTAATCTGTAAAGAATTCCCATCTCTAGCTAGAAACGAATTATCTACAGCTGGATTTATAGTAAATAGTGCTTCTAAGATAGGAGATAATGCATTATATATTTTAGATAATAATACGTACTTCTTAGCTATGTGTGTTGCTAAATCACGTAGATCAAAAGTATTTACAGGATATAGCTTAAAACCAATAGAATCAGATAGTAGTACATTATTAGCTACAATATATCAAAGTATAGTATAGGAGGAGATATATATGGATGAAGATAAACACATTCCTCCAGTGGGAAGTATCGTATTTATGAAAGCAGATGAAAATCCGGCAGCTACTTATCCAGGTACAGCTTGGGAACAAGTAGAGAATAATATATATTTCGTAACACAGGAAAAACAAGAGAAAGTGGCAGATGGATGGAAATATCCATTTGAAAAACCTACTTCATGGATAAGGGTGAAATAATATGAAATACTACTATTTATCAAAACTGAAATTAATAAATGAAGAAATACAAGTAATGAAAACAAGTGGAGTTATCCTTTCTGAAGAAAATGCAGATGCTTTATTTGGAGTAGGAGGATGGGTATGTTATTATGGAGAAAAGCTTCCAGCTAGAATGAGATTTGATACTACTACTAATAAAATAGTAGTATTGACAGACGATGCTCCTAAGAAGCATTTATATGCAGGAGTTGCATTATTAGAGGGAGTTGTAACAGAAGATAAGTTTGACCCAGCTATGTTTGTACGTAATGATGATTTAAACTTCTTAACTCCGCTAAAGCTTGGAGGAACTCCTGCATTTACATATCCAAATAAATCGTATTTTATGACTTTTAAAATGGACGGTACGCCAGTATCAGACCTTATGAAAGTTATAAGTGATCAATTTATACAAGTAACGCCATCTAATATAGATGCGTATTTTGGAAGAAGTCTTGTAGCAGAGGGTAATATTATATCAAAAGGATATATAGAAGCTCCAGATATAAGAACTACTTCTGGTATATCTATGGCTGGACTTAAGACTACTACTGATAATCTTAGTAGAGATATAGCAAACTTACAAGAATATGTTAATAGTATCACTGACGTAGTTCCTCCTGGAGTTATAGCAATGTTCCACACTGGTTATATTCCATATGGATGGACTGTATGTGATGGAAGAGCTGTTGCTGTTAATGCTATGACTGCAGAATATAGAAGAAATATAGGAAGTGTTACTCCAGATATGCGTGGATATTTTGTCCGTGGATGGGATGGAGGTTCTGGTAGAAACTACGGAAGAGGTCCAAATCACGTTCAAACAGATGCTGGACGTAACGTTACTGGATGGTGGCTTGGTGCTGAAGATATCGACTGGCATGGTAGCTGGGATGGAGGAGGAGCTGTATATGCTGACCACTCTAATGGTGCTTGGGCTGGTATCGGAGATGCCGATAGCGATAACTCTAGATGGGTTTTAGACGCCTCTAGAGTCTGGGGAGCTGAACATACAGCAAATGAATTCAGACCGGTTAACTATTCTGTAATATTTGCTATCAAGACTCACAAAACTCTCAGGAATTAGTGGTTCGGATTTAATTAACGAATTATATCGTGAAATAACAGAATATAAGTATCCTAAAGCTGGAGGACCTATACTTGGTTCTGCTAATGTTCGTGGTTCTGTTACTGTATATGGTAACGTAAGCGGGGGTTCTATATTCTATGCTAGATATAACGACTACGCAGAATACTTTAAAACTATGTTTATATATCCGAACCATATTTATGCTTATAATGAAGATGGACTTTGTACTTTAGCAACTAAGAAAGACAAAGTGATTGCTGGTATTTTTAGTACGTCTAACGCTCCTGCATTAGGAGACGAGAAAGATTCAGTACCATTATGTTTATTTGGAAGAGTAGAAGTAATAACTTTAGGAGAAGTAAGAAAAGGAGATTATCTTACCGTTTCTGATACTCCTGGATATGCAGAACGATATAATGGTTCTGGAGAAGTATTAGGAGTGGCACTGACGGATACTTATAATGGACTTACAAGAATATTGGTAATATAAAGGAGGATATATGGCATCACTTCAAGATATAATGAATGTCCTTGCTACAAAGTATGATAGATGGGGAGGAGAAATAAGTGGTTCTGTTTCTATTAGAGGTAGCTTGAGTGTAGACGGAGCAGTAGTTCCATCTGGTAGAGCTTTCGGAACCACATTCACAGACTATGCAGAATACTTTGAAAGAGGAGAAGATACGGAACACGGCGATATAATAATGCTTAACATTTATAGTGATAAAGAAGAATATGTTAAGGCAGTTAAAGACACTGGTCCTGTAGTAGGAGTTCACAATGATGACTTTGCTATGATAATAGGAGCAAAGAAAGAATTTGTAGAACATCCTGATATGGTAGAATTAAATAAGAAAGTACTTATACCAATAGCTCTTAAAGGAAGAACTATGGTAAAAGTAAAAGGGAAAGTATCATTAGGAGACATTATCGTAGCTTCTAAAGAACCTGGAATAGGTGAAGTTGATAATGAATGTACTGATAGATACAAATATGTGGGAAAAGCTATAACTGCTTCTGATGAAGAAGGCGTAAAGCTTATAAAAATATTAATTAGATAGGAGGAGGATTGCTTATGCCTAGAGATAGTTCTAGTTGTTGTGACAAACATTGCGGTAATTGTCCTAGAGACGGATGGAAAACAGAGAAACGGTCTATATGGGCTGTAACTCCAGCTACACCGTATACAAGTAATTATGATTATTTATCAGCAGATGAATATAATCTTCTTATAAATGAAATGAACGTTAATAAAAGTAATATGGGAGCTAATGTAGCAGTGCCAGGTTATATCGGATCTGGAACGCCTGCTACAGCTGCTATGTGGAATGCTACTTGTGATAGAATAATAGATTTAATAAACGCTGCTAAAAGTAAATACAGTGTAATGGTATTATCTAAAGGAGCGATTCATGAAGGTGGGTACGTTACTAATACCGGTAGTGGTGCTGAGAATAGAGGTAGTCAATTAGCAATATCAGCAACAGTATCTGAAGTAAACTCAAAGAAATACTCTAATGGAGAACTTTTATCTAGAGGAAAAACTATAGGAGATTTAATAAATATAGTTAGAAGAGCTAGAGTTCATTGTACATGCAATATAGATAATTATGAATACAAACCGTGTAATTGCGATAAACATGTGTGTAGAGACAGAGGTTGCTGCGATAAAACTGGTAGATAGAAAGGATTGCTTATGAAAACATATAGATTAGTTTTAAATGTAACTAATACTTGTAATATGAAATGTTTCTTTTGTTACAGAGCGTCTGCTAATACAAGTAAAAAAGACCATATGAGTATAGAGAATGCTAAGACTGTTATGGACTTAGTCTATAATGACGACAGATTTGAGAAAGATGTTCAATTTCTAGGAGCAGAACCTACTATGAATATGGAAGTCGTAAAATATGTTATGGATAACTATCCTGATTGTAATTATGAAATAACTACAAATGGTTATTTTGCAAATGATGAAAGTAATATTCCGTATATGAAACGTATGAATCATATAACAGTATCTATAGAAAGTACAGAGGCTTTATTTAATAAAGTTAGAGGAGGTAAAAATCTTCATGACTTAGTTGATAAAGTTTTAGCTATGAAGCATCCGAACTGTTCTTTTAGTATTACTGCTAATAAAGATTTCTTTAATAATATAGAGGAGTTTATTCCTTTATATAATAAGATAATGAGTAATGGATATAGTATATCATTTAAACAGCTTGATGCTGTGGATAATGGATTTGTAGATACTAAAGACTATTTAACTTGCTTAAAAATATTAAGAGATTTCTTTCATAAAAATATTAAGTCAGAACAGTTTGACCAAGATACTTGTGCTTTAGACAGAGCTATAACAGTACAGCCAGATTTGAGCGTATTACCGTGTCATGGATTTGCAGGTCATATAGACTTAGGTCTTAAAATAACAGAAATACCTGATATTTTATTTGCTGTAAATGAAATGGCAGATATGTTTGCAGTTCATAAAGATAGACCACTTCCAATATGTAAGGGATGTATACTTGAAAATAAATACTGTAGAAATAGATGTAGTGTTTCAGGAGGAATTCCATTATATGTAAAAGATAAAGAGTTATTTGAAAAGCAATGTGAAATGCGGATTATAGCATATTTATTATCGACAGGAGAAATAGAGATATGAAACTAGAAGAAATTAAACATATAGAACTTACGACTACTAAAGCTTGTAATATGAGATGTACTTATTGCTATGAGAAAAAAGATAAGAAATCTGTATTTACAAAAGAAACAGCAGATAATATAATAGATTTAGTAAAGAACTATTCCAGTATAGAAAGCATTACACTATTTGGAGGAGAAAGCTTATTACCTGAAATAGCAGATGATATAATGAAGTTCTTAAAAGATTTGTATGATATAAGAAATAATCTAGTTATATCAATTATAACTAACGGATATGAAACTAAGGAAGTAGAGCATATATTGGATTACATTGCAGATAACTTTGAAGAACTTCAAATACAGTTTAGTTTAGATGGATGTAAGGAAGCACATGATATATGTAGAAAAGATTTGCATAATAATGGAACATTTGATGATGTATTAAATAATGTTATGTATACATTAAATAAATACAAAGATAGAGAAAATGTTCATATACATATTCATCATGTAGTATCTTTAGAAAACATAAAATATCTTGTAGAAACAGTATGTTTAGATAACGAATTAATAAAAATGTTTAAAAATTATAGATGTTCTTATAATAGTGAACATAGTATACACACAGAACCACATGATGAGGAAGCTCTTTTAGATATGCTTGAACAGCTCCATCAAATATATCTGAATGGAGATTTGCATCCTCTTATATGGGATTCATTATTAAATGTAGATGATTATCTATGGAAACAACATTCAAGATGTGCTTTTACAAGACGTAATATGGCTGTAGACCCAAATGGGAATTGTAATCCATGTCATTTCTTTACAGATAAAGATAAACATGTTTACTATAATGTAAACACAAAAGAAATAAATGAAGAGGCTTATGCTAAAACAAAAGCATTTGAAGAAGACTCTAATATAGTGTCTGAACTAGGTAGAGACTGTAGTACTTGTCCTGGAATAGGATTTTGTGCATATTGTGCAGCCTCTAGCTATGTTCAAACTAATTATAAAGATAAAACTATAGTAGGAAGTACTGCATGTAGCTTTGCTTATACTATTGCTAACTGGACATTACAAACATATAATGATGGGTGTAGACCATATCACGATGAAGAATTTCTTAAAGAGGGATTAGCTTTATTAAACCGTTTAGCAAATACTATAGATAAAAATCCTGATAATGAGAAACTTGTAAGGGCTTTTTTGTACCTTAGAATTAAATATAGATTATATGGAGCAGATATATAAAGGAGGTATTATGGAAAGAATAGTACTTAACACCATAAGGAAATCAGATGTTCCTTTTATAAAAAATGCTACTACTATTATGACTGAGTTTCCTCCATTTCTTCCTAGTATGAATGTAAAAGAAAACTTTGTAAAATTCGTTTCAGATGACGGATTATTACAAAATCAAAGAACAGCTGAAGATGGATATAAAAATCCATTTGAGACGCTTAAAACTATTATGAAGAAATACGGAGACCAAATCGGAGCTCATACTCTTAAACTTAATTTAGTAGCTACTATAGTAAAAAAAGAAGAAGTAGAACTTGAATATAATGATGATTATGTAGCTAAAGAAGCTGTGGAAACTGAAGAAGAAAAAGAAGATAAACACGATTGTCCAGAATGTAAACTTATAATTGATAAGATTAATGCTGGAAGTAAAATAATAGGAAATATAAATCTACGTAATACTGCTATAGAAACACCATACGCAGTTTTAGAAACATCTAATTCTTTGACTGAAAGTATAACATTAGAAATGGATAACTATAATTTTAATGTACATTCGTCATTTAACTTATTTGATACTACGTATAAAATTATAATGCTTAAAGTAGTATCTATAAGTGCAGATACAAACGCAGTATATAACACTATAGAAAGTATTAGAGATATGCTTTTAAATAATGCATCAGATAAATATGTTCATTATTTATTAGAATACAGTGCAGAAGCAGTATTAGAAAAAGTAGAAATGAGTGCATATATTATAAATTCAGCAGAGCTTAGAACTCTTATAGATGGAGAACTTAGAATAGCTCCTATTCACAATGATGGTAAACATATATTATGGATACCTATAAGATACACTAAGCAACCATACTTAAATAATATAAAAGGACATGGTAGATTTGACGATATAGCTACAAATTATATAGATATAGTTATAGGACATGTAAGAATCAAGAAAAGAGATATAGTTAATAATAATGATTATATAGAGCATCATAACGAACTTAAATGGCTTGAGTCAGTAGGATTCGGAGATAAAGAACTATTATTATATATTAAATAACTATACCTTTTTTGGTATGTTAATATAGTTAATACCCTGATTTAATTCGGGGTATTGACATTTATTTACGTCAAAAAAAAATACTCACGTGTGTGAGTAACTTTTCTTTTAATACTACATATATATTAAATTGAGGAAAGAACTAAGTAATATTATAAAGATACTTAAATATATATAATTATCGTTTTCATAACTTTATCCAGCCTCAGACCCAAACAATGTCCTGTGAAATATAAGATATAAAAGGAGGGTAATAATATGCCGTTATTTGGTGAAAGAACTAAAGTTCAAAAGGCTGCTGATGACGTATTAGATAAAGAAACTAATAATTTAGGTAAAAGCAAGCCACAGATTGATATAGAACGTAGTGGTAAAGGCGATCTTAATGCATCGGAACTTAATAAGATGTACGATAAAGAATATCAAGACGCTAAACTAAAATTAAGTAATGATTATGATAGTTATCCGAATCCATATGATACTAGGACGCAAGAACAACGTACTTCTAAAAAAGACGTTCTAGCAATTTCCAATGCATCATATGGAAATTCATTACTAGAAAAAGTCGTTAATAATACAAATGCATTAGAATACCAAAATGCTGTATTGAAATTTCAACAGCAACAAGTAGATTTACTTACTACGATAGCAAATAGTATAGTATCTATTGGTAAAGTTATAGTAACTCCAGAAGCTGCAAAGCAGAATGGAGATGCTCCAGAATACGAAAAGAAATATTCTACTATGGCTAAAGCTTTAGGAGGAGCAGACTTAGCTACAGCTTCTACGGAAGGACTTATGGCTTTATGGAAGAAAGTAGATAAGAATGGATATTTTGAACTTGCTAAAAGTATGGTAGGTTTAGTTAAAGATATGGTTGAAGATGGTAAAATCAAGCAAATAATCAAAGATAATATCAAGGATAAAATGCTAGATATACTACCATTCGGAATAGGTCAAATGTTTAGAGAATGGGAAACAGACCCTGTTCAATTCTTCCAAGATAAAATACATAAGATGTCATTTAGTGGTAATAAGCTTGATAGAATGGCTGCTAAAGGATTTGAGTCATATAATAGTATTACTTATCGTAATACACGTGAAATAAAAGATTATTCTGGAAAGGCTTTTTATTCTCAAAGAGCAGAGAAGTCTATCACTGAAATAATTCCAGAATACCTAGCAGAAATCTTAGCTGCATTACGTAAAGATGAAGCTAAGCTATGGGATTGGAAAGAAAATAAATTCGTTACAAGAAGTAAACTAGCTATTCAAGAACATAAAGCCAATGCTCAAAAAGATTATAAAAATTCATTCAGAGAAAATCAAACAGATACTGTAGATTTATTTGAAGAAATTATTGATGAATGGGGTGAAAATAGTGATAGTTTAGCAGATGCTGTTAAAGTATTATTCAAACCAGGAAAGAATAAACAAGGTAAGCGTGTTTTAAATAATCCTAAATTATTTAATGCCTTTGTAAAGAGATTTACAGAAGTATATGATGAAAGAGCATTTCAAGCGTTAGCTCAAAAGAAAGTAGATTATGATGCTATTTTAAATAAAATGGGATACGACCCTATTCGTAAAGAAATGATGCGTCCGTATTTACAAGCATTCCATGCTATAATATATAGAAATAGTCAAGGAGGTACAGTAGACCTTTCTGATTTAGGAGCTGCTTTAGGCGACTATAGAGATAGTTACATGGAAGGTAACTTAAATTACACAGAACACCATTATGGAGAAGGCAGCTTATCTAAAGGTGGAAAAGATGTTAAGAAATGGGTAAATAAATTTCTAGATAAAGCTCAAAATCTTGGTAAAGAGGGAGCTGACATCCCAGGATTATTTAGTAGACTTACTATGGGAGAGCAAGATGCTATAGACTCTGCTATAAATAGTGAAAATACATATATTAATACAAATGTAGTTTACATAAATGCCGCATCTGTAGTTGGAGCAGGTAGAGGTAAAGGTCGTATTAAAGTTCCTACAGGAGGATTTACTCCATTTACTACAAATAAAAAGAAATATCCTACAGCTGAAGAAGTATATAATAGTATAGGAGAAGCAGCATCATTTGAAGACGATGATTATGCGAATGCAACTAGAGGAGCATCTGCTGGATATTCATTCTTAGAGGGTAACACAAAAGCACCTGGAGATATAGAAGAGTATGCTGCAGAAAAATACCAAGCAATGTACACTACATTTAATAGAGAAGATTTATCAGCACTTGGTTCTGAAGGTAAAAGAATATCAGAAATGCTTAAGAACGCTTCTGAAGAATTAGATGATAATGCCAGTGCAAATGATAGAAAAAGAGTTTTTGATGCCAGAAAACAAACAGAAATAGAGATGCACAAATTCAATATGGCTAGTGAAATATTTGGAGTTCTTAGTAGAAATGGTGCTACTAGAGCTGCTTATAATTCGATGGACCCTAGAGAAAGACCCGAAATAGGCGGTAAACCTTTATTAGATAATCCATCTCAAATATTACCATTTATAAAAGCTAGTGGAGGTAAATTTGAAACAGACTGGGATGCTTTATCTAAAGCTTACTATACGTATGGTATGTCAAATACTAAGATATTCACAGACTATATGGACCAAATGAGACAAGATTCGTCTCCAGATGTTAAAGGAGCAGGAGCTGCGGCAGCTATGAATATGTTTAGAGTCGTATGGCAAGACCCTAGACTTGAAGGAAAAGCTGGAATGGCTACTGGTGGATTACTTGGATATATGGTTGGAAATATACTAAAGCAAAAAGGTATATTCACATCTCCTAAAGCACCATTGATGCTTGGAGGATTGATGGCTGGAGCATCAATGCTTCCTGTAGTTAGAAAAAGTATGGAAATGATGTTTGGAGTAGAATCAACAGTAAAAGACAGTAATGGGACAACTAATGCTCAAAAGGCTATGGCTAAGATTATGAATGTAATAATGCCGGTTGCAGCTGGAGGAGCTGCAGGAGCAGGATTCTATAAGATGATGAGTAAGTTAGGACCTGCTGGAAAAGCAATAGGTATAATGGGGTTTGCTCCAGTTGCATTCATGGGTGCTGCTATGCAAAAATCAATGGGTAGTGGTTTAGGCGAATGGTTATGGGGTAAGAAAGATAAAGATGATAGTAAATTTAAGAAATTTGGTAAACTCTTAGGAAGCGTATTACCTAAATCATTTAAAAAGTTCTGGAAAGCTAGAACTAATGACATCACTCCTGCCGCTCATTATGCCAATGCATTACAAGCGATGTTACCAAAAATATTAACTGCTAATGATAAAGCTGGTCCAAAAAAACGTGCAGAGCTTGAGGAAGAGTTTTATAAGGTTATTAAAGAATTACAAGCTATGGATGAAGACGATACTGATGTGGAAAAACAAAAAGCACCTATGGAAAGCTTTAGAAGAAGAATACGTAATGCCATTAAAAAATATCTTGGACCAGAGCATGAGGCACAACTTGGAGAATGGTTTGAGGCTATAGAACAAGAATACGATGCTGGAGTTCAGGCAGCACAAGATAGAGTGGTGGATGACCCAGAACTAGCGAAGCAAGATTATGTTACTGGTGCTGATAAGATGATAAATGAGATGCAGAACCGTATAATCGAATCTGGAAAAGATTCAAGGACTATTGGAGGCCAAGAAATAACTGGTATGTCTTCTAAAGAACAGGTTAATGAAGCTATGAAAGCTGAATTTGAAAAGAATGCTGCTAGATGGGCTGAATTAAAAGAGTCTGTTCTTGATAGTTGGAAAGAGGCTAAAGACCTTGGTATGGAAGGTTCTCAATTACAAGATATCGCTAATAAAAGAGATAAGTATTTAGCTGCACTTAAAGGAGACGATCCTGTTGAAAAAGCTGCAGCTGCAAATGAATTCTTAAATGCGTATATGGGAGTTCCTCCTGAAAGCTATTCTGTAATGAAACACAAACTTCATGGATTGAGTCAACTTAGAAGTGAAGTTTATACAATGGGGTCTAATATATTAAAAGATGGAGAGCCTTTTACTGAAGCTGAACAAAAGTACTTTAATAATTGGCTTAAAACTAATATACCTGATTTATATGAGATGGTCACTAGTAAGGCGTATAAGAATACGACTACAGAAAATATAATGGAGAATGTTCAAAATTTATTTAAAAATAAACAAGTAGTCATAGATGAAAAATCAGCTGCAGACTTTATAGGTTCTGTAGATGGGTGGAATAACCTAGCGAGTCAAATATTAGACAGCGGTAACTATGTTAATTATGTTAACGGTGTTACTAGAAGAGGTGAAGATGATAAACGTGTAACTGGTCAAAAGACAGCTGAAGAGATGAAGAAAGTCAGAGACTTTATCGCAAAAGCCTCTGCCGCACCAGATGATAATATAACGACAGGACAAGGTTATCGTGGAGTTAAATCAGATAGATATATACCAGAAGCATATTTGAATATTAGAGCTGTAAGTTCTAAGAATGTTTGGGGGATGAATGACTTCGCAGATATATCTATAGCAGGGAAATCTGGTAGTCTTGTAGGATGTAGTGTGGCTACGATGAATAACATCCTGCATTATTTAGGTATAAAAGAAATAAGTCAAAATTCATTAGCAGTACATGCTAATAGGCATAGCAATAGTAGTGGAGTTAAATACAGTTTCTTTTCTACTATCGCAAATGACTTAGGATTACATTATAGAATACTTACTGCTAAAGCTAATATATTTAACGAAACTTTCTTTAAAGATAATGGAGACGATTGTGCATATGCGGTATTACTAAATAACTATAATGGAACAGGACACTTCGTATTCTGTGCAAAACCTACTAAAGATGGAACTATTACTATGATAGACCCTATGGGTAAAGGACGTAAAGAGAAAGTGTCTATTTCTGATATCACTTTAAGAGCCACTATCATAGTACAAATAGCTAAAGGAAGACTTAGGTCTAGACCTGGAAATGCCGCTGCTTCAAACTGGATAAGCAAAACTACTGGAAAAGTAACAGATTTTGGTATGATGTCTGATATAGTAGATGAAGACGATGGAATATTCTCAGGTATGGGTCGTAGAAGAGCTAAAATGGGAAGTAGAAAGCGTGCTAGAAGAGAGAAATCAGCTGCTGATAACATTAGAAATGTTACAGGTATATTACAAAATGATTCACAACGTGCTGGATTAAAACAAGTCTTAGAAGATTTATATGAAAAAATGGAAGATGGACAAGATAAAGAAGATATGTCTGCGTTAATAGCTACATTAGGACTTAGTATGGTTTCTGGTGCAAATGATAAGAAACATGCTAAGCGTATAATATCTTTATTAAGACGTATAGATAAAGGTTCTGGAAAATATACATCTGTATTAAATCAACTGATGAATTCAAAAGAAACTACAGATGCACAAGAAGAACAAAATAAACAAGAAGAAAATATTGAAGCAATAAAAGAAAATACTGCCAAGACAGCTGAAAATACTCAAGGTGGAAATGCAAATGGAAATAATGGTACTACTAAAGCCGCTGGGCAATCTAAAAAAGGATTACTAAAAAGCTTATTCGGTCTAGGTGCTGGACTTATACCTAAGTTACTTGTATCTGCATTGGGTATGGGTATTGCTTGGAAAGGTCTAGGATTTGCTGGAAAAATATTTGGAACTGGATTTAAGCAATTTAACAGAAATACATTACATAATATGCTGGATGAAGAGAAAGAGCAAACTATAGACCCAGAAACTGGAGAAGTAGTTGATAATGGACATTTTAGAGATTATTCTAAAGCTATTAATGGAACTAGGTCTCTTATTAGATGGGGAAAAATGGCATTGCCAGTTGCTAAATACTCTGCTAAGCTCGGGATTAAGTCTGCTATGTATAGTATTAAGCACGTAGGTAAAATAGCATCCACAGCTGGAAAGCTAGTCGGAGCAGACAAGATAGTTAAAGGATTAATGACCGCTCTGGGAAAATTTAAGAATTTATTACTAGATCCTAATGGGAAAATAGGTAAATTTATCATAGATAAAGGATGGAATAAAGCTATAGAGCCTGTTATAAATGCTATATCTAAACTATTTAAAAGGAAAGCTGGAAATGTTGCTAAAAAAGCAGCTCAAGAGGGAGCTAAAAAAGGATTTGGCTCATTCTTAAAGAAACTACCTGGTATTGGATTAATATGGAATCTAGGTCAAGCTGCAGTATCGTTATGGCAAGGTTATAAACATGCTGGACAATTATTGAAAGTAAATGAAGATATAGTACCTACTAGTACAAGAATAATGACTGCATTTGCTAAGATGATGTACGATGTTGGACCTGAATTATTACTAAACATGCTTAAATTAACTCCAGCTGGATTCTTAGGATTTGCAGCAGAAGTGCTTATAGAAGTTCTTAGACTTATTTTTACATGGGATGACTTAGTAGAATTCTTTGGAATAGGTAAATCATTAAGAGAAGCTAAAACAGATGCTAATAGAGATGAACAAAAAGCAGCTAGACTTGAAAAGAATCTTGATAAAGAAACAAAAGAAGAAAATGAGAAAATGGAAGGAGATAGTAAAGAAGCAGACCCTAAAAATAATGGAAGAGAAAAAGTAGCGGAAGGAACTGTATCTACGCTTACAAGTTATCGTTCACCAAGTGGAAGTTCTGGTTCTCGTGGAGGTGGTGGAGCTTTTGGATATAGTAGTTCTAGTTCTGGTTCCGATAGAGGAGGATATGCCGCAAGTTCATATGGACCGACATCTGCATCATTTAGTGGTGGAGATATTCAATTCGGAGCAGGAGACGGAGGTCATATAGGAATTTCATGGCCTTATACTTTAGACGAATCTAAGAAAGTATTTGGTTGGGATGCGATGTCTAACTGGGAAAAATTAAAACCTATATTCGTAGCAGTATCTAAAGCTACTGGAGTTCCTTTAGATTTACTTGCTGCCAATGCGTATAATGAAAGTAGGTTTAGACCACATGCAAAAAATCCACGTGCTACAGCAGGAGGATTATTCCAATTCATAGATAGTACTTGGAATAAATATGCTCAAATATTAAAGAGTCAATGGGGTATTCAAAATCCAGATAAATGGAATGCAGTTCATAATACATTAGCTGGTGCTTTAATGAATAGAGATAACTATAAGTTACTGAAACCTAAACTAGAAAAGTTAGGAATGCCTGTTAACCCAGGTGCTTTATATATGGGAATGTTCTTAGGTCCTGGAAGTTCTGGTGGAAAAGCCGGAGCAATACCGTTCTTTGAACACTTAAAAAATAATGCTGCTGAATCTGTTCATTCTTTCTTCAGTAGTTCTGTTATAAAAGCAAATCCTAATTTACCGAAAGCTGGAACATTAGCTGGGGTATGGAATTGGGCTCAATCACATATGGGTATGAATGAAGATAAAATTGGACCAAAAATTATGGCAGATGTTAGAGCGACGCCAGGTGTTGTGATAGGTATGGCTGATGGATTTAAACCAGTTCCAGCTCCAGTTGGAAACGATGCAGCGAGTGTAAATAATACATCAACTTCTAACACGTATAGTGGTTCTGGTTCTGATAGAAGTACTACGTATGACGTTGGAAAAGACGCTAAACAAACTACATCAGAAGCTAAAAATACAGGAGGCGTTTCAAATTCTAAATGGTCTATGATGGGTGAAGGAGATGTTAAAGCTAAAAATCCAGCCACAAGAAGTGGTTCTGATAGAAGTACTGCCTACGATGCACCTATGAAAGTAGAATCTAAAAAAGATAATAAACCAGTAACTCCAGCTACTAGAAGTGGTTCTGATAGAACTGCTATCTATGATGCTCCGATTAAATCACAATCTTCTACTACTAAATCTGGTAGTGAAGCTAGTGCAATTATGGAAGCATTAACTAAAGGAGCTGCTAATCAAACACAAGCTATAGTAGTAGGATTAGACCAAATATACAAATCTATAAATAAACTTATAGATGTAGTAAAGAGCAATAACACAAGTACAATGAGAGATGCAGCTTCGACTGCTGGTAGATAAAGGAGGTAATGAATGCTTATAGAAAATGATATAACCGGTTCTGGTAGTCCCGTAAATAAGAAGACTACGTTTCCAAAAGGAAATAGTAAGAAAGGAAAGGGCAAAGGTAAAGGTAAGGGTAAATCGAAAGGTAACTCTAACTATAATGATAATAAAAAGAATGGTAGAAATGTAGGGGCAGATAAAGCCCCTCCTAAAGATTCTAGTAAGTCTAATAGTGCAAAGCAAGAGGCTGTTGCAGATAGTTTAGCAGCCATTAATGGAATTGGTAGTACTAATGCAGAACTATTAGATAGAAACGTTGACGAAAGACTTGCTGCTATTAAAAAGCAGAATGCGTATCGTAGGACAGATGAAGTTAAACAAGCTGCCAATAGACGTATGCTAGAACACGTGCCAGATGACTTATCATTTGCAGCTGCAGCTGGTATGATAGGAGATGGTAAAGTCAATGATGCAGTATTGGCTTCTATTAAAAGTGCTGGAGTTGTTAATAAAGATTCTGATGAAGTATCTGCTGCTGTAGACGTTGCTATAGATTTACATGCTATATCTGGTATAGTGGGACTTCCTTATATGGCTGATAACGTAGTAGACCCTCCTCCTTTATTTCATAATAGTGAGCTTTCTGGAACTATAAACAGTTGGGAACTTGGAAGATGTGGAAGAGATTATACTAAGAGAGTATTAGAAAGAGGACAGTTCTTAGTTCTTATGCCAATAGAATTGCGTCCTAATATTACAGATACTATTGGATATGCTTTATCTGGAGCTACTGGAGGTTTCTTCTCTGGAGGATATTCTTCGATAGTAAAAACTATAGATAGCGTAGAAGAAAGACTTAATTTAGCATCATATGGATTTACAGCAAAGATAGCTGCAAAAAGATATTGGCGTAATGTTCAAGCACATGCTAAAGCTATATTTTATTCTCTTGGAATAGAAAACTTTAATACCAATATGTTTGGAGGATTTAAGAATCCTGAAGCTAAAGAAAATATGAAAAGATTTTTACCAGATTATTTAGTTAATAACGTATATGCTACTAATGATATGAATGTCATATTGCAAAATATGGCTTCTGATAGCGAAGAAGAAAGTGAATTAGCTGAATTTGAAGAAGCTATGAGGAAGAATGCTGCTGAAGAAAAGGCTTCTAGTGGTAGTGATAAAAAGAGTAAATATAGCTCATTATTAGGTGGTGCTGCAGATGCTGTGTTAAATGTTTCTGATAAATTAGAAGGAACACTAACTGGATGGGGTGATAAGCTTAAGAATGCTGGAAATGTATTATTTAATGACAGCTTGAGTAACTCATTATCTAATACATCTCAAGATGAAGACTTTATGCACGCTACTAGAGCAATGCACGATGCTTCTATGCTTACACTGATTCAATACGTAATGAACGCTGATAAAGATGACTATTACTTAAAGACTGCTCCTTATACTGTATTCTACTGTAATGGACCTATTGATAGAAACTATAGTTGGAGTATAGAAACAGGAGTTTCTAAAATAGCTGAAAATAGTATCGTCGGAGCTAAGAAAGGAATGAAAACTGGAATATTAGGAGCTGCAAGTTCATTTCTTAATAAATTTGGAGGACAGGCTGCAGCACCAGCTGGAGATGGAGCAGCTACTGGAGACGGAGCAAATGCTAACGGACAAACTGGAGTTGCAGAAATGGGCGATAATATGGACTTAGTTGCAGAAATGACTAACGAATGGGCTTATCATAATAATGGAAATGTGTTAGGAGGGCTTCTTATATCAAACTTGTATATTCCTAAAGTACAACAAGGAAGCGGAAGTAACTTCAGCTATTCTGTAAGTATTAGAGACATGGCTCTTTCTTCAGATAGATATAGTCTTGCTAGACTTCATTTTACTCTAGCATTATTATTACCATACGTATACCCTGCTAATATGCCTAGACAGACATTAATAATTCCTACATCTGCATTATATTGTGCAGCATTCTCTAAGGGAGTTATAAACTGTCCTAGAGCTGTTATAAGCAATATGAGTGTTAAGACTGATAATACATTCCAAACTACATTTGGAGTGCCTACAGAATTAGATATAACGCTACAAATAGACCCTATATACACACAATCTACAATGCCAGATTTTAATAAGTATTGGAGTATAAAAACAAACTCTTCATACTTCTTAGGAGCTATGTGGAATCCGATGAGTTCGTTTAATATGTTGGCTACAATGTGTGGACAAAATACTGTGTTCTCAAAGATGCCGAAAGGATTATTCGCATTCTTCGCAGAAGCTGCTGTAGAATCTTTCTTTAATACTATAGGAAATGGATATGGAAGCTTTAGAGCATCTATGCGTGACTATATGTCATCATTGAGAATGAATTCAGGAAACTATAAAATGATATAAAGGATTGATTATATGGCGTCTAAAGCAAAATATAAGAATAGAGACACTTCCCGTGATTATGCTGAGGAAGTGTCTGTTCCACTAGAAATAAAAAAGAAATTTACAGATATAAATCTAAATAAAGGTATAAAGATAGTTTTATATGGAGCACCATTTACTGACTCCAGACCACGTACAATGGCTTCTGGAGCTGTAGCTATGGTAAATATGGAACTTATGAAGAAAGTATTTGTGGATGTATATAATAGAAGTATTCTTAAAGATACTGTTATAATAAGTCCCTATGTAATCGTTCTTCATGCATATAAAAGACCTACAAACGAAACCGCTAGAAAGTTCAAGAAAGACTTTAATAAAAGGTTACAAACATTATATAAGAATGAGCAGATACATGATATGAGTATAAACGACGTAGATAATATGATAAAAATACACAATGATATCTTATTTGAGCCAGAGTTTAGAGTGTGTTTAGATGATGCTTGGAATATAGCTGATACTGACTGCTTTAAAGTCTTATCTGATAACGAAAGAGTTGAGCTATTTATTTATTATACTGACCAAATAAATGCGTATATGGAATGGAATATACAACGTAGTGCAAAATATTATACATATATGATATGTGATAAATATAGAAGAATGCATAAATTGACATTTGAGCAACATGTAAAACACATGCGTAAAATATTTGATAGGCAGCAAATGCTATGTAAGAATAGAGAATCAGAGTTATTAGCATTACTTAAGCGTACGCAAAAAGTATTACAAGAATGGTCTGCGGAAGATATAAAGAACATGGCGAATATGAATGAAAGAACATATACTAAGAGAGATGCACAAAATAAAGTATTACTACTTATCACTAAGGGAAATAAAATATGTACTGATTTAGTAAGTAAATATTTAATAGTAGATGAAGGAGAAGAAAATGTTACAGAACACGAAGGATTATATACGTTCTATTAGAAAAGAATGCGAAACTAATGAGGAACTTATCGCTAGAGTTATAGAAGATAAGAAAATATTTGCTATGGTTGCAAGTATCACACCAGGTATTAATACAATAGTATTAAAAAGCCTGTTACAAGATAAAGATTTTATAAATAGTTTATAAGGAGGATATTATAATGAATAATATTAGTGTAGATTTGGATATGTTACAACTTAGAGATAAACTTACTACAAGAGTATTTGGTAGTATAATTGCTAACATAAATCCAGGTACAAATGAAAGAGTTAATGCATCTGCATTAGAAAATATGGGAGTGACTTATGATTATATAAGAAATATGTTAGATAGAAGACCTAGAAATATACTTACTCCTGTATTAGAAACAGCTGTAAGTCATATAGACTACGCTTCTGAAAAGTTTGTATTAGACCATAATTGTAAATTCAGCACTACTGAAGACAGATTTGAAAAAGGATTTTCTATGGAAGATGCTGGAGAAGCTGCTTTTGAAGAAGAAGACGGGGATATAACTTCAGGTATTATTGCAGATATGATAGAAGACCTATCTAAAAAGCATAGTACTGAAATTAGGGATTTGGCTAAATATATACTTAAACTTGAAAAAGAAAAACAAGGAGAAGATAAGGAGTTAGCCGAACAAGAGGATAACGACTATGTGCAAGAAGATGATGATGTTTTTGGAGACCAAAATGAAGAAGGGGATAATGGTACTGGAGAGGGTGATACTGAAAATCCTTTCGGCGACGATCAAAACTCTGAAGAAGGTGAACAAGAATCTGGAGAGAATGAATCAAGCTCTGACGGCGACGATTCAAATCCATTCGGTTCAGATGATGGGGATTCCTCTTCTGGAGATGAGAATACATCTTCTACAGATGGTGAAAACCCATTCTCATCAGACTCAGACAGCGGCGAAGCGAATAATGGAGAGTCTAGCTCAGATTCGTCTGAAAATCCATTTGCATCAAGTGACGACGGTGAGTCTGGTTCTGATGATTCCTCTGATGATATCTCTTCTAGTAGTGATAGTAATCTCAACAGTGATAATCCTTTTGAAAGTTTCATGGCTTCTGTTAGAAAAGGTAATCGTTATACTAATGTGTTTAGAGCTGTAGGAATAGAATCAGGAGATATAGTTAATTATGTATTTGATACAGTAGGAACTGAATATAAACAAGAATTAAATAATTTATTTGAAGAGTTCGGAATGGAATCTCCTCAATTTAAAGCTAAGCAAAAAGAAGTAGTAAAAATATCTGAGGTTGCCATAGAAAGCATCTGTGCGTCTATTGCTACGATGTTTGGACTTGGATTACCATTAGATATGAGTAGAATAAAGTATTATAAATAGGAGGAAGAAAATGATATTATACGAATACGATGACATCTGTGATACGTTTGCTCAAAAGCTTAACTATCCAGCAAAAGCTATAAAGTTTAATATAGCGATAGATATAACAAACTGTACTGATAACAGAGTAAAGATGAATGCTATTAATATAATACGTGCTGAAAATTATAATAAGAATACGTATTATCCATATGTAAATATGATTGAAATAGTAAATGATAAAAGAATATTACAGGAATTTCCTATATTTCATTTTCCATTTAACTACAAAAGTCCATTTACAAATATGATAGATGAAAGGTTAGCAGAGCTATCTAAACAAACTAAAGTTCCTTTCACAGTATCAGTAGTGGTTATAGCTAAATCTAGAGGAAGACTTAATAATAGGTTATTTGGATATTATAAGACTCTTAAAGTTTCTGATAAAGGAATTCAATATGATTGTGACTTTATTAAAGAAAAGAGCGAATGTATGAAAGAATTGGAGCGTATTAATACGTTGCTTACATATGTTGGTAGTAGAACTTCGTATAAAATTAAGCATACTTTCTAACTTTTTTATACAATAAAATTATAATGCAGGGATGTAAAATTCCCTGCTTTATTTTTTTGTTAGCCAGATAACTATATATATTAGGTCGTATTTAGGTTTTATTAAATACGATTAAAGCAAAAAGGAGGAAAAGAAAATGATTGAGAACTTTTATTTACCACCAGTGGTAGAATCCCTATCTGGTATTCCATCAGGTAGAAAAGCTCTATACGAAGCTACTGTTAAACAAGTAGAAGAGAATAAGAAGAGTGTAAAGATAAAGTATGGTATGAGTTTTGATACCATAAACTTAGAAGAGCTTTATAAAAAAGATATGGAATCTGGTAAAGGGTTTATTATAGATACTAATGTCAATTATGATAATATAGATAGTGAAAGAGACTCATTAATAAGTAAAGACAGTATATTCAGTTATAAGTTTGGATTTCGTTCAGACGACCCTAAGCAAGTACAAGCTAAAAGATGTAGTTGTGCTTGTGGAAGAACTGTAAGTAGTACTCCTGGAGGAACTTGTGAACATTGTGGAACATTAGTAACTCCTGTACAAAAAGTGAGAGGTTGGATTATATCAAAGAATTTTAAAGTGTTTAATCCGACGTGGCTTACACGTTTTTTCAAATATGCAAAGAAGACTTCTATATCAGAGAAAGAGATTAAGAAGGATTTGTTTAATTGCAATAAGAGAGATGGGATTAAGCGTAAATCCTGGAATATGCTAGAATTACAAGATAGAAATAACTTAGTACAGTTTATAGAAGCATATGTAGAGCCAGAAATGAAGAATTTCTTTATGACGACTATAAACCAAGCAATGACCAATGCAATACCAGTTATATCGAAAGACTTTAGACATTACCAAGTTGTAGAAAGTATTAGTGGTAAAGCAGATGTAAGAACACATGAGTTAAATAAGTATTATATTATCATTAGTGACAATATAAACAAACTAAATAACATAAGTGAATATGCTTCGCAGAATAAGAAGAAGATATATTTACAGAATATAAGTGAGAAATTTGAACAGATAATGAATGTCATTATGGATGAAATTGGAGATGGGAAAGAATCTCTAATTAGAGGTAAGACTGTTAGTAAGAGAATGAATAATAGCTGTAGATGTATTATAGAAGGTCTTACATTCAATAGTAGATTAGACGTGTGTACTATTCCTTATAGAATATTTGGAGAAATAACTATCGGTCCATTCAGAGAATATTACGATAGGTATGGAGTGACGCCTGAATCTATTAATAGAATGAGGTCTAATATACCGAATGAGTTTGATTGTAAGCTTATGACTAAGGTATTAATAGACTTGAGAAAGGATAAGAAAAACTTTATATTATCCTATAGACCACCTTGTATATATATGTTCAGTCAAAACTCAGAAGAAATCATAGCACTTACAAATGATAGAGAACAAGTGCTTAGATTTAATGCCATTACTGTAGATGCGGCAGACTACGGAGATTTTGACGGAGACACAAAAGGACTATTTAATATAGCAAGAAAATCTATACTTCCTACATATTTCGCTCTTAATCCAAAGAGAGGGACTTACAACCCAATATCAGGTACATTTAACGAATCATTTAACTTGATAGAAGGTTCTTATTTAGCAGTATACAAATTACTTAATGTCGATACAAAGGTAGAAGACGAAGACATCCTCACAGAAGCAGACATTCAAAAACTTCAAAATATCAAAAGTGCATAATTCCCTATAATTGACAATCATCTTTGTAATTAATTTAAAGGAGATGATTGAGTATGAGAAAGACAGTTATACTCAAGGGCCAAATATTTAATAAATATGAAGTCGATGAAGATGGAAACATATATAGAAAAGGTTCTGATGTTCCATTAAAAAAATTCGGAGACGGGAAAGGATATCTGAGAGTAGATCTTATGAGTGATAGAGCTGAGAAAGTTATGGCTAAGATACACTTAGTAGTGATGCATACGTTTGTAGGTAAACAAGACCCAGGTGTGATTATAAATCATATAGATGGTGATAAGACTAATAGTGCACTTTCAAATCTTGAATACATATCACAACGGGAAAACGTTGCACACGCACAACGGTTAATAAAAAACCTACCTTATTTAGAGGAAGATACAATAAAGCAAATATTGGACCTTAGAGATAAAGGCTACACTTTAAATCAAATAGCAGATGTAGTCGGGTTAAGATATCACGTTGTCAGAGACATGCTTCAAGGACGTACTTATAATTATGTTGAAAGGTAACTCATGTAATGTAGAGTTACCTATCGCATTTTTGTACGGCGTAATTAAATGCAATCCCCTTAATTGAATAAGGGGATTATATACATTTAAAAGGATTGCTCGTGACATATTTATTGTCGTCAAGATAACTTAATACCAAAAAAAAAAAGAAATCTTCAGGTATTCTAATATGAAATCTAAAATTTTAAATCTTCTTCTAACTATGCATTTCTAAGACATTAACTAACAGTACGGTAGAAGCAAACCGCAGTAAAAACCCGTTTGCTTATTATAATTTTTCCAAATCTATTAAATATTTCAGGAGGTACTTAAGTTACCTTGACACTTAGTTGTTCAACAAGAGAAAATGTTTATTCTGTTGATACTGGAGGAAATATAATGAAAATAAAAACATATAAAGGTAATATCACAGAATGGGACATGGTCACTGCTAACGTAAGTATACTGGCGGAGGAGGGTCTTATATCTGAAGAGACATATATAAATTTAAAAGAAGCTGACAGAAAGGCTAGAAATATAACGATAGGTTGCTTAATGAGAGATTTAGCTTCTGAATTCAATCTATCAGAGAAATTTGAAGAGTATTTAAAGAAGTATACAAATATGTTTATAGAAGAAAATAAACTTAAAGATGCAAATATATTAGAAATAGCAAGAGATGCTATATTTCTGTATAATAGTAAACCAAAGTATTCTAAGTTTGGAGATTATATAAAGTTTAAAAAGAAGAATACATATTATTATATGTTAGAGTTTACTGTTTCTGATACATCTAATAATAAGATAATATTATATAAAAATGATAAAGGTATATCTGTAAGAGGAGGAACTATTGATAAGAACCATAAGGCATATGAATATCTATGTAGACTTATGTCTGATGTTATTAATAGTAATACCAAATCATATATAAAATCGTTAGCTACATATTCTAAGATTATGAATGCTAGTGAAGAACAACTTATAAAAGGTATTGATAATACCTACTTAATCAAACTGATGAAAGAAGTGTATACTACAATATAAAAAGGAGGAAAGGAAATGAAATTTAAACCAGATGAATGGGAAGTAACGTTCGATGACATTAACAGAGTGGAGAAAGAAATGAGAGAAATGAGGACTGTTAAAAAGATAGTGAGGAATATACCGACGGTGTCAGAACCTCCAGTCGAAGCTCCATTTAAAAAGAGACGTAGAATAGATATGTCTAAAACAAAATTAGCTAAATATCAAACTACGAAATTATTATCTCCATTGGCTGATAAAGACCATAGTATGAGAGTTGATATGTTTGTCAATCAATTTGATAATATGGTAATGCCACTTAAAGCAGAGGTTCCAATACTATCTTCTGCACTATATGGAGATATGCTTAGTAGAAGTAGTTGTATACATAAAGCTAGAGGTAAAATAACACTTCTTCATAAGATAGTGTATCAATATCGTAAGATATACATTTATAAATTAAATGATAGAATATATCTGATGGATAGCAATGGATACATAAATACAAATGGAGTCTGTTGTATACAAAAAACAGATTTAGATGCATTAGAAATAGGAGTTGAATATGATATTTCTGATGACGATGATAACTTCTGTATTGAATATCCAGACCAATATGACCCTACTATGGATATAGTAAAGTATGGAGTAAACTTGGTAATGATAAATACTATTGATAAAGATACAGTTGATGATGCTGCTAAACTATCTGACTCAGCTCTTGCAAAGCTAGGAACTATCAAAATGAAGACTGTAAACATAGCATTAGAAAATAAAATAATAAAATCAGACTTTCCAGATAAGATACCAGAATTAGGAAAGTTATTAAAAACACCAGTAATATTTAAAATAGTGGAAGATGAAGAAACAGTTAGCAGTATTTCACAATCTACAGACACTCCTGTAGGTTTAGAAGATAGCCAAATTATAGTAGAACCAAATAGCTATATTGGATATTTTGAAGTTACTGCTAACGAACCAATAGAAAACGACCCTATTTTAGAAAGATATAGATTAGAATATTTAGAATTTAGACAAAAAGTAGCTAATGCATTAAGACCATATGTACTGTATGATAGAAGTAATTGTGATAATAAAGTTATAGCATTTTATGAGAACTTTAGTATAAGCAAATTCCGTACAGAGAAGAAAGCTTTAACGTGTCCTTTTATCAGAATGGAAATAGTTACGTATGATTTTGGTGCTATTGGATGTAAGTTCAGTAATGAACACGGATGTAAAGCTACAAGTCAAAACTCAGTATATGGAGGATATCTAGTAGCAGAAGACGGAACACCAATAGATATGGTATTCTCAGTAAGTGCTCACATAGCAAGAAGTATTACAGGAGTGTTATGGGAACAATGGCTTACAGGAATGAGTATGTATTTGACTAGAAAATATAAAACATTAACAGATAAAGAAGAAAAGAAAAGACTTATATCTGATTATAGAGAAGTGCTTAACATATTTGATTTAGAAAAAGCACACAAATCATTTTCAGATAAAGATATAGATACTATTTTAATGAACTATCCTGCAATACCAATAGCTGTAATGCCATATGAGCAAAGAATAGATATGGAAAGTGGAGCACAAGCTATGCGTATTTTAAGTAAATGGGGATATGAAGAACAGACTATTTGGGTATGTGATAGAGATGGTAATAGAATTAGACCTCTTACTGATAAACATTTAGTAGGAAGCGTTTATACTATCAGAGATATACACGACCCAGAATATCAAAATAGTTCTATATCGGAAGTCACTCTTACTACAAAAGGTATACCAGAAGAAAAGTCTAAATCAAAAAGAGATGCACAATCAATCCATAGTAAGAAAGCAACAAAGATGGACGTGCAACTTACAGCACATTTAACTGGATTATTAAATGATGCAGACTTATATGCTATGCAAGTAGACGACAACAGCTCTCTTCATAGCTTACCTGAGTATTTGAATGCCATTGGTTTAAATATCAACTGGAAGGAGAACGAATGATGAAATACCTTACAATAGATAACGGAAAGTTTGTAATTACTGATGAATATGTACCACAAGATAAGTTTGCTATTATGTTTGAAAATAATGGTAAAAATGATGCGTATATCTTTTCTAAAGACCCTGTGTTTGTAGATGGGGAAAATATATTATTAAACGGACAAAGAGTTCCGTTAAAGAATCTCACAATAGTTCCTATTAATGAACATTTTGAAGAGTTAGTACGTACATTAAGAAGTTATGGTACAAATGAGTTTTCTACAAAAATGAAACTAGATAAAATACCTAATCCTGCATTGGTAGCAATGCCAATGTTCACAGGAGTAGTTTGTAATACTATTCTTTCTGAGGGAAAGAGTATACCTTTAATGAAATCACAACAGGTAAGAAAGTCAAGCTTAGTTAGAATGCTTAAGAAGCAGATAGAAAGAAATAAAGATATATCTATAGATTTAGCATACGAATTACTAGGATTGTATGGAATAAATCCTGCTGTGATGTTTAATCAAAATTATATCAAAAAGTAGGAGGAAAGAAATGTTATTATACGATCGTAGAGATTTAGTCAAGATGAGAGAGTTGGAGAAAGAGTTTGCTGTCAATCCACTTTCAGATGAAAAAGTTATAGTAAAATTAGAAAAAGATATATTTCTACGGGGTATAAAGTCAAGATGCATTTTAAATACATATATATTTGAAGTATTGGAAGATTTTGATGTACCTCATGATATAAGGAAAGAATTAATATACAGAGATAACTATTACAAAGGAAGATTTAATACTTATATGAATCATGTAATAGAACTTTGTAAAGAAAGAATAGATAATCCAGTGGTAATGCTCCCACATTTATTGGGGGATATATTCAGTTGCTTCCACAGATTATCAGTAGTATCAAATGAAACATTATCAATGGACCACAGTCTAATGGGATATTTAAGAGCATACGAACAACATCCAGAGTTCGCAGAGCTATTTAGAAATCCTGTAATAAAGAAGACCGATGACCCGTATACTGTGGAAAAGAAATACGAATACATAAATGATACTATAATAAAAGCAGACGTACATCCATTATCTGATTTCTTGAAATCTGGTGTTAAGTCAAATAAACTTCAGATAATGGGATTCGTACAAGTAGGACTGCAACCAGACCAATTAGACCCAGGTAAAGTAAAGAATAATACTATATCTGGATGGCTTAATGGACTTCGTAATTTACCAGATATGGTTCACTTAGATAATCAAGCATTGGAAGCTGTTATAAAAGGAAAGAACGAAGTTCAAGAACCAGGGGAATTGGGTAAACTTATAAATGTAGCTCTTACAGAAACTAAAATAAATAAAGATGTAACTAGAGCTGTAGTACATGATTGTGGAACTCATGATTATGAAATAGTCAAAATAAAGAGTGCAAAAGATTTACAAAAATACAGATATAAATATATCGTAGACCCAATAACATATAATATATTAGGTTATGTTGATTTAAATAGAACAGACCTTATAGGAGCTATGGTAAGTTTACGTATGCTTCATCATTGTCATGGTGTAAATTGTGTATGTGAAGTATGTACAGGAGCTAATAATAAATTCTTACAAGATACAGGTATATTTAAAAATAATATCTATGAATATGGTATGCACGTAATTGGAGGAAAGTTCCAAAAGGTAATATCTATTAAACATAGTAATAATGCCTTTGTAAAACCAATACCAGTAATATTCAGAGGAAAACGTTATGAAAACATACTAGACTTCATATTAGATACAAATTATATTACAGACTTTGAATTTGATAAGATTATATTTGCTGTAGGAACTAAGGTAGAACTTAGAGATATGGATGGATATAGATTTAAGAGACTATTCATCAATGACGAATATGTAGATATATTATTAGATAAACCAATAGAATTAAATGGACTTACTCTAACTATCTATATACCAAATGATAGCGTATTACTTACTGCAAAAGATATCCAAGTAATGTTACGTATGCACAGTTCTACAAGTAAATATCTATTACCAGAAGATAAATGGGATAGAACAGGATTATCATCAATGACAAGAGCAGAACAATTAAGCTCATTCTATAAATACTGTCAAACTAAAGTATCATTTGACCATTCAATGTATTATGAAATGATAGTAAATGCTATGATGAGAGATGCTGCTGATTTATCTTCTAAGCCTACTGAAAAGACAGAGCTCATAGATATTATACATGTAAATCAGCTTACATCTTCTGTAGATAAGAGTAAGAAGTTTAGTAATAAGATACATCATGGATATGTTAAATCAAATATATTAAGTGTAATACCAGTAGTAGAGCCTTGTGAGGCAGACGTATTATATAATATAGTAGATAATAGAGAATTAACAGAAGCAGATGTACCAAAAGAATTACAAAGAATACTTCGTGAAGATTATGACAGTGATATAGAATTAAAGAATGAATATAATTATGAAGTATGTAAACAGATTTGTGATGTTAGTCAAAAAGATGATGATTACAGCGACGATGAGGAGGATTAAAATGGACATTGAAATAAAACATGCTGGGACATCTGAAATGCCTTATATATACCTTGCAGAGCTTAGGCTCTGTGAGGACCATATAAATCATGGTATTGATGAAAATGAATATGGATGTCGTATGCGTAATATAGGAACATTTGCAGATGATATCAAGACATATTATCATAAACATAAAATTAGATGTGTTGTAGCCAAAGTAGATGGAATTTGTAGAGGCTTTATAGCATTTGCTGTAGAGCCATATTATACGTATATAGTATCTATATACGTAGACGAAGAGTTTAGAAATAAAGGAATAGCTACAAAGTTAGTAAGCAAAGTAAACATATATACAGGACATAATACATTAAAAGCATTAATCGCAGATTATAATGATACATGTAAGAAATTTGCAACAGGGATAGGATTTAAAAAGATAAAAGATTCTAACATATATGGTATGGGAGAATACATGTGTGAGGTTAACAAAGCAAGAGGCCAATAGGAGGATAGATGAATTACGAAACATCAACAGCTTATTGGATTGAACGTGGCTACATAAGTAAAGAAACTGCTATGAATTTACGTAGTAAGTTCAGTGTGTTGGACTTTATGACGAAAGCAGAAGTTCCGACAGCATATTTTGAGATTGGGGACCATATTTGTATCCCCAAAATCAAATTTGAATTATTAGAAAGTTTAATTAAAGGTAAATTCTATAGAGAAATAATAATACCAAATGATAATAAAGAAGTAAAGTATAGTCCACTTAAATATAAAGAAATGAACCATCAGAAAGATATAGTAAAAGGAGCAGTAGAACATTTTACTAATGAACCAGATAAAAGAGTCTGCGTTTGTGCAAGACCAGGATTTGGTAAAACATTTATGAGTGCTGCTATTGTATCTAAGATGAAATGTAAGTTTATGTTTATAGTCTATAGTAGTGATTTAGTAGAGCAAACTTATGATGCTTTTGTAGATTACTTTGGAACATCTGAGGGATTCTTAAGACTAGACCAATCTAAAGGGTTTATGGAAATAGACTATAAGAAAGTAAATGGAATATTCTTAACACATAGTATGATTCAATCATTAATAAAAAGATATGGAATGATGAATGTCACAAATGTAATATTCAATAAATTTAAATGTGATATGAAGATAATGGATGAATACGATACTTACGTTAAGAACTTATACTTCTTGGAATGTTGGGGGAACTTTAAATATAACTTATACTTAACTGGTACTAAGTTTAAAAATATGAGACCAGATGATAATATCTTTCAAATGATATATAAACATGCTAAAACTCTAGGAGCGGATGTAAGACTTCCTGTTAATAGAGAATGTTATGTTATCAAGTATAAGTTTAGTCCTACTAAAAGAGAATACTTCTTAATGCATATGAATGATGAGAAGCTTTTTAAAGTAAGATATAATGACTATATTGCTAGAAAGGATGTATTATTAGACTATGTGATGAAGAACTATTATAAATCTGATGATAGTCCTCTTCGTACTTTAATAAAAGATGGAGGTAGTATAGCATTATATGTAGGACGTATAGAAAATTGTGAAATAGTAAAGGATAAGCTCATAAATTATTATGGTATAAAAGAAGAAGATATTGGTATATATAACAGTACTATAAATAAGAAAGAAAAGGCTATAAGCGAAACTAAACCATGGATAGTTACTACGACTAAATCTATGGGACGTGGATATGATAATAAGAATCTTCGTGCACTTATATTCCTAGAATTCAATTTTGGTACAGCAGATTATATGCAAAATATCAGTAGAGTTGCACGTATTGGAGGAAAGTCTGGACTGGTATTTGAAGGACTAGATTTGAGCTTTCCAAAAGTAATTGCAAACCATAGTAAAAAAGTAAGAGAGGATATTTATACAGATATGTATTCTCAAGTACATTACAGGGAGATACCAGAACCTATATATAAATATTATAGTTATGGATATAGACCTGATAGTAAATTTATATTAGAACAGAAGAAGAAAAGGAGATAACGATGATAAGCAGTGACACTAAATTCATAAATGCAATAGTAAATGTTACAAATAGTTTCTTTCTATTAACTTGGTTAAAATATGTAGTACTACCTGTTATAAAACTGGTTAGTGTAGTTAGATTAATATTAAGTCTTATATTAATAATTCCATTAGTAATATTAGGAATACTTATACATTTACTGATAATCAGACCACTATGGTTTATAATTAGATTATTTATAAAAGTGGAGGTGTCTGATATATATGAATGAAACATTAGCTAAGGAAGTGATGTTTATAAGGCCTAATGACGTGTTATTTAGCTACGACCTTATTATCATAGATATTTATAACCAATTAAGACATAAGCTCAAAGAAGTGGATAAGGAAGCTTTTAGAGTGAAGATAGAGAGTACATTTAATGAAAATCTATATATGTATAGTATTGATTATGATGATAAAGGAAACATGTTCTTCAGGTCTGATATAGATAAGCGTAGAGTAGACATAGAAGATTATAACGTAGTGATAGCTTCTAAAAAGCATAGTTTTATATCATATGATGTTTGGGTATGGTTGTATGAAACTCCATATGCGAATATAGTATATGAAGTTGCAATATCTTTCTTTAATTATTCTATGATGGACATTGAAGACGGATTTAATATGTTTATAATAACAGCAGACCACGTAGTACCAGAAACATACTATATTGGAAGATTCTTTAGAAATAAGAATAAAGTGGAAACTAAAGTTATAGATATGAAGAAATTATCTGCTTGGTTTAAGTATCAATTCAAAGATGTTACTAACGGAGTAATGAATACTATATGGCTTGCAGAAGACTTCAGTGACCCAATAGCTATTATGATGATTGCTCAAGAGAACGAACCACTAGAAGATGATATACTAAGAAGAATTATGCTTGAAACTAGAATAGTTCCTATCAATGAAGCTAATATGAAGAGAGCTGAAGAGCTATCTAAAGAAGAACGTGTCAGTGGTAATATAGGAGTGATAGATACCTTCAAAATTAGTAAAATAGACCAATTATTATAAGCTATTTTTAGCTATATATCATAAGGTATATATAAAAAATAATTGGAGGTATATACCATGAAACAAAACTTAAAAAATAAAATTGACAAACTAGCAGGAATGTTAATCCTGCTAAACTTTATCATCATAGGAGCTCTAGCTGTTGCTGGGTTCCTATTTGGGTTTAGATTTGAATCAGGAAAGGAAGTATTACTATTCCTGATTCCACTTGTAATTATTGTGGCTATCACAGCTACAGTATTGCAAATAAGTAAAGAGGGAGAGGAATAATCTCTCTCTTTCTTTTTTTTACCGCATCGCTTGACAATCTTGCTGTTGATAAACAATTAAAGGAGGAATTAATTATGGCTTGGAAAAAAGTTATTCTGAGTACTACAGCAGACCAAATCGTGTTTACACAAAATACGTCTGCTATTAAGAATTCCATTGTAAGATTAGCCTTTACTACTGAAGATAGAGAACCTACTAATACAGCAGGTATATTTGTACTAAGTGGTCCTAATACTTGGAATGGTAGAGTTAAGCAAGGTTCTTATTTATGGTATGAAGAACAGGGCGGAGGTATATTTACATATACTACATATGATATAGAACCTCTAAGGAACTATAACATAGAACCAGTGCATAAAGATATAGTTAGTAATAATGATGTATTAACTATACCTGAGGGTGCATATTTTGTAATTCAAAATAAATCAGATGATAATATCTTTTTTAGTATAGTAGGAGAGGGAACATTTACACTTACAAAGTGGCAAATGCTTTCATTTACATTTACTAGAGAAACACAAATTAGAATTAAAGGAACTGGAAAAGATATATCATATTTCTATGGAGAAGCTCCATCTTTAACGCAATTAAGTAAAACTACTAAAGATATGCTTGAAGAAGTAAAGGCATCTGTGGATTTACTTAATGCTAATGCTGCTACTAGAGCAGAAGTTAGAGAATTAGGTAAAAAGATATATTATGACAGATATAGTCCAGATGTATCTACAACTATAAACACTATAGACCCTACTACTATATTAGAAGTACCTATGCCTTTATTAGAAACAGATGAAGATTTTGATAGTGAAGTTCTTAAAGATGGTGAAATGCTTGATTTTATATTAGGTATTAAATATAAGAATGAAAATGGAACTGATACAGAATCTGCTATAAACTTTTCTGCAAAGATAAGTAAAACAGCAAATACTATTCCTATTACAGATTTAGATATATACGATACTGTATTAGGAATGATATTAGATGAAATCAAACTAGATTGGAATGAAGATAATGGTACTTTAAAAGCAACAGTATATTTCAATAACTGGATACATACTGATACTAATAAGTACGTTAATATAAAAGATTTATTTAAAGCTCCACTTACAGTAACTCTTAGAATAAAAAGTGAGCAAGCTGTATGGAAAGAGTCTGCTAAAACATTTGCTACTAAGCATATAAATAAGCTTATACATACAAATGCTAGATTCAATAAGAGAGTACATTTTTCTACAACTACATCTTATAATTCATTATTTGATAATATAAATGGAGTTTCTTATAATGAAGTTGCTAATACTGTGTATAAAGTAAAAGATAATATCGTAGTAGAGAAACTTGCATCTGGTAGTAATACTGTGTATAATGTGCATGACCCTGCAAATAAAATACAGGTTAAATATTATACAGGAAGTTCTCCAGCTGTAGAAGTATATATGGACGGTTTTACTATACCAGATGGGCAAAAGCTTACAAGTATAGTAATAGAAAACCTTACTAATACAGATGCTAGTATAAATCTTAATATGGACTTCTTAGAAAAGAATAAGAGCGATAGAGCTATAAATAAGGTTGCAAATCCTAATGTATGGAATGTATCTTTATACGAACCATTATTAGGTCAAAATCCATATACTCATTTATTTGAAAGACTTAAGAGCACGATGGACTTAGGTATAATTAAGATAATAACAAGAAAGGGGGATTAATAAATGGCTAATCCGTTTCAAGAACACGGTGGATTAATAATGTCAGAAGAGCAAGTAAAAGCATTTGCTAGAGAGATTTTATTTCATTTTTTAGTTAATAAAGACCCATCAGTTTCAGATGCTTCTATAACTGCTTCTATAGATAAGTTAGAATCAGATATGCAAGAAGTTATAGAAAAGACGAAGATAGAAAAGAACTTCACATGGCATAATCCATTTTATATTAAAGTGCCTAAAAACACTACATATCCTGTAACTATAGATATAGACGGTATAGATATTACAGGAAGAGCTATATCTATTGGTATGAAAGTTCCTATTTCTTTTTTTACTAATGTAGATAATACTCCGCATATATTATATGCAAATGGTTACGCTATTAAAATAGTTAAGAAATTAAAATATGATGCAGATATAACATCATCTACAGTTAATAATATATTTATGCTTGAAATACCTGAAGTAGAATCTGGTACTATAAGCGTTAAATGTATTAATAGCGAAGTTAGAGAATATAATGTAGCAGACGATATACCAGCTGTCACTCTTGCTCAGCACGCTAATAAAGAGCTTAGAATAGCTCCTGATACACATATACCAGAACTAGCAGACGTAGATAGAATACTTCGTACACGTAGTGATGTTCAATATATAGACTTCATTACATCAAGTATGATGGTAAAACAAGAGTTAGCTGGAAATCTAGACCCTAAGACAGCATACTTTACAAGAGAAGATGATAATACAGATAATTTAACATTTACATATGATAATATAACTGAAGCTAAAAGAGAATTAGCGGAAGTGTATAAAAGAATTCCTCATTTATGGAGATATATTACAGTTAAGTTTGATGATAACATTACTAACATAGATGGACTATTTGAAAATACAGATTATCCTGAGACTGTAAAATCTATAGAGGGAGCTAATATAACTTCTGCTAATAATTTGTATCGTAATAGTGGAATAGGAAGTGTATCTCCTAGTTTACTTAAAGGAATGCCTTTGTTATCATCTATAACACACGCATTTGCTGGAACTCATGTTACATCTGTACCACACGCAAATGATTTATTACCTGCTTCTCTAACAAATGCTACTGGATTATTTACAGATTCAAGTCTTAAGAAAGACCCTGAATACTGGAAACATACTAATGCTGATTTAACTGGATATGTAAGTAAAACGTTAGATGACCCTATAGCTCCTAATCCATATCAAGGATATAATACAAACAGAGCATATCCAAGTACATTTGATAGTAAGAACTTGGTATTTAAAAATGTAGCTCAATTTAAAGCTTATTATCCAAGTAGAATAAGAGCATACAATAGTACAGAAACATTAGACCCTACAGATATGTCTGCTTTTACTGTTACTATAGAAGAGGGAAATTTAGACGGAATGTTTGAAAATACAAATATAGTAAAACTTCCTAAGATGATAGTAGCTCCTAAAGCAACTTCTGCTAAAGCATTTGCTAAGAACGTTACTACATTAATTAATACAGATGCTATAGAAAATATATTTACAGCTTGTCCTAAGTTATCGAACGTTATAGAAGCTTTCTCTGGATGTACCGGACTTACAAAAGGATTTGAGTTTATCGGAGCTACAGATACTGTATCTAACTATAGTAGAGTATTCTTTGGATGTACTAATATAAATAAAGATACTATCCCATGTCCATGGAGATGGAACGGACTAGATGGATATCCAGATGATATAGTAGGAACAGATGGACTTAAGGGAATTCCTAACTTACCAAACTGGGTTCCAAAATCATGGGGAGGTCCTGGAACAGAACAAGATACTCAAGCTCACACTGGAGCTAGGTCTGCTGTACCATTAATATCTTCTGCTTATATAGGAGACACTATGTTTAGTGCTACATTCCCTAACTTAAGAGCTGGGGACTTAATAGAAATAGCTATGGTAGACCCTGATGCTAGATTTACTGTTAAGGGAGATATAAAACGTATATATGCTACTGTAGGAAATGCTTCTGCAATGTACTTTGGTATAAGCGATATAACAGAAGATGGACATGCTAAATTACTTAATACTGACTGTATAAGAATAAGAGTAAGAGAAATGAGACGTACTCCAGATAAGTTATGGAGCGAATACATTTATCAAACTCCTGCTGTCAGATTAGTTCCAGTTACACCTACTACTTCTAATCTAGAAACAGTAGGATTTATTACAGATGGGGAGGTCTAAATGAAAAAGAATATAATCATGCTTAAATCTCCAAGTTCTATTACTAATACTTCTGCAATAGTAAGAGTACATAGTTATAAAGATGGGAAGTTTTATCCTACATACGGATGGACTATTCCTAACTTGAGTACTAATGCAAATAATATAATAGAAATAAACTTAGACCCAGATAATGTATTACAATCTATGAGAGGTTTACAAGATACTCTTCCATTTGGGTGTACTATATCTATAGAATGTCCAGTAGGTTCAGAACCTATGTGGATATCAGATATGTATGCTACTAATATAGCAGATACAAATGCTATAATAGATGGAAGTAATCTTGATGTATCTAAGAGTGAAATCAGAGATATAAAGACAGATGGTAATATAGTATCAGCTACATTCACAGGTCTTAAGCAAGGAGAATTTGAGCTATATGAAATAGAGAATGGAGATACTTTAGAAAACGCAGTTATAAAACAGTACTACAGTGCAAATATATCAGCTAATAGTACAAGCATTCAAGCTACACTTCCTAATCAAATAGGAGATGATAATAAAGTACTTGCAAGATGGCGTACAGCTGGAGAACAGTATTACAGTAAATATACTGGAGGAAGACAATCTCAGGCTCTAAAAGCTGTAGTGATAGATAGACATGAACTTATAAATGGAAACTTAATAATATACATATATGATAGAGATACTCTTGCAGCATTTAATGAAAGTGCATTAGTACTTACATTCAGTAAAGGCGGAACAGAATATCTAATCAGAGGAACTATAAATGTATTACCAAATAGAACTGCTGTTCTCATAAGTGGTACGGATTTAGATAAGATTATAGCATTAGGAGGAATAGTTACAGTTAAAGCTTCTGTAGTAGGAGCAGTTGTGTCTTCTAATACATATAATCTTGATATAGATACTTTAGTTCCTACAACTCCAGGAGGAGGAACATCTCCTACACCAGGAGGAAGTCCAAGTGGAACTAAGTATTTAGTACTTAATAAAGATAAAGTGGCAGTAAATCCAGAAACTAATATGATATACTTGAGCTTTGATGTATCAAATGATACTGAAGTTGAAATGCTTAATATTAAGTCTATATCGGGAGGAATTACAGCAAGATTCTCAGATGTTACTCTTACTGCAAGACAGCTTAGTATTAGACCATCGTTTGGATTTTGGATGCCATTTACTGGAGATGCTAATGATATCTGGAGTAAGACTATCACATATGAATATAGAATTAAAGGCTTCTTAAATAAAGAAGAAACAGTTACACTTTCTCCAGAACTTCCATACTTTGAATTAGAATTTAAAGTTAAAGAACATAAACTATATGGAGAAGTTAAGTATAATGTTCAACGTGGAGAAAACCAAAGATTTAATATCAAAGGAATTACTCTAATGAAGAATACAGAAAAACTATATGAAATACCAGGAGTTCATACTCCAAATGAAGAAAACATAATTAAGCTAGACGTTAGTGCAGCCACTAAGAACTTAAGAGAAACTACTAAGATTACATATGAATATACATATGCTGGAAAACCTTATAGTACTACTATTACTTGGGCTGATACTGCACATGTTTTAGCAACACTATAAAAAATACAAGGAGGAGATTAACATGAGTGCAGCTCGTGACATAGATGAGATAAATCAACGCATGTTTGAAGGAAAGATGCGTTTTGACGTAGATGCGTTTAACGATAAGAATGACATGAATATATTTATGAATGAAATTCTTAACGGTGGATGGTATGGAACACAAGAGCTTATAGACCAAATAGTATTACCCCCAGACATGATGCCTGGGGATGTTCCATCTTTAGAAACATTATTAGATGGGATAGATACTGTATTAGAAACAGTAATGGCAATGATACTAGATGGAGAATTTCCAATGTTCCAAGTATATCATAACTCAATAAAAACGGATTATTATGAAGAGATATTTTTACGTGATTTAGACAGACTTACATATATGGTAATGGTCGTATTGAATCCTAGAAAATTATCTCCACTTACTTATTATATGAACCCACAATTTATTCATAACTTCTTAAAACATAAAGTAGTAAAACCAGGTATATGGAAATATATAGAAAAATCTAGAGGAGAAATAAATAGAAAGACTAATCTAGATAAGGAAATGGAAGATACTGCAAGACTTAAAACAGTCATAACAGGATTTACTACATCTCTTCTTATTACACATAAGTTTGAAGAAGTGGATAAATATATGGAAGAATATAGAACGATAGATGTACCAAATAGAGATTTTATAGTAGACGACATAATAGAAAGAGGGGATTACTTTATTCCAGATTTCTTAAAAGATGCTCTTAAATATAAAGAGGGAGAAGACCCAGTTCTTATAATAAAGAACGACCCTAGATTTAATAACTTCTACGACAGATATTTAGTTACTCATACAGAAGAAGCCTTTATTCAACTTTGTATGGAGTTTACTAAGCCAGAACGTTATAATCGTACTAGAGAACGTATAATAAATCTATATAGAAGTAGAAAAGAAGCTATGAAGTTCTTAGCTGCTCCTGAAATAGATGGAATGTCTTATCAAGAAATATATACTGTAGAACGTATTATAGAAAGAAAAGAGCTAGAAGAGGGAGATGATTACTACATCGACCATAATTATAAAATCCAAAACATCAAATATATCGTAGATAATGAATGTACAGCTAAAGAGAAAGTTACTGTTGATAATGACCTTATAACTATATCTGGTCCTGGAGACTATAAAGAAACGTATAATTATAATGATAAGAATATGATACAAGATTACAATAATCCGTATTATATTATGTTTGGAAAAGAAGATGGACGTAGACTTATAGAACATATCAATTCTAGTACTAGAAGTCCTCTGTATAAAGTAGGATTTACTACAGATGAAGTCAACCATTATAAATGGAATGACCCAGAGAAACTTAAAGTACCAGACAGTACGGAAGCTATCAGTAGAATAGCAAATGCATATATGAGTAGAGTTATATCCAAATATGGAGTTAAAGATGCCGATATTAAATTCTTAAGAGAAACTCCACTGGGACTTGGAGAACATAGATATCTTAAGTATTTAAAATTGAGTGATTTATTATCCGATAAGCCGTATATAGAAGATAATAGCGATTATTGGGTATGTTTGAAACTTATAGAGTTAGACCAGCTTAGAACGTTTATAGATGCAAAGATTAAGAAATATAATGAAGCATCTACGTATAGACAGCAAGTTAATAGTATGCTTGGAGAAATGTATCCTAAAGCTCCAGACATACCTAATTACTTTAAACAGCACGAAGTGTTATGGGATACAGCAGAAATAAATCCTCCTCCAGCAACATCATATCCGCCAAGAGAAAAGTATAATAATAATACACTTGCAGATGATGATGCAGAAGATGCAGCAGTGCAGGCTCAGATAGAAGAACAGTTACGACTTCTTGAAGAAGCAGCCACTAAGGAAGCATCAAAAATGAAGCTTTTAGATATACCAAAGATAACAAATGCTAGATTATAAGGAGGTAAATTATGTATGGAACTATAATGAATTATGGGGCATATATAAGTAGAAAAGGTCTTCCTTTTATAAACTCTGCTGATAAGAATAGTCCTACGGGATTATTTTCAAAAGATATATTTGGAGTAACGGACGAAGATAGAGAAACAAAAGCAGCTTTAATAAACTTACACTGCTATGTAATGCGTCCGTTATTCGTAGCAATATTCAGGACCGTTCAACGTTCAATAGCAAACTGTGCTACTTCCAATAGTAATGGAGGAGACTTCTATATAAGAAAAGGAGCGTTTGGACCGTGTGATGATAAATATATGCCAGAGCCAGGAGATATAGTAGGAGGAGGACCAAGATTTCTGTATGAGAATTGGGACAAAATAGATACACGTTCTTGGGAACAAGAGTTCGGTAAATACGCAAATAAAGAAATGAAATCTTCTATAAGTAAGTTTACAAAAGAACAAATGTTTAAACACCATCAATATGTACTACCAATAGCATATAGATCGGAAGAGGAAGATAGTAAAATATTAGTAAACGATATTAATATATTATTATCAGATATAATACGTTATAGTAATGTATTAGCATCAATAGGAAATAAACAGTCTATGGGGATAGATGTAAAAACAAGAGATATAGAATGTCTAGTTCAAAGAGCTTGTAATGAATATTACAACTTTATGAAAGGTAGACACGTAGGACCAAAAGGAACAGGACGTAAGCAAATACTGAGCCGTTCTGTAGATAATAGCTCTCTTATAGTAATGCTTCCACACGTGTGGACTAATAAGAAGCTTGGAAAAGGATTACAAAAGTATACAGATATAGGAATTCCTATTCATTTGCTTTGTAAAATGTTTAAAGATACAGTAATTAAGTTTAGCAAAAACTTTATAGATTATCTATATGATAGAAACGCATTCCCGCCTGATACGCAACAAGATTTACTTGCATATTATGATGTGGAATTCTTATCAGATGCTATAGATAAATTAGAAGACCCATTCTTCCGTGTATCAGATTTCCCTGCTATATGTAAGAATGGAACAGAGTTTGCTTCTATAGAATTAGAGTTTATAGTAGATAATAAAGGAACTCCTAGTCCACTTAAGAAAACTCTTTCTTGGCTAGAATTCTTCTATATAACTTGTACTGTATTTGCAGATTTAAAACACAATCGTGGTATTGCTACTACACGTTACCCTGTAGATAGTCAATTATCACAGCAATATATATTCCCAGTTGCACTAACACTTACTCCATATTTACTTAAATCAGTAAAAGTATTAGACTTTACATATGATGGAGTATTCCCGTTAGTAGATGATTGGGTAAAGAATCATTACAATGAAAAAATATTTGAGCAAGGAAGTCGTGTGTATGCAGGACTAGCGGTAGGCTTTAATGGTACATCGCTAATAAGACGTGGCGATTACATCCCAATAACAACTATAGATGTTAGATGGATGAAATCGAAGTTGCCCTTCATTAGAGCGATCTAATGTCGAAAGTACGTTAATTGCAGGGAACTCTCTCGTAGACAATCTGCAGCGAAAGAATCGGTTTATTCCTCTAATAATAAATTATTATGGAGGTAAATGTATGTTTGAAAATTTAAATTGGATGCCTTTATGGGTAAAAATTGGTATTAAGTGGAGAAATGAATATTATAGATGCGGGGATTTAGTCAAAATAGACTTAATCTATAACACAGATAAGAGTAGACATTACACTGCTTATATAGATTACGCTGACTTTGACGTAGTTAAGGAGTATAGCTTATCACCAAGACACGATAAGAGAAAGCCTGATTACATGGTATACGTTAGTATATCTCCTAGAGTCGAAGGTACTGGATTATTACACAGATTATTAATGAAACCGCCTAGAAATATGGTTATAGATCATATTAATAGAAATCCATTAGATAATCGTAGAATTAATCTTAGAATTTGTACCGTAGATGAAAATAATAGGAATCTGTCTTTAAGAAAGAATAACACATCTGGAAATATGGGAGTATACTATAAACCAGATAAAAAAAATAAACCATGGGTAGCTCAAAAGTATTATAGAGGAGCTTGGCTTCCAATAAAGTTATTCAAAACAAAAGAAGAAGCCATCGCTCATAGAAAATACTTAGATGAAACATATAAATAAACTGAGGAGACGTCCGACGGTCATAGCTGAGATGCTAGTAGAACCCAAGCGGGAAGAAAAGCGTACCATCTCACTGAGATGTTGAAATGACCTGAACATGTATTACGGACCACGTATGAATATATCTCCACACGTAATACGCTTTGTAGACACGTATCTACATCGTCTGTGGCGACACAGAGACTAAAGCTGAAACGCTTTGGCTATAGATTAGCGACCTATAGTTTAACAACACCTATCGAAAGATATTTGGACCATGATTAATAATATAGTCCTCTACTAAGGAAACTTAGTAGATGTAATCTAGTGAATTGCTGGGAAGTCCTAAAGCTTTATCGCCTATATGGAGACGAAAGTCAGAAACAAGGATAAAGATGTCATATGATGCAATAAAAGCCCTAGGTTGGGTTCTAAGTGACGACTCAATGGACAATCAGCAGGCAAGCCTCAAATGAGGAAGCTTCAACGACTATTAGTACATTCAAGCGAATGGAAGTGCTAGACACCTAAAGTAATCAATATTACTATGGTGAAGATATAGTCTGTACTATATAGAAATATATAGCAGTATGGTTATACATACGGGATTGAGAGTAGCGAATCAATCTGAACATTATAGGGAGACAAAATTTCAAATAAACCGCTAAATAGTAAAGAGGCAGTAGAAGACGTACACAAAGCTCAAAACTCTTTACTTAATGCATACGACTACGACGGAAACTTCAGAAGAGCTACAGGAAAAGATGGTACTCAAACGTATTACAGTCTTAGTAGAGATGCTAAGCACAATGAAAAACCAAAGAAAATACGTAGCGACCATCCATTTGTGAAAGCTATTATGGACTGTAAAGAAGGAGATTTAGATATAGATTTAATATATCAACATCTATCTTCATACGACCCTGATGAAGAACCTGAAATGGCAGTATATGATACTGTCACTATAAAGAGATTTAATAAAGAAATAAAGACTACTATTGGTAGACTTATAATAAATAAAATAGTATTCTGGCCATTCTGGAATAACAAGGCATTTCCATATCACGAAGCTGTATTTACAAAGAAGTATATGGATGAAATATTTATGGAGCTCGCTCAGTTAGTAATGACTAAGGAAGCTACTATGAGAGATGTAAATCATACTATAGATATGTTTACAGAATTCGGGCTAAGACTTTCTACTGTATTCAATAGCAGTATAACTGTTCATATGATGACGCCTGGTGATGAATACAAGAAGATGAGAGACAGTATAATGAAACCAGCTTTCCAAGAATATAGAAAAACTCATGATATGGGTATAATAGAAAAGGCTGAAAAGCAAGTATTGGATAATGCTAAGAAGATGTTCTCTGAGGACGATATGATGGAGTTATATGAATCTGGAGCTGCTGCTGAGATGAATAATGACTGGAAGACTATGAATGTAAGTATGGGAAGTTTGCCTAACTTGGATGGTACTGCTGAAGTTATCGTTGAAGATGCTTTGGCAGATGGAATATCATTGGACTATACTGCAGAACTTACTAATACTGCTCAAAAAGGAGCTATAGATAGAGGAGGTAAGACTGCCTTAGCTGGAGTACTATACAAGCAATTAGTAAACGGATTCTCAAATGTATTTGGAATTCGTGGAGACTGTGGTAGTACAAAAGGTATAGTTATGGAAACAGATAATAAATGGGATATAATGAATAGATATGCTATCGTAGGTAATAAATCTGTAAAGATTACTATGAAGAATGTAGATAAGTTCTTAAATAAGAAATTCATTATGAGAAGTCCTATGCACTGTAAAATGAAAGATACGAATGTATGTAGTTGTTGTGCTGGAGATAAGCCATTCGACATATTAGGAAAAGACCAAATCCCAATAGGATTATATGTAGGAGAAATTGCTACTGGTATACTTAATATGTTTATGAAATCTACACACGATTTACATATCACACAATTCGTAATAAAGGATTTAAATAACTACGTATATCCTAAAGGAAAGAAGAAGTTATTTGAAATAAAAGAAGACCCAATAGATCACAATGTAAAGATATACTGTTTAGAAGACATTACTTGGAGAATTCCATTATCTTCTATAGATGCTGAATACAACTATTACAACGTATTGGCATATGGAAGTATACTTACAGCTGGAAATGAAGAATATACTCTTACTTTGGGAACAGAAGTAAAATCTACTCCTAAAGAAATCATAAGACCTAATATAGAAGAAGATAGAGAATTAGAAGCTCACCTAATATTTAAGTATAATAAAGGAGACGTATTCTTAATTCAAACTAACTCATATCAAAGAGAAATGACTACTGCAAAGATATTCCAATTATATATGGGAGGAAATGTAAGTAATTTAATCCCTATGGATTTACACTTGATAACTATCTTTAATGCGATGAAAGCAAACAAGAAAGTTAAAGCAGCTCATATTTCTTATGAGTTATTACTTGCTACTATTATTAGAGACCCTAATGATTTGAGTAAGACAGCAAGAGAAACAGGTAGTGATAAATATAAATTTATATCTGTTTATGAAGTAGGAGCTACTGGAGGAATGTTTAATGGACTATTCTCCAATGATGCAAATAAAGCTCTTATAATAAACTTAGCTAAATCTGAAAAAGAACAAGCTAAGAAAATAAGTCCATTAGAAAAAGCTTTAAGAATGTAAAGGAGGAAGAATAAATGGCGATAGTAGAAATAACAGCAAATGGACAACCAGTAGCTATTAATACTGTGTTGATAGAACATATAGAAGGAACAGCTACTAAAACATTCACTGTTAAGAAAGGTGAAATGTATAGTGATGGATGTACAGGACATCCAAAGATAGCTGGAGCTGACACTTCGTATACTATTATAGATTGGACTAAAGACGTGAAGTTAGTAATGCTCAATGGAACGACCTATACGGTAAAACCAGACCAGCTACAAATATTGATATCTCAAGGAGAACTTGGATTAAGAAAATCAAACCCAATAGCATATTAAGGAGGAAATTATGTCTAAGGTTTTAGATAGTAGATTACAACAAATTACAAGATTAATGGAAGGTACTATCTGTAAACAGGTTAAGTTAGCTGAGGCCTATGAATTTGAGATGGACCAAAAAGCACAATTTAATAGATATAGAGCTGCTATTGAAGAATATGACACTCTATCTGATTATAACTGGCTTATAGATGATGAATTATTTGAAGCTATAAACCGTAGTGTGGACCCATCTGATGCTATAGACAAAGAAACTTGGGATAAATTTTATGCTAAGAATGGTGCTGTATTAAAATCTAAGCTTAAAGATTTAGATATATATGATTCTGTAATGGACTTCCTAAGAAGTAATGTTATAATAGAGAAATATGTAGAATATAATCCTTATTATAGAATGCTTCTTGGGAAGCCTCCTATAAACACTGATGAATCAGAATATATATGGATAGAAAGAACCGTGGTGACTCACGGAATAGCTTCTACTGAAAAAGTTCCTATTCACAATTTGCCTAAGTCTGAGATATTTAAATTAAAGCGTAGTGGGAAACTAGATACGCTTATAGCTGAAAATCCAGATAAAGAATACTTGCAATATTTAGATAAAGATATAAATTTAATAGAAGCAAGACAGGCACAAGAATTTGAAATATTATACACTCCTAATAAAAGAGAGTTTAATGTATATAGAGAAATGTTTAATAATGAACGTAAAGTGTATTTAAAGACTTATGGTTCTTCTTATATGAGAGATAGTAGCGATTATGACTCTGCTTTAGAACTTACTGTTATAAAGCTTCGTGCTATTTGTATGTTCTTTATATTTACGTATAGTAATGTATTGAATAAAACAAGCTTTACGAAAGAAGAGTCTGAAGACAAGTTTAAAGAGCTTGGACTTAACTTCCCATCTAGAATGCCAGATAGTTATAGAGATAGCTTGACGTTCGTATTAAACTATATATCTACATATAAAGGAACAAACTACGCTTTAGTGTTCATAGCTAAGAAGATATTCAGTGGACTTAGATTATACAAGTATTGGATAAGAAAAAGACCAAGAAACTTAGATGTTACAAATATAAATTATCCTGTGGGAGCAGATGGAGCTTTAATTCCTCCTGGAATTGAGTATAATGACGCAAGAGTATACGATAAAGAAAAGCTTAAGAAAGCAAATCCAGGACATGTTTCCGTAGCAGGTAATAAGCTAGATGTATTTAAAACTACTCCTGAAAGTCTGTATCAAGTAGACTTCGTATTAAAGCCTATTAATAGTACTAATATTATGGACTTTGATAACCAAGAGGGAGGAGTAGGAAATACTACATCGGAAGCAAATAGATTAGATGACGAATGGGCTGATATTAACCATGCAAAGTCTATTAAATATATTCTACCTGAATATGAAGATTATAGTAAAGGTAGAACTAAAGAAGTAATATTATCATATGATGAAGTAGTGCAAATGGACCCTAGATGGGAAAACAGTGCTGAGATGAAGCATTCTGTATTTAGCGAAGACTTTGCTTATGTTGAAAGTAAATATCTAGGAATAGATAATATCCTTAAGATAAGCGATTTTACAATAGGTATAGGAGTGGTTCATAGATATATACTTAAATATAAAGATATGCTTAAAACTAAGCTAGTAAATTATCGTAGTAGTGGTGCTGCACATTCGTTTTATGCGATGTGGATATACTTTATGACTATGGTAAACTACAATACTACTCACAATATAAATGCTCCAATAGCAGATGCTGTAGGCTGGGTAGATAAAGTATTAGATTTTAATACAATATTGACACATCCTACAATAAGATTCTATTGGCTTAATGAATTTGCACAAACAGGAATAGATATCACACTAGAAGAATTTCCAGACCCTGTAAATAATAATGATGACTTTATTAAAATGCTACAAAAGATAGAAAGAAGTATAGGATTAGCAAAGTTCTTAGATGCTGTATTACTACAAGCAAGAAATCATAAAGAAGTAGATATGATTTTAGAAGTATATAATTATGTAAGAATAGCTAAGAAACAACCAGATAAGTTTGATTCTACTGGTAGCGATAATAAGTCATGGTATGATTATTTGACAGAAACAGACCCAGCTCTTGCATATCATTTTGATAAAATAATGATACATGATAGTGTAGAAGAGCTTAACATGGAATTTGATAACTTGACTACTGCTATTGAGAATGTAATCAAAGCTGAAGAGAATGCTGTCAATGGTTCGTTCCCAGATATCACAGAAGTTATATTCAGTGCTTCTATGTTATACGGAGGAATAGGGCAATATCTACAATATATATTAAGATTATTTAAAGCTTGGAGAGTAGAGTTCTTAGGAGATGGAGGAGTTATAATACTTATGGGAGATGGAGATGATTATCTTCTTATGATAGACCAGATAAAACCTATATCTGATATAAGTTTCAGAACTCCTAGATGGAATTATACTCAATATCATTGGGTAGAACCTGATGTAAAAGTTAATAATACTTTATGTGATAATTTAACTGTAGATGATGAGCTGTATTTAATTACTAGATATGGAGATATTAAAATAAGTTAAAGGAGATATTATGTTTAATAAATTAAAAGAATATTTAAAAAAGATATTTTTTAACATAGAAGATGATTTCAAATTATGGGACGGACGTTTATATAAATTGGAACAAATGCCAAATGGAGAGTTTAAAGAAGTAGAACTTGGAAAGAATAAAGTTTTACTTAGTGGACTTCAAGCAACTTGTAAACATCTATTTAATAAAGAATTTAAAATAGAAATGAATCCATTTGAACGTAATTTATATAATGAAGCTGAAGTAGTAAATGACTTATCAGAAGTTACTACTACTCCTGGAAGTATTCCTTTTATTAAAGGATATAACGTTCTATATGATGGAAGTGTTGGAACAGATGTAGTTCCGTATGATAAACATAAGAAAGGATATACATTTGACCAAATGGTTCCTTTCAGATGTATCAATATAGAACTTGCTAAAAATATGATGGGTGCTCTTATGAGTAAATATGCTCATTATAGAATTAAAACATATCATCTATCTAATGGTCAAGATGTTCAATATGTAGAATTCTTTACTAAAAAGATAGATATAAACTATACTGTAACTACAGCAGATGGATTAGAAGTTTCTGTAAATGAGCCAGATGAAAACTTAGTAACAGATAAAGATATCAGATGTCTTGCATCTTTTACTATCAATATAGAAGAAGAAGAACTTTCTGAATGGTTTAATCTTAATAATAAAGGTAAATCAGAAGCTTCTGGATATAATGCTGTAGCTACTATGTGGGGTACAGATGCAACTATGAGTAAGTTTGGTACTACTTTTAATACTATAAGTAATTGCTATGTATTCAGTAGAGTAAACCACGCATTCGTACCACACGGTGTAGATGGAACTATTACTTGTATATACAAAATGAGATTAATATAGGGAGGAATTAGATGGCAACACCAAGTACAGATTGGTCAACTATAATAGCTGACATAATAAAAGATAACGGCAAAGCTTGGGAAGCTGAATTCCTAAAGATAAATAAAACTGCCGACGAAAGAATGAGAGCTTTAGATGCATTAAAAGAGGAGGCGGATATAGAGTGGAAAAGACTTTTATCCACTCCTATACAAAATGCTTATAAAATAGATGTAGACTCTAAAGCATTATACAATGATTATAAACACTGGCAAAGTTCATTAGACCCATTACCAGAACACGGAATACTTACAGATGGAGATAGATATTATATAGATGAACATGGTAAAATACATTGGAATACACGTTATTTAAATACAGACGAATATAGACATAATAGAAATCAATATGTTTCCGATGAGTATTTACCAGGTAAGGATTTCTTTACTACCAGATGGAGTAGCACTCCTACAGAAGTATTAATAAAACAGCTTAAGTCTGGATTACTTGCGGGATTATTTAAAAAAGGTAAAGAAAACAGTGTAAATCAAACTGTATCTGAATGGAGCGGATGGCTTAATGGACTAGCTAAAGCTGAAAGACAGGCTTGGAAAGCTGGACTTAAAACAAACGCTGAAGATAGTAAGCGTAGAGCTCTTGCAGCAATAACTAGTATAATAAATCCAGCTTCAGCACAGAATGCATATAAAGATGCAGTACAAGGAATAAGACAAGATATAGCTGATGGACTTGGAAGAATGAGAGAACAGTTTATGACTGATATATATGGATTTGGAAACGATATGATAGATAGATTTCAAGAATTAGGTTCTAAATTCATAAACGGATATAGAGCAAAAGCATATGACTACAGCGTACAATTAGGAAGAGCAGCCGTCGGATATATGGCACAACGTTTTGGAGGCGTTGCTTCTAAGTTTGCAGGAGTAGTTCCAGATGCTGTTGCTAGAGTATTGGGTCCTAGTGGAAAGATACTTGGAGATACTCTTAATAAAGTTGCTGGTAGATTAGGTCTTAATAAATGGCTTGGAGATGTTAAAGGGGGAAGTGAAGTTCCTGATATAGCACTTGGAGGAGTTTATAACTTAGCTACAAAGCATGCTTCTATGGTAACTAATATAGTAAATAATGAAGACGTTGTAGGAAAGAGACTTACTCCAGAGATACAACAAGAATGGGAAACACAACAGCTATTAGAAACTGGAGAAAAGTTTAGATATAGATTGGCTGTAATGCTAGAAGACTATGGTTATGTAAATACTATATTGCGTAGTATAAACTATACTAGAAGTTATCACTTTATTAATAGACCTGTATTAGAAAGTGAAACTAATGCGTACTATAGAAGTTATGTATTCTTTACTAGACCTAATCTTAATCTAATAATAGATGATGTATTGAATCCTGCATTAGACCAATATCCAGAGCTTAAAGCTATCGTCCTTACAGACCCAGGATTATATTCTGAATTATGTAGAGATGGAGCTTATAAAAGCAATCTATTTAAATTATTAAATAATTATGTAAAAGACGTAACACCTCCTAGACTTCCAGAATCTTCTAGAGAGGGAGTTATGAATATGCATGGTAAATCTATGCCTACTCCTGGTGTTCCAGAAATATATGGTGAAAATGAAATTACTGTAACATTTATGGATAATAACAGAGGAGATATATATAAACTTATGTACATGCTTTCTATGTATAAGGAATTCACTGCTAAGCAAGGATTCCCAATGAGAGATGAATATATAAAGTTTAAAGGACTGGATTACCTTATGAGTATTTATACAGTAGTAGTAGACCTTAACTGGAATGTAATTAACTTTGCAGTAGGTTATAGCTTAATTCCTCCAGAACCTCCTACTCACTTGAGTGGATTTAAACTAGAGGGACAAACTAAAAACGAACTTATGGAAGACTTTAGTATGACTTTTAAATGTACTACATTTATTCCATTTGCTCCAGACCAATACGATACTTTTAATTTACTATCTGGATTTAACTTCAGCAATATGGTAGATATGAAAGGAGCGGACGGTATTTCATTATTAGCTACTGGTAAAGATAATAAGACTATATTCTCTGAAGGTCCATCTCAAAGAAAACCATTACTTAGAGCTTCATTTAAACCTAGACAAGGAGACGACCCAGGTGATGAACCAGTATTACCATTTAAAGGACTATTTGAAATGATGGCTATATCTCCAGGTTTTTATAGAATGAGTCAAAAGGTAGATAAAGATAACTTAATAGATACAAGATTGAATATAAAGCTAGGCTTTAGTTCTTAGGAGGAATATATGAGTGAAGAATTAAATCAAATAGGCTCAGCAGATAATAATGACCTATTGTATAAGCGTATAGCTTTAGCTGGTAGAGCGTATGCCAATGTAAATACATTTCATACTTTTGATAATGTATTCGGACACGTTGTATTCCATTTAGAACAATGGGTAAAACGTCATACAGATATAGTCTCTTTAGAAACGGAGATTATAAATAAGCTACCAGAAGCTCAACGTACTAAAGATAGCTATAAGAAACTTCTTTCAAGGTCTATATTTCCACGTATAGTAGCTGGATACAATATAGACCCATCTCATGAAAAGTTTGTAGATTATGCCACTATGGATAGATTAGACCGTATTGGAGGGAATCCTACTATAGCTTTAATTGAAGTAAGAAGACAAGGAATAAAAAGAAAACCTGCTGACGCTTGGTATTATATGAAAGATGTGGATTTACTTATATTTGGAAGTCCTAAATTTCAAACTGCTACAATATTCTTCTCTGTACTTGTAAATGAAGAGGCTAAAGCATATGAGGTATCAGAAATGATGAAGTATGCTTTCCCTTTGGAAGTACCTAAGCCTATTTATTATCAAAAGCAAGAAAGAGCAGATATGCTTGAACCTATTTATATTCCTTATACGATAGAAACTATGTTGCCAGACAGTCTTATATTAGATTTAAAAACATTATTTAATATAACTGATAATGGTACTGATGGTGATTTACAGCTATTAGAAATACTTAGAGCTCATAGTAAAGAGCAAGTAGATTATATCGTAGACGGAGGAAATAGAGTAAGAGCATTTGTAGTTAAATATCAAGCACCTATAACGATAGTTGCTAAAAGTATAGAAGAAATAAATATAGAAGAAAATAATGTAAAGACTTGTGGAACTAAGCTTGAGCTTCTTGTAAATTATCCTAAGTTTATGATGTATGGGTTAAGTGCTACATTAGAAAGACTTAACTTAGATAATCCTGCTATTCGTATTAAAGATGACGTAATAGAAGGATTTAAGACATATCAAGAAATTTATCAAGCATATTTCACAGAGTTTACTGACAACAAACTGTCATTATATAATATGGTAGAAGTTGAATATGCTGAGGAAGATGTTCGCGTCGACCCAGATGGGAAAAAGTATACTGTATTAGATATAATAGATACTGTTTCTGAAGATATAAAGATGTCTAGATATTTAGAATTTCTTTATGATTGCTATGATGAAGAAGCTAGAAAAGATTTAATCTATATAGAATGTAAGCGTAGAAATCTAGAGTTTATGGAATATAATCATGAAAGAATGGACCCTGATTTTAAGTTTACAGATGAGACTATTGTAGACTTAAGAGGAGACGTTGATAAAGTAGTGTTTATAGCTTTATACTTAAATAAAGAACATTATGTTAGATGGCAAGAAGAAACAGGATATATTAATAGAAGTAATTATAGTAATGTATAGGAGGTAACACAATGGCATCATCACCATTATTTATAAAATTCAAAGATACGTATAGTTTACTTTCATATGCTACAGAAGTAATTGGAATACATGAAGGATTTAGGTCTAAGCGTTACAAAGATACTAAAGGTATATGGACTATAGGATACGGATTCAACTTAGAGAGTGGTACATTTTCTAGAGAGAATGTAGTTAAATGGTCTAAGTTTGGTATATCTATAGAAGAAGCTAATGCTGTTCTTAGAGAGCATATTAAAGTGGTATTAGAGAAATTATTAAGAATGCCTTGGTATGCACAATTATCTAAAGCCAGACAGTTAGCTATATTAGATATGAGTTTTAATATGGGTATTGGATGGATAAACAGATGGAGCAATACTATCGGGTTTATTAAAGCTGGAAATTATAATTCTGCTGGTAAAGCAATAAGAGCATCTGCATACGCTAAACAAGTAGGAGCTAGAGCTTTAAGAAACGCTATTGCTTTAGAGCAAGATAGATATCCAATAGCTACTGCTACAGCAAGAGAATTAGTTTTAATATCAAATGATCCACATTATAATAAATAAGGAGATATAAATGGACGAAAAGATTAGAGATAGAAGACGTTATCGTTCTGGATTTACTCTAGAAGATAAAAAAGAATTGATGAGTATTGCACTTGCAGACTTAAATAGAAATGGTATTAAACCAGAAGACTTATCTCTATTATCTCCAGTATCTATTACTATACAAGCAATGTCAAACTTTCTAGATAGTATTTCTGTACTTACTGGAAATATAGCAAGAGAAAATAGTTTGATACATGCTCAACGTTATAGTAGTTTAATGAACCAATTAGCTCAGCATGCGAATGAAGTAGCTATTGCAAAACCCTCTAGAATAGATATGTTCGTAAGAGTACCACTTAACGACGTTATGATATATGGTATTAAGACTCAGGCTAATACTTGGGAAATGAGATACACTGACACAAATACAGCCAGAATAGATGGACTTAAGTTTATGCCAGTGGAAAAGGAACATATAATAAAAGTAACTAAGAATATGGATGGTAGTTTAACACCAAGAGTATACTTAGACAGAGGTACTAAAAAAGAAGATGTCTTAGTCCAAATGGTAGAATACCAAGGAGTAAAAATACTTGGATTTAAGGCATCTTTTAAACAAGTAGAAATAGAAGAAAAAGAATATATCTTTTCGGATGACCAATTACAAATGTTTTTAGTAGAAACAAAACAACCAATATCAGATATATTCTTATATTATAGAGCTAATACTGGAGAAGAATGGAGACCTATAGGAAAGAGACTTTACTTTACTAGAGGAGCAGATGACTATCTAGAATATAGAATAGAAGCACAAAATAAAATACGTATCGACTTTAAGTATGTCCAAGGAGGTTTTAAACCAGCAGTCGGAGGAATGCTTAAGGTAGAAATACACCAAACAGCAGGTAGAGATGTTCGTACAATAGAACAAGCTATACCTGAAACTATAGAGATGAATACTACTCACATTGATTATGAACCAGTGGGAGTAGACTATTATATCAGTGATGGAGCTAAATTAGCAGTTACTGATAGAGAATACTTGCGTAATTTCATTATAAAACTTAAAGGAGCTAGACGTAGAATAGATACAGATAGTGATATGAAAACATTCTTACTTAACTATCCTGGTGAAAGTAAGTTTGAGCCTAAGTTAGTTTTAAATGATGTTAAACATAGAATATTTAATATATATGCTACACTGTCTTTTAGAAGTGATACAGGAAGTTTAAAACGTACGTTTACTGTACCTACTAATACTTGTAATCTTACTATTAAAAGACAGGATTTAGATACTAGAACTATTGATGGGATGACTTATTACTGTATGAGTGATAAGCATGCTGTTAAGAGTACACAAACTAGAGCTATGGATTTTAGTACTATAGTTCCTGGTATGAATACAATGACAGATGATATTCCTGGTGCTGTCGGAGGTATCAATTTAATGGACCCAAATAATATAGCTATGAACTATTATTATGTAACTCCATTTATATTTAGCTATGACCCTAAAAATAATTTCTTAAGGTCGTATGCTATGGGACAATACGATACTCCATACTTAAGTTTCTCTACATTTGAAACATATACTAATAGTAGTGCTGTAAGATTTATTAATACATCTCTTAGAGTAAACGACTATTTAGACTTTACAGATACAACTAGAACAGCTTCTAAAAATGTATACGAAATAAGAGCTCAAATGAGATGTGAATCTGGGGATGATTATGCTCCAATATTAGGACAAACATTCCAAGCGACTCTTAAAGTAAAGTCTTATGATAAGAAAAAAGATATTATAATATATGCAACATCTGTAGAAAAGCAAGAAGATGATAAATGGGATATCGTATTCCAAATAGATACAGATAGAAGAATATGGGGAGACGTTACTGAAATCACTTTTAGAGATGATTTAGACGACCCTCAACACAAAGCAACAGAATTAATAAAATGTAAATCAGAAGTAGAATTAGAACTTTCTAGAATAATTCCTAAAGTAGAAGCTATACCAGAAGAAAGAGACCCATATGGAGCTGTTATAACTCCTGCTGTACCTGAAATTCCTAGAAAGTTTCAAAAGATAAATGTATATAGAAGTACTGTAGAGTTCTTCAGAGATATTACAGATAGCTTATATCTACAAACATCTATATCAGTAGATGGATTATTTAAGTTTGTAGCTATACCTTTAGTTGAAATGGAGTTCTGGAGAAGTCCTAAAAATAGAATGAATATAGTAAAGGAAATAGATAATATAGCTAAGTTTATTAAGTCTAATGTGTATGATGAGCTTGATGAATATGGACTTACTTCTTCTACATTACACGACCAATTAGAAACATTATTTAGAGTAAGTATAAAGTTTACTAAGACACACGGATTAAGTAAATTCTTAGATGTAGGAAATACTGTAAGAAGACCTATTATAAACTTACAAGTTAGTCCTACTGCATATATACGTAAACTTGATAGTGATTTCGACGAAAGTGGAATAGCTTCTCAATTAAATCAACACTTAATAACTCATGATTACTTAATGACAGACTTCAACTTAAATGCTATCGTATTTAATACTATGGATAAAGCTGGAGATAGTGTTGACTTCTTGCAATTTAAGAACTTGGATAATTATCCACCTGACCACTTGACTATAATGAGAAACAACAACAAAGTAAATAACTGGGACCCACCTGAAGTTTTGAGTATTAAACCAGTATATGTTCCAGTTGCTGATAACTATAAATTTAATATGACGTTTATTGACGCTTAGAGGAGGTAAAATAAGAAATGAAAGCCGCACTATTAATTAGAGGAGTAAACTCTACATATGTGTTTAAAACTGCTTTAGAGAACTTAGAAAGATGGTTTACGGATGAAAGATATGTGGATTATGGATTAGATAGACCGATATGGATAGAGAGGTCTAATGATGAAAATTCTGCATTGATAGTTTATAATGGAAATATAAATGAACATAAGAAACTTCCTGAAAAAGAAGGTTCTTTCTTCACATCTGCTTATAATGATAAAAAGATAGGAGTTATATTTCAATCTTGTTTAGATAATAATAACAGTCCTATGCTTAAACCTGGAGATGGAGTTTATTTTGTAACAGATAAATCAGACGCTGCTACATTAAAGAACTTTGCTGATAAACTTAAAGGATTTTCAGTAGAATCTTTAGTAAACCCAGGAGCTATTGCTTCTATGGAAGGACATAATGAAAATGGAGAACTTAATAAGAGTGTAGTATTTGCTCTTATAGAAAAGATAGCTAGAGACAGTGAAATCATAGCATTAGAAAATGCAAGAAAACAAGAAGAAGAAATGAAAGAAGTCGTAGAGTATACTGGACTAGAAAACTTTGAACAAACTGATACTTCTGAAATAGATAGTCAAGTAGAGTTTTTAACTAGTATTCAAAATAATGGAGATATAGACCCTGCTTCTTTTGTAGAACCTGTATCAGAAGTTAATCCAGAAGATTTAGACCCAGAAGATAATGCAGATACAGTTCCTAAATTAAATCCTGATGGAAGTTATACTAGTGAAGAAACTATCATTAATAATAAAATGGTAGATAATACTGTTGATGATATTCTTAATGGGAACGTTGAGGCTGTAGAAGACGATATAAAGCTTTCTGAGCCTGTATCTGAAGAAGTAAAGCCTGTAGTTGAACAAGTAGTAGAACCTAAAGCTACAACGCCAAATAACAGCATCGTAGAGGCTATAACAGGGCTTATAAATAAGTTAGGAATTACTGAAGCTGAATTTATCAGTAGATTAGAAAAAGTTCTTCTTATAGGAAAAATGGCAGGAGGAGTATCATCTGCTAATGTAGAAGAACCTGATAATAAATTACAGGAAACTGTAGAACAAGCTGAAGTACAGACTGTTATAGAAGATAAAGTTCCAGCTGAAGAACCAGCTGTTCCTACAGAATTAGAAAATGCAAATAGTGAAGAAATATTTGGAGAAGACTTTGGAGGAGATGAAAATGAAAGCAATACCGAACCTAGAGAAGAACATTCGGATAATACAGGAGAGGGCAGCTCTAATGTGGAAGATAATGAACCAGTTCAAGAAGAACCAAAAGAAATAAATGAAGATGCACCTGCTGAAGAATTGATTAAAGAACTTGCTAATGAAAGTAAGAATGATGATGAATTCTTTGAAATGCTAGTTGCTAGAAGAGTTAAATTTGGTATGCCTACATTACTTAAAGCTGCTTCAATCGACATGAGAAATTACATTTTAACTGGAGTAGAAAATCACGTAGAACCAGCTATAAAGTCAAAGAGAATTAATTTGATATAAACTATATATATTTAAGCATATATAGCAATATATAAATAAAATATTTTAGGAGGATTTAATTATGGTAACACAATGGATTGCAAGTTGGAAAGAAAGAGGAATGAACGGAGCACCTGACAAAAGATTAGTTTTAGTTATGGAAGATTATGACTATGCTTTTAAAATGGAAGAACTTGTAGATAATAAGTATGTAGAAAGAGGTAAGATAGTAATACCACACCAATCTACAGATATGAATAGATTATTACAAGGTTTCTTCCATAAGTTACAAACTTTAAAATCTAAAACATTTACAGCAGGAGACAAAGCTCCAGCTCCAATATTATTTGACGTGACATTACCTATATTTAAAAATGGTAGCGTGGACGTATTAAGATTCACTTCTGTGAATTTGGTTGAGGGAGATAAGTTTAAGAGAGAAAGTATTTTATATATTTATAAATTTCCATCATATGAAGTATATAAAGATATAAATGCAAAGATACCTGAAAGAGGACAACTTAAAGTTATCCCATCTGAATACTTAGTGTCATCTATAAAATTTAGTAATATGCCTATCACTAATGGAAGTTTCGTTTATAACGATTGTGCTATTATTGATAGTATAGCTCACGCTTTAGATGCTTCTGAAGCAGCTAGAATATGGCATGCTACTACTAAACAACTTGACGCTATGGCTGCACAACAAAACAATGGACAAAGTAACAATAGTAATACTACTACTACTGAAACTTATACAAGAAATGATTCTGCTCATGGATTATCAGAAGAATCTAGTTCTTCATATACAGAATCATATGAACGTCCATACTAAAAATAATGGGAGTGTAACAGCTCCCATCTTATTTTTTTTAAGGAGGAATTATGTGGTTTGATTTAGATTACAAATCAGCAAAGATTGATAAGAAATGGAATATAGGAAACTTTATTACATCTTCTTATAAGACTGCAAGAGGTATTACCGTAAACGGTGCAGATGCTTCTGAAGTAGATTTAAATAAGAATTTGAATGCTATAGTAAAAGACTATGGTAGAAATGAAAAAGAGTATGACACTCTTTATAGAGAACTTATGCTTAAAAGAAATGAAACAAAAAAAGAAATAAGCGAAATGAAAGCTAGCAATGCTAAGTTTGCAGATATAATCTCTGCTCAAAATAACGACATTACTATTATGGGAACACAACTTAGAGTACTAGAAGATAAGCAAAAGCTTACTAGTGAAAAATATAAAACTATGCAAGCTGAAAGAAAGTTATGGAAAGAACTTACTGCTAAACAAGTAGTAGAAGAAAAACCAGCTGTAAATAACTTTATATCTAATAGTCCTTTATCAGTAGGACAAATGGCAACATCTACAGCTGTTCCTACTACTATTCCTATCGCTGCGGTAGCACCTACTGCTATTCCTACTGTGGAACATAAAAGACCAGAAAACTTCTTAGACCCTATATATGAAACAGCTAATGCTGAGCTTAAGGATAAAGAAGAAAAGGAGGGTGCCAAAAGTCCCAGTGCACCAATAGCTCCAGTTCCAGGGTCTGATATAGTAGTATCTAGAGATGTATATGGTAATGCTGTAAGAACAGTAGCAGACCAGCTTGATGAAAAGATGGATATAGTAAAAGTAAGATTAGCTAAAAAAGATAATCTTATAAACGCTAGCAATGCTCTTGGACATAATTATAATACTTCTATAGATAATATAATTATGAATAAGACGCCTCATAAAGTAAAGCTATTTGTAAATCCAGATACAGGAAGATTTTGGGAAAAAGCCTTTACTAGAGATGAGAATGGAGAATACACAATAGAAGCTAAAGAGTTTCATCCAAGAAGTGTTACTCATTTAGGAGACTTACAATTTGATATTATGGCTAAACAAGTAACTACTTATTATGATGACGTTCCTATAGAATTTGAATTAGATAGAAACGAAAATCATATGGGAGAGTTCTATATGCAAGAATGGAATGACCCTAAGACAGAAAAGTTCTTAATACCAGCTGAAATAACAAATCAAATGGAAAGTGTATTGGGGTGATAATTATGAAGAAAGAAGTAGATGTAGAGCTTGCTAGAGCTATATGCAAGAAAGTAACTGAATTGTGTGAGACTTATGGCGTAGATTTCTTCTTTGTAACACCTGGAGCTAGTGCCACTAGAAATAAAGGTAGTGATGCTGTGCGTAATGCCAGAGAGGCTCATATACAATGGGAATTAAAAAATAACAGTGACCCATATGAAGATTGGCGTAAATAAATGTAAACCCCTCCTTTGAGAGGGGAATGCATTTTATTACGTCATTGATAACTATATATCTTACGATATTACAAAGCAAAGGTGGTGATTATCAATGACAGATTCTAATATCAAAGAATTCAAAGATAGATTTGTAGCTGCGTTTAATCGTGCGATATACGATAAGTCGTTAGCTCAAATTATCAACAGATTTCATGATAGAGTTTTTAAATCAAATGGTATTGATTTTAACGAACTAGCAAAGTTTAAGAAACAGTACCCAAATGAATTTAAACTTATAGAACGTAAGTGTAATACTTTCTTCTATTAAGAACTCTTTGATATTAATGTAAAGACTGATACTCTCTACATTAATATTGTATGAAATATGTTGACGGGTAACAAAAAAATAAAGAGCTCAACAATGAGCTCTTTATTTTTTATTCTTCTTCATCTGGATGTTGTTTTCTCCAGATGCGATCTTCTTCTTTATAATAATCCTCACAAAATTCTTGAGGATTGCAATATCCATAACCTCCTTTCAACCATTTTTTCAAAACTTTACTTTGGCTTATATCAAACCAATACATATCATAGGCATCATATATTTGCCCATTAGCTAGTTTGTATAAACCGTTTCCACCGGAGATATCTATACCTCCTTCAACTAACACAAGCGATGGAGTGTTCCATCTGTATGACACGAATATTCTATCATCTTGGTTAGTTTTAGTGTCATTCCATATCGCATGTGCGACCTTATAAACTTTTCTTAAATTTTCCCAACGGTGTATTTCTAGAGAGTCGTTATTTCCTAATGTGGCAACACGACCGTACTCACCATACCAATGAGTACCATTTACAATAGTCAACATATCGCAGTTGAAAAACTTCATGATGTCTTTTAAAAATTTTTCCATTTTTTGCACTCTGCTTAATTTATTATTTTTTCTCATATTTATTCCTCCTTTTTGCCCATCGTTCCCAAGGATATATATGAAAAGACTTGGGTGGGCTTATATTTTTTATTTGTA